TCTTGCTGTGAGTTATAGAACAAAGGATGGAATGCGGATCAATGTACCTAGATCAAGTGCTTTGATCCGGTATCTATTCAATAAAACAGATGGTGATCCGTACATTAACACTATCGACTTTATCCGTAAGCTTCAGGGTATTTTAAAGTACTCATCGAAGTATTACAAATTCATTGGCTCAACTTCCATGGTAGGAAATGGTCAACAATTCTTCAATTTGGCTAACAAAGAAGATCTCAGATCAGCCAACATAAGGTACAACTATGACCAAATAAAAAATCCGTTCTGCAATTATATGCGGAAAAATTTGGTGAATATATGGCTTGAGAGTATGTCGGGTGCAATAGACAATCTTCATTTTAGGAATTTCATGACATGGTATATCCTGGAAGGAAATGTTCCTGAAGATCTGGAGGTTGTCAAAACATGCCTCGGTATGTATTACATAAAATCACAACGAGGAGTTGACCCATTCCAAGGCATACAAAACAAGTATGATTTTGTATCTGCAATTGTAGGATACAAAGTAAGAAAAGGCATCTCTCCAGAAGTGAGAACTGAGGAAGATGCCAAAGCAGTCATTGAACGTTTAAATTGTAGATAATGGGATTTTTTATAGCTTATGATAAAATTTACCTCGCAGAGAGTAACGGTAGAATTACTTCTCTCTTGGATATCGACGAGATAGATTTTCCGTGTACGTTCATAAATAACGAAGTGAATTCATACGATGAACTCAAACAGGTATTGATAAATGAGAACATAAGCCGGCTCTTTGAGTATCAGCGAACGATGGGGCACAAGCCAGTTTTGGAAATTGCGACCACCAATAAGCGTAGTAGGTTCACAATTTCGTTTTATGATCAAGTGATCTATGAGGAATTTGAAGATGGAACTGTTGCGGTTGCAAACAATCTAAGCAAGGCCGTTAGGGAAATTTTGAACTCTACCGATACTATTTTTACAAAGTATCAAACGCTCCTTGGAATGTTGCCTATCAAAACGATAGGGAAATATATGTTCAGACTTGGGCGAAATGAAAATCTTAATCGTTCTATGAATGGTATGATTTACAGATACGGTGAAGCATTCTATCTTGTAGGCAGCAGGCTGACAGATTTTTTTGATGAGGCCGTTATCGCTCAGCTGCTTCTCAAAAATCAGCTCAACTATACTGACGACGGTATCTTTAAGTCCAAAATAGCCAGCGTCTACACCACAATATCTTTTATGGATTTTATCCAGAAACTCAATTCGTCTATCTATCTTACCAATAGAGAAAAGATTGAGCTAAACGGAGATCAAATCATATATGGAGGCAATAAGCTTTCAATTAAGCAATCCCCGACAAACAACAAGTGGTTCATTGCTGGTCCTTTTGATCTTATCCTTAACATGTTCGGAGCAGAAACCCGAGCTGAACTTGATGAGTATATCTCAAAACAGATAGGAAAGAAAAGAAGGAATGGCGTATTCCCAAATTGTGATTCAAGGGATGAGATAATAAAACTTGTAGAATCATTACGAGATGAGTAAATACACATATTACGTTTACGAATATTGTTCAGGTAGACTTGTATGTCTTGATCTTATCAGAGAAGCTTTCATATCTGATTTCGTTAATGTACATAACATGCAAACTCTTCAGTATGAGTTCAAAGATAAAGTATTCGAAACGCTTAACGAGTTCTTATATTATCTAAACCAACTAAATGCTAGTGCCGCCGTTGCATACGTTGATGATTTCGGAATTGATCCTCCGTACATAACAAGACAATGGCTTCATGATTCAGAGGTTCATACTGATATTGAGTTCAAAGATTTATGTCTAGAATTCACACCATTAAAAGTTCTGAATTTGCATCTAAACAAACCGATTGACAAATTCTTCGAAGAGACAAAAGGTCAGCATTTTAACATAGAGTATATGATAAAGTTGCATAACTTCCTCATTAACTCGATGGTTATAAGGCCATTGTATGAAAGCCGTAACTACCAGTTTATGATTACATATGCTGATAGAAAAACTACGACTGCTGTAATTTGGCGCAACGTATGCGAAAATCGTTGCTATCTTTGCGCCTATGGCATGGCTAACGAGGAGATTTTCAACTCTTATGGTATTCCCAAAGGTGAGATCTTAAAGATCCTAGAAGATTCTGGGTTTGTATGGCACGGAAGATGGCCTGAAACGGATATGCAAACCGTCTATAAGATCATCAACTATATCAACCGAAACTACTATGCTTCTTGTCCATCTGTAGATGGTGATTTTGTAGTTTCTGATTCTGGCATTTCATATTGTGGAATTATCTTCAAGATAAAGCAACGTAGAAATGGTAAGTGGTATATTGATGGAGATATCATGAAAATCATTTCTATGTTTAAGATGCCAGACATAACTGAGTTTAGAAAATTCATCGACAAAACCATTGGAAGAAAATTCAGAAGAGGACTCTTTCCAGAATGCGACTCAAAAGAAGAAATTATAAAACTTTTAAATGAAATAAAAAAATGCCCAACTTAATGCCCGACTTAAAATACTGGTATTATTCCAAAAAGTCTAAGCATCTCATCAAACTTGGGTTCTCGTCTACCGATGACTGGGCTATTACTCTTGTAAATTTCCCGTTTACTTATTCAACACCTTGTGAGCATTATAAGTTCGAGACAGAACGAAACCTCGTCTTATTCTGCAACGAACATAACCACGAAGTGGAGAAAAAGTACAATGAAATCTACAAGATCAAACCACCATATGTTCTTCGGACATTCCTGGATTATACGGGAGAGAATGTGGCATGCTTGTTCATTTATAAAGGGCGCACGTTAGCGTTCAAGGATATGCAGCCTATACCAGATTTGAATATGGAGGTTTGGAATCCAAAAGATAATGCGCCTATCTATGACTTCTTTAAAGAATGCGACGGCGAATTGTTTAATGTCGCTTTTCTTTTGAAGCTTCACAAGTTCGCTTTGGGAAATATGATCTTTACACCCGAGATAACACTCGATGGCAAAGTAGATTTCGATGTCAAGGTTAAAAATCAAGTGTATCACGCAAGAGTTCACGGTGGCTTTTATCCAGGAAAGTCATATTTTCTTCATTTTTGTAGGATAAGTAATGATGTAGTCTTTAAGTATTATAAAATACCAGACAAGATTATTTCAGACTTATTTTCTGTTAGAGAAGGATTATGGCCATACTCCGACGAGAAGACGCTTTACGCTATTATTGATTTTATAAATGAATCAAGATACGCGAACTTTTTATCTCAGAAAATAAGCATCAAGGATAACATCATCACTTGCCAGTTTGGGATGTTTACCATAGAACAGAACAAAAAAGGAAAGTGGTATCTCAAAGGAGACATCGATGATATACTCCACATGTTCAATCTTGGCACTGCTGCTGAGTTAAAAGTATATGTGAACAATATTCTTGGTGTAAAAAGAAGAGCTGGCGTCTTCCCTGAGTGTGAGACGAAGGAGGAAGTTATAAAGCTTTTAGACAAGATAACAGAATGAATACATTAAAATATTGGCATTACTCCAAGGAGCAAAAGACATTTGTTTTTCTTGGATTCTCGTCTATTGATGATTTCCATATCTCACGTGTACAATTTCCAATTACTATTTCTGATTCTTCTGGGTCTCACAGGTTCACTAGCGAGAATGCACTTGTTTCTTATTGTGTTGAGCACAACCGACAAGTAGAGAAAGAGTACGAGGAAACATTCAAAATAGAACCTCCATATCTCTTACAGCCATATATTGATCACGATGGTAGTATAACGTATTATGTTTATTACAGAGATCGTGGGCTTTTATTTGAAGATATGCATGTCATGCCTAAGCTTGACAAATACATTTGGGATATTGTGGAAGATGCTCCTATTTACGAGTTCTTTAGAATACACCGCGGTCAACTGTTTGATTCTGCGATGATGATACAGTTTCACAAGTTCGCACTGGAGAATGAAGTGTTCTCTCCATATCGTTCGGACTTTGGGCGTATTAGGTTTGCAGTGAAGCTAGGGGATCGCATAAGTATTGCAGAAGTTTGTGGACGTCTTAGCAGAGAAGACCCTTGCTTCTTGAACTTTGACAGCAAAGCAGAATCAAACAAAGAAGTTTTCGAGTATTACAACATATCACGAAAATATCTTTCCGATCTCTTCCACATCGATACAACAGGAGATTGGCCGTACTCTGCAAAACAAACAGTGTATGACATCATCAATTACATAAACAGTACAAAATACGCGAACTGTTCGATATCTCAGGGAATAATTATTCAAGGCAATGTTGTCAAGTATCAATCTGCAACATTTACCATAGAGCAAACTAAAAACTCAAAATGGTATTTGTGCGGTGATATTAATAGCATCCTTGAAATGTTCGGGCTCGATAGCAAAGATAAGCTAAGAACATACGTAAATAGTATTCTCGGAGAGAAGAAAAGATCCGGAATCTTTCCTGAGTGTGAAACAAGAGAGGAAATCGAGAAACTCATAACATCAATAACAACATGAACAATTTTGCATATTATGTATATAACGACATCAATAATTGTGTTTATAGTCTTGATCTTTTAAGTGAGACAGTAACCAAGTCGCTTGATTTTTGGATTAATGTTCATACTGGATATCATTTTTTCCATGAAATATTTAATTCAAAACCCGAGCTTTTGAGATGTCTGAATGATATGAACCAGGCAACGGCTAATTCATACACTAGGACATTTTTGATAGATCCGCCGTATTACGTAAAGCAGTCATGGCAGCCAGTAACGAACATATTGTTAACTCGCATAACAACCTATAATATGGTCTGTACATTCATTGAAGCAGGAGAAGGTCCTACTGGTTGTGAAAATGGCACGGAGTTCGAGAAGTTCCTTTTTATGAATAGAGAAAAGTGTTTCGATATTTATTATCTTACACGCATTCATAAGTTTCTTATCAAATCTAAAATTGTTAAACCAGTTGTGAATAATGGGAGACCATTGCCTAGGTTAATTGACGATATACTGTTCAATGTTGCCCTTGGTACTGGTGATACAACAACAGCAAAGATTGATAAATTTAGTGGTTTTTTCCTCAACCTCAAAGGTTGCACTAATGACCAGATCTTCAAGACTTATGGAATAGAAAAAGCAAGTCTTCAAAGATTCCTGACTAAGCCAATGGTTACTACTCAGTATTGGCCAGAGGACACGCTGGATTCATTGGCTAAGATTATCAACTACATCAACAACAACTTCTACGCTTTTCGCGGTCTGAAAACAACATTGTCAATTTCTGGTAATGAAATTATGTTTTTCGGAACTCCTCTTTTCGTTTCACAATTGAAGAATGGGAAGTGGTACATTAAAGGTGATATGGAAAAGATATGTCAACTGTTTGGTGTATCCACTTGTGTAGAGCTTAGGCGTTTTATTGATAAAACACTTGGGGAGAAAATACGCCATGGTGTATTCCCCGAGTGTGATTCGAGAGATGAGATTTTTAAATTACTAGATAAAGTGAAAAATGTCTGATTTAAAATATCTATATTATTCAATTAAAGAGAGGAAGCTTCTAGTTCTTTATCTTGAAGATGGAGAGTTTGACCTTTACTATGTAAGATTCCCGTTTGGATTTGAATCGAAAACTTTTTCTGATCCAACTGGACTTGTTCTTTTTTGCGAAAGTTATAACAAAACAACAGCGAAGAAGTACAGGGAGCTTTATGGAATCAAACCACCATATGTTCTTCATACTTATATTGGTGTCGGAGGAGAAGTTGCGTGTTTGTTTACTTTTCATGGGCACAAATTGTCTGTTGCCGATGGATTGAACTTTCCAAAATTAAACACTGCAGTTTGGAATCAGAAAATTGATGCGCCACTTGATAACTTCTGCAAGCAACACCGAGACAAAATGTTCAACTTGTCGGCAGTGATTGCATTTCACAAGTTCTTCATTGATAGCATGGTTATCACACCAATAAGTCCCGGCTTTTTTAATGCAAAACTTGACGGGATTATTTATCATACTGAGATAAGAGCAGATTCAAATTTTTGGTATCTGAATTTTCCAAATCCTCTATCAAACGATCATATCTTTGAGTATTATAATATACCAAAAGATGAAGTTTTGAAAGTGATAAACCAGAAGTATTGGGCTGGGGCTTGGCCAGAGTCAAGTAAAGAAAACCTGTTCAAACTTATTGATTATATCAACAGAAGGTACTATGCAAATTTTGTATACGAGAGTTTTAAGATCACAGAAAATTCTATCGTGTCCAATTTTGGACGTTTGGATTTCAAACAAAACAAGAAGAGTGGTGGTTGGTTCCTATCTGGGAATATGAATGTCATTCTTGCTTTGTTCAAACTTGAATCTATAGGAGATTTGAAAGCTCGTGTGAATGAAATTCTCGGAAAACAAAAACGAAGTGGTATTTTCCCTGAATGTGATTCGAAAACAGAACTCATGACACTCATAAAAACAATTATAGATGAACACGGATAATATATTTTATCTTTTCTATGATCAAATAAATCAAGAATTGATAAAGCTGGACCTGTTGGGACTTTCTGACTCACAAAACAAGACCTGTTTCGTGACTTTCCCGTTTGTGCTCAATGGTAAATATGCGCACAATGGTCAGGACTTGGTTAACTTAGTTAACGAGTATAACGGAAGAGTCTACAACAGGTATCAGAATGAGTACAAGATCAAGCCGCCGTATTTTGTAAAATATACATATGATCAAATCGGAAGTGTTGGTGTTTCCATATTCTACAAGAAAGAACATCTCTTGTTTCATGATAATCAGATAAGCAATCCTGACGATTATCCTCTTATTGATTCTTTCGTTTCCAAGCATAAGTCTCTGCCATTCTGCGGTGTCTATATGAAAAAACTTCACGAGTTCATTATGGATAACCAAATCGTACGCCCAGATCCGAAACCAGGAGGCACTTATTTCAATGTTGTGATAAAAGGCAAGATTTACAAGGCTTATATTTGTAAAGAAAGTACCAATCATTGTTTCCTCTCTTTCCCATTAACAGGAAACAGATATGTCTTTGATTGTTACAATATAGGAGAGGAAGAAGTGCTGAATGTTCTTGGTATCAATGAGTGGCAATGTGATTGGCCTGAGACACCAGAAAAAAAAGTGTATGTTCTGCTTGATTATATCAACGAGAACCGTATGGCTGGACCTGTTATCGACAGGTTAAAAATAGACGGCAATAATATCATCACATCTTTCGGTGAGTTCGAGATAAAGCAAACGAAGACTGGAAAGTGGTATATTCGGGGAAATATTGAGCAGATATGCTTGTTGTTTAAAGTTTCTAATATTACTGGACTCAAACATCTTGTCAATAAGATAATTGGCAACAAGATACGACACGGTGTCTTTCCGGAATGTGATTCGAGAGAAGAAGTTACTAAACTTTTAAAATCAATTAAAGATGACAGATAAATTTTATTATCTTTTTTACGACCGTGTAAACGGAAAGATAATCAGATTAGATTTGTTTAACGCTAACCTGTCGATAGATGACGCTATTTTTGTGACGTTTCCATTGACAATTGATGGGAAGCTTACACATAACGACGAAGATATAGTGAGGGCGATCAATAGACATAACCAAAGAACATATAGACGATATATTGAGAAGTTTAAAATCAGACCTCCGTACTATATCGAAAATGTGCTCGGCGTTTGTTGTATGCTCAACGCTATTGTGACTTACAAAGGAAAGTCGCTCTTGCTTAAAGAGTATATGCTTGTCAACGAGTATAATGATGTCGCCTCATTCTTTGCTAAATATGACCATTCGAAGTTTAGCATCTATTATATGATAGAGCTTCACAGGTATATCTTGGACAATCAGATCATACGTCCTTCCCAATATCATAGCGGAAGGTTTAGAGTCATGATACTTGACAAAAGCTATATCGCGAATGTTGTAATTTCATTAGATCATTGCTTTCTTAACATAGCAGGCATATCAAACGGAGCAGTTTTCAATCATTATAAAATAGGGAAAGCAAAAGTCCTTGAAGTACTCGGGATAGACAAATGGTACGGAGACTGGCCAGAAACTACCGAAGACAAGGTATACGAGTTAATCAACTATATCAACGAGTGCAGAAACTTAAGTACTAATCCTGATAAAGTTGAGATAAGTGGAAATGAAATCATCACAGATTTCGCTAGGCTTGAAATAAAGCAAAGCAAAAACGGTAAATGGTATATCAGTGGCTCGCTCGAAAATATATTGAAATTGTTTCATATTGACGACCAAGTCGAGTTGAAGCAAATGGTCAATAACCTTTTCGGATCTAAGCGACGCGCTGGTGTATTTCCGGAACTCGATTCTCGTGATGATGTTATTAAACTAATCAAAGCAACGCAACATGAATAGGGAAACTGATTTCTTTTATCTGTTTTACAATAGAACCAACAAATACTTAGTACAGTTGGATCTGTTGAGTAATTACTCGGAGAACATATCTTGTCGAACAGCAGATGGCGATAAGTACAAGCTATATGGCAAGTATTTCAAAGCAGAGAGTGAGTTTATCCAAGCTGTTAGTGATTTCAATGTGTCGATGGCTCAAAAGTATTTTAGCAAGTTCAAGATTCTTGCACCGTATAGATTAGAGTGTCAGCTCCAATTCTATATAAACGGATGGGAAGACTACAACATATACATCTCAACCAATGACAGATGTTATTATTTCACTTATGGCAAGGAAACACCTGCAAACTCTATAGAATTTGCACATATTCGTAATATAGAGCCGGGGACTTTCAATCTTCGCTATATGTTGAACCTCCACACTGCTCTTTTAAACTCTGTGGTGTTCAGGGCTGGATATGACAGGGGCAAGTTCTGTTATACTGTAAACTGTGGAGAAAATTCTTTCTGTGCTCATATTGCGAAGTCGAGAGCAAGAACAGGCTGCTATTTTCTAGACTTTAGTCCTAACATTCCGAATGACTACGTCTTCGCGTATTACAACGTCAATAGGCAAAACATAAGGGATCTATTGACCGTGGACTCCTGGAATGGAAAGTGGCCTGAGGATGTCGAGTCGACGATCTACGCGATCATGCAGTATATGAACAGAACATATATTGCAAATGCCAATTTTAGTTTTGGGATAGATAACGATGCTGTCATGTTCAACGGTACCAGATACCCATTCAAACAAGCAAAGAAGGGAGGCTGGTTCTTGTCTGGCAATATTGAGAAGATACTTCAGATGTTCGGTCTTGATAGTGTTGACTCATTACGTAAGACAGCGAAGCTATATCTTGGAGCAAAGAACAGACCTGGAGTTTTCCCAGAATGCGACACAAAAGAAGAATTGATAAACTTAATTAAAATGTTCAAAGATGGAGAGCGAAAATTCAAAATGTCCGGTTCTTCTGTATTTCGATCCATGTGCCCGGATGATCTATAAGTTTCCGCTTATCTGGACAACTGACATAGAACATATAAAATTCGAGATACTTATCGAAGAGCTCGGATCAAGTACTGTATGGTTTCGTGGTATGAAATATGAGAACACGGATGAACTCCTGCGTTTTATATCAAAAGAGAACGAGAAGACGCGCAAAAAGTATAGAGAGGAATATGGCATATTCCCACCATATGTTATTACTCAATGTACTTTTAACACGACTTATTCAATTTGTATTAGAACGCACAATTGCGAAAACTATGCTGTGTTTTTATTTGTAGATGGGGACAAGCTTCCTGAGTGTATTGTAAAGGGAGAAGTTCCTGTTTTTCGCAATGCAGAAATTAAAGCTAGCGATAGGTTTAATATTAAAACACTCATCAAGTTGCATAACTCCATCGTCTCAAATTGCGTAGTACGTCCTGCGACTTATTCGGATTATTGCGATAGGTATGTTGCAAAAATAAACGGCACGCTTTATGATGCTAGGATTGTTAGAGTTGCTGATAATACTTTCTATTTACAGTTTTTCACGATTCCCAGCATAAAACTTTTTAAGTATTATAATATAAAGCTTGCAGAATACGAGCCTCTTATATCTCATGACTTCCGTTTGATAGATGGCTATATCCCTGCGGATAATAAAGAGCACATCCTAAAAATTCTTGACTTCATCAATAGTAAGCGCTGTGCTATGGAGTATGCATCGTTTACTATCAAAAGCGATACTATCCTAAGCAATGGATGTATGTTCAAGATAGTTCAAACGCCAACTGGCAAGTGGTACATAAAGGGCAAGAGTGACGACTTCCCTAAGGTGTTCAAGTGCTCAGGTATGGAGGAGATCAGAGAGTTTGCGATCAAGCTATTCGGACGAAGGATTACTGGAGTATTTCCTGAGTGCAACACTAGGGAAGAGTTATTAACTTTAATCGAGAAGATGAAGAAATGATAATCCAACTTTTAGAAGAACCGACTTATCTATACTTTGACCAGATGGTGATGAAAGTCTACCAGTTGCCAATAATGTATACGATAGAGTTGTCGGCTGTTGAAGTTTACAACGTACGACATCCTCAAGGCACCATGTCAATGCGCGAACGAGAAGTTGACCTATGGTTTCAAGATGCGCATTACAACACGATCGGTGATCTCTTGAAGTATATAAACAAGAGAAACGAGAGAATGTTCAAATATTACGTTGAGAAATTCGGAATTTCTCCTGCTTACTTTTTAGACCAAGCAGCTGATGCGGATAATGTAGTCATTACCACTATTGTAACACATCTTGATTCTTACAGTTTTGAATGTGATGGTCGGATAGATTATGAAATAATAGAAAAGACTATTCCCGTTTTCAGTTATGCAGACATCAAAGAAGACGACCGTTTTGGCGCAGAAGTTCTGGTGAAGATGCACAACTCCATCATCAAAAACCAGGTGATAAAGCCCTCTGTATACAAGAACGTCTACACCGTAAGAATGGGCGATTTGTTTGCGAAAGCAAAAATCGAGACGATAAATATCGGTAGGATTCCTGGCTATCATTTGCATTTTCTATCTCATCCTGATAGGATTGTTTTTGATTATTACCACATACGATATTCTGACTTTGCTTATGTGATCCCTGATACCGAATTGAGTAACGGGATACCTGTTGGTCCAGAAGAGGATATCAAAAGGCTCATCAATTATATCAATATGACATATTGCGTTTGTGAGGGCTCAAAGTTTAGTGTAAATGATAATATTATCATCTGCAATAAGCACAAGCTTGAAATTACACAAACGCGAAATGGCAAATGGTATATCAAGGGTGATGCTTTACTCGCTTTTGGGTTGGATAGTATGGAGGCAATCAGAAAGGCTGCGTCTGATCTCTTTGGCAAAAAGAGGATGAACGGAGTATTTCCGGAATGCAATTCTAAGGAAGACCTCCTGCGACTCGTTGAAGTTCTCAGAAAATACAGGTGAGATTTCGGGTTTTAACAAACCGATTTATTGATTTATGTCAAGAAATTTTCAAGCGATTTGCTTTTTAGGATTTTAAATAGTATTATTGAAACGCTAACAAAAAAAGTAATGCTATGAGAAAAATTAAAAATGCTATCAAATGGGTTTCTAGGCGTATGTCTACGAATTCCTACTGGCTTCCAACGGGAACCTTCCCGTGCTGAAGCCAGCAGCAAAGATTAATTTTTAATGGTACGAGACATTTTTATCAAAATATGTGAGGATGGTATCGATGATTTGATATCAATCCCCGATACAGCGGAGATATATGAACAGTTCCAATATGCCGATGGATCCTTTGAGTATATAATCGTTGACGATTACAACAGCGAGAATATATCCCAAATGATGAAGTACCGCAACGATTATGATGTTATATCCTACAACAACACATACGTCATGATCATTGTTAACGCCATCGATATCGCAGGGTGCGATATAAAGAAGGAACAGTTCAAATTTCCAACTGCCTATGTTCGGTTTTATAAAGAGAACCCGCACATATGGGAACTAGCAAAAGGGCGGTTTGGTGTTGACCTGTCAGGGATGGATGAGTACACGGACGAGCAGCTAGAGTTTCTAAAAGACAACGTCACATTTGATATTGCCTTTATGAAAATCAGGAAATCTTCCGATGTGCATTTCCTCGTTGATAAGGTACACATAAAAACAAAAAGCGGATCTCCAAAGTTTGCTGTAGAGTATAAAAAGATCGGGTTTTGTTCCGCTTTCGATACTCAGTACGACCTGACCGGAGTTTCAAATAAGGCTGACACTGTCTATTCTGAATTTTGTACAAAAGAAGAATATGATGATGCTCTATGTCGAGTGTTGACAGTCTTGGGAGTTAAGAAGTTTGAGGTATGATGAAATTGATATGCCATGGTTATTCACGTAACGCGTTGGTTATCTCTTTCTACCTAGACGGAAAATGTATCATGAAAGGGATCTATATTTTCGAGATGGAAGCTTTCAAGGTTCTCAAGATGTCAGACGTATGCGTTGAGGTATATAAAGAAATCATGGATGCTTTAGTGAAAGATGGCTTTTTCGAAAATAGGTTCCGGATATTGTGTAAAGATAGAACTTTAAAACAAAAAATCAGGGAGTATGAGCGAGAAAAATCTGATAGAGCAAAGGCAAGAAGCAAACTTGCGCTTGCTGGAGATTATTCAGGATTATTTGGAGAAGTACCCAAGCTTACGCTTCGGCCAGGTACTGGTCAACCTTAACATACTTGAACCAACAGACAACACGGCCGTTGTAAAAGATCCATATTACGACGAACCGATGGCAATGTTGGATAGAATAAAACAAGAATGAAAGTATACCGAATACAACAGAAGAATTTTAATTCCATAACGCAGTCAACACTCAGTGTAGAAGATGGGACAAAGTTTCAATTTATACCAACAGGGAAAGAGAACATGTACAATGTCGCCTATATCACTGATGGCAGTAAAGAGAACGTCATAAGGTGTAAAAGGTTAGTGAACTCTTTTCAGTTTCTCCTTCCTTATGATAAGCTCCTTATCATTCTCAAGGATTTCATGGGCAAGCCGTTCGAGGAATCGGCGGAGATAAAGATCAATGATTTCTATCTCTCTTGTTTTCCAAAGGGACACCCAGAAAGACCGCTTGAGTTCTACCATGTGCTTGACTTTACAGGAACCGCGTTCAAGGTAATACGTGTAAGGATAACGGATCCATTAAACAAGATATATAATCCTCGGATTGAGTACACAACAATCGCACCGCTTACTTTGTTCAGAAGCCAGACGGGAATAGCTAGAGGTCCAGAGACTGCGCTGTTTACTGACTTCATGAAGAAAGAAGATTTCGAGCGTTATATGGATATCGTAACCCTTACATTGAAAGGAGATACCAATCGTTTAATGAAAAATGAAATACTTTACAATTCAGGAGCTGACTAATTCATAGACAGCTAAAGCAAAGGGTCTTGATAATACTCCGGACCCACAGCAGGAGCACAATCTCCGCAGGCTTATCGAGGAGCTGCTCGATCCATTACGTGAAGCTTGGGGTAAACCGATAAAGGTAACCTCCGGGTTCCGTGGTTTCGCACTTAATAAATGTGTCAAAGGATCGAAAAGTTCGGCTCATTGTATAGGAGCAGCTGCGGATCTTGTACCTGTAGATGGGAAGATGCCACAATTCAAAAGATTCGTGAGAGACTGGTTGATTGAAAACAATATCAAGTTTGACCAGTATATAGATGAGAGAAGTGGAAACAGTGAGTGGGTGCATCTGGGACTTATCAACCAGTCAGGAAGACAGAGGAGACAATTTCTGATGTATCGCAACAAGACGTATGTATCATTGAAGGATATATGTTAAAAATTGGAACGCATGATTCAGCGACAGGCGAGAAAGCCATGTCGTGGTGGATGAAGCTCTTGACTCCTTTTTGGAAGACACAGAGCAAGACAATCAAAGAGCAGTATGAGGCAGGCTGCCGTATGTTTGACATCAGAGTCAAGAAGGTAGGCCGCGAGTATTACTGTGCTCATGGTTTGTTTGTAACAGAGAAGACAGCACACGAAATCTTCACAGAGCTTGACAATCTCGGAGGATGCTATGTTGCTGTCACTTGGGAAGGAAAAATGACAACGGACGAGGAGAAAGCTTGTTTCAAGAGTTGGTATCAGAGAGTAAGGAAGAAGTATAAAAACACATTCTGGGGACCTCTTGCTACTAAGTACGGGAAGAAAGGGCTAAAGGTTAGCTGGATCAATCTCTACGTAGGCGATAAGTTCGAAGAGAATGTGCAAGGATTCTATCCTCTCGATGGTCGCAATATCTGGACATATATTTTCCCCGTTCCTTATGTAATTAATAAAATATACAAGAGTCCGTTCAAGTTCAACGAAGACTATTTCGTGCTTGTCGATTTCTTGTAATTGTATAACCAAATTTAAAAACTTATGAAAAAGTTATTTTTTGCTTTCGCAATGATGGCTGTTCTCGCCGCATGCGGTGGCCATAAGGCCGAAAGCGCAAGTAGTGTTAACGATTCGACAGCTGACAGCGTGACAGTTGTTGACTCTCTGGTGATTGACACAACCCTTATCGACAGCGTAAACTAAAAAAGTAAAGCCCGGGTATTACTCGGGCTATTTTTGTATTATGGCAAAAACAGAAAAAGAACCCGTCAAAGAGTACGGAAAGAAAGAGCAGCAATCAGCAGTGGTTCAGTACAACAATCAGGATTGGCTATTTGATGAGTAGAAAGAGAAGAAACAATTTCACAAGTCTCGAACTTGACAAACGCAAGTATGTCGTAGTGGATGAAGAAGACGGGAGCATATCCATCTATAACATCACACCGCGATATCACATTTGCATTGTTAACTATAAGTCGAAAGACCAGGAGTACGCGCGAAATTGTATCATGGAAACTTTAGACTATTTGAAAAGAGACATATGAGAAGAGTGAGACATTTAACCGTTAGAAGCCGCAATGTATCATGCTGGCCTCTACGAGAGTTAGAGGTTCCTGTTCGTACTCTGTACAGAATGGGAAGTGCCACACCAATTGAACGAATCTTTCGTTCCCCTTTGCGTTATCTTGAGATAAACACAGCCCATGGCTGTCTTATCTCTGGTGATAAGATAAAGATGAAAAGAGCTTTCAATGAGTGTGGCGTACATACTGCAGAGTGGTTCATCGCTCATAATAGGGTCGATGCTAAAGGTAAAGTGCAGCGTTGGCTTCCGACCTGGGGTGTCATCATCGCAAAGAGGTTAAACTCATCGGGTGGTCGTGGTATTTATCTTATACAAAGTGTTGGAGACTTGGACCAGATCCACGACGACATCACGAAGTATATTTTCGAGAGGTATTACAACTACACGAAAGAGTACCGCGTGCATGTCAGCAAATTCGGATGTTTCTATACATCAAGAAAGATGTTGAGAAATACCGCAACTGTGAGATGGCACAGACATTCTGAAAACTCCGTTTTCATAAATGAAGAAAACCCGATGTTTGACAAGCCGACTAACTGGGACGAGATAGTCGCCGATTGTATCAAAGCCCTCAAGCATATGCAACTTGACATCGCAGCGTTCGATGTTAAGTGCACGAGAGACGGGCGCTTTATACTCTTGGAGAGTAATTCCGCACCAGCACTTGGTGAGCAGGGCATCGAGAAATACAAAAACGAATTAAAGAAAATCATAAACGATAAATTAAGATGAGTGAGTTCGGTTATACAAACTATCACACAATTTACAAGAGTGTTGGAGATGTTGATCATGCGATGGGTGAGGATTCTTGTTTTCATACCATCACCAAGGATTCAGGTTTGAAGATGATGAACAATGTGATCACCGTGCGGTTCTATGCTACCATTGACTACATACGAGTCAATCAAAACAACAACTATTGCCCGTTTAACGAGGATGAGATCCGCCAGTATCTGCACATTATCCAGACTTACAGACCCTTTGAGTTCAAGCTTGACACATGTTTTGGAACTGCAGACGATATAGAGAATAGCGACGACGACTACGACGATGATGTTGAGTACAAGTACTATGAGCTTGAGTTGAAGATCAACGACTCGGTACTCTGGAACAAGTTCATCTTGAAGATGGTTCGCCCGTTGTATGAATATCCGTTCAACTTTGCACTTCGCGATACTTTCAAAATGATGACTATCCCGAAGTTCAGAGAGTACGGACTGTTCAATATCTATATGATGGTCGGCTATATCTTCAAGACTACTAGCTACATCTCAGTTTGTGATGATCAGTTTGTTTGTTCTTGTTATCGGAACATCCCGCAGTTCATGAAGAAGGCGGACCTCATCAAGCGTATCGAGAGTATGAGCCAGGCACATTTGGCAGGAGAGACAAGAACTCCTGAATTCAATAATGTTGTCTCATATTCTGCAAGTGATAGCGGCGACTTCTGCGACTGGCTCGACAATCGATACTTCAACACAACAGAAGTGAGAGAGGTGGAGTATTGGTTCGACGAGGAGATGTTCGAGGAGAGAGTGGAAATTTATTCTGAACTTATAGAAAGATTTGTGAAGTAATGAGAAAATTGTATTGTGTAGGATGGGGCAGAAGCTATGCCAACTGGTTTCGTGATGTTGAACTGACCGGAGATTTTGAGACTCCAAAGTTTCAGATCGAAGATGCGGATATTGTCCTCTTTACTGGCGGTGAGGATGTGAGCCCTTATCTTTATGGTAAGGCTCCACATCCTACGAGTTATTGGACAACATCAAGAGACGAGATGGAGGTTGAAGCCTTCAAGCGTATACGTCCCGATGCTCTGGCATACGGCACGTGTCGTGGCCTGCAACTGCTTAACGTTATGAACGGCGGCATCCTCTGTCAGGATGCTACCGATCACTGGTGTTCCGGTACGCATGAGATACACAACGATACCGAGTCGTACCGTATCACATCGCTGCATCATCAGATGGTGTATCCTTTCGATCTCAACCCTGACTATTATGACATTCTGTTTTGGAGTACTCCACGCAGTAAGCATTACGAAGGGGACGGGATCGATCCGACACTCTACCACAAGTTTGGTGAGCCTGAGATTGTGCTTTATCACAAGCCAGGACTGCCCAAATGTCTTGGAGTACAAGGACATCCTGAGATGATGTCGCCCAATAGCCCGGTGGTAAACATGTTGAATAACTTAATAGATGACATTCTTAAAAAATAAAAAGATGGATTTAAACTTTTCTGAAAAACTTTATGAGCTTCTCGGCTCTGGTGTTAGTTCACGTTATGATTTTAACAACTTCCTTAATGATGATGAGCCCGATGATAACTTCGGTGAATTCCTGGAGAAGGTGAAGATCGGATCCGATCCTGAACTGTTTATCATAAACACAAAGACTGGATCTGTTGTGTCTTCTATCGGATTGATACCTGGAGTGAAGGGTGCACCTTGGGTGGACGAGTCGTGGGTCAAAGGTTATGGCCTGGAGACTGACAACATCCTTGCGGAGTTCAACATTCCACCCGCTACATCTTGTGAGGCTTTTGTCAACAGCATGGAGTTCATGAAGGATTACATAGACAAGTTTGTCAAGTCTAAGAATCCAGACTTAGGCATCGCGCACAAGGCAAGTGCAATGGTGCCAGACGATCAGCTCCAGAGCGAAGAGGCGAAGCTTTTCGGCTGTAGTGTCGACTACAATGCATACACAGAAAACGCAAACCCGAAACCTTGTGGAGAAGCTACGAACCTGAGATCGACAGGGTCAATGTGAGGCCCCAAAATATAGCAATATATTGGACAAAGAAATCAAAAACGATGAACAAGAAATAATTTCTTCAATATCGTGCTAAGCAGTTAGGAATAACACCCTCTGCTAGTGTAGAGCGTAGGGATTGAAACTTTTAAAGAATAAAATATCCCCAAGAGTGATTTCACCTTGTTGAAAGACAAGGATAAAATGTACGCCGATACCCAAATATGGGATAGTGATAAAAAGCACTATAGAACAAATGGTCACATTCATGTTTCATATCCACGCAAATCTCAAGTAAAGAGTATAAGCTTGGTTAAGTATATGGACGTATTCGTAGGTATACCTTCTGTGATTCTTGATGCAGGAGAGGATGCAGTAAAACGTCGTGAACTGTATGGAAAGGCTGGATGTTTCAGGCTGACCAGATATGGTATGGAATACAGGCCCTTGTCTGGTAAGTTCCTGGCAAACACAGATCTTGAAGAGTTTATGTACAAGGCAACGCTTCACGCCCTTGGCGCTTGGTTCTATGATTATAGACTTCCAAGTGCTGACGATGTTCAGCGTTGCATCAATACGGGAGACGTTAATCTTGCAACCCAACTCATCAATGACTACAAACTTGTTTAACTTTTAGAAAAGAAAGAGAGGTCTATTATTTGTGGCATTTTTGGATACATAAAGTCTAAACCAGAACCGTTTGACTTTATGGAGTTCTGCACTTTAGGAGTGCATAACGATACAAGAGGAAAGGATTCTGTCGGTATTTATATCGATGGACAAACTGAGTATTATTGTGAGGGTAAGAACAATAGCCTGTTCTCGGAGTTCATCTCCAAGAGCAGGCTATTGCAGTCTGTAGAGGTTGCACAAGTTGCATATGGTCATGACCGTGCAGCTTCCATTGGCACAGTATCTATTGAGACTGCACAGCCCGTAGTGTTAAAAGAAGATGACAAGATCACATATGTGCTTATGCACAATGGCACCATCTATAATTATGAGGATCTAGCCAAGAAGTATATTCCGGATGTGGATATCAAGGGGATGACTGATTCCCAGGTTATGGCGCGCATATTCTACAAAGCTGGATATGATGCACTCAATGAATATATCGGTGGTGCTGTGTTTGCCATTATCGATTACCGCGGAGAAAAGCCAAAGTATCTGTTCTGGCAAGGGCACAGTAAGAACACGCAGTATTCACAAACCAGCCAGCAGGAAGAGCGCCCGCTGTTCTTCTTGAAGAGTAAAGGCGAGATGATGTTTTCATCTCTTGATACATATCTTGACGCATTCAGGAGACAATCAACAAAGTTGGTTCCGACTCCTAACTTGCTGATAGAGTATGACCCAGAGACTGAGGAGTTTATCTCACTTGAAGAGTATGACAGGAAGAATTGCTTTCAGACTAAGCCATACGTCGCAACCACTACCACGTATTACGGAAACAACAACTATGGGAGTAGTACGGGTAATTATAGCCATAGCACTAATCGCGGCACTTCTTGCTATTCAAGCGGTTATGTAAACACAGACACGCACACTGGACAATGTCGCAGAGGTGCAAGTCTTCTGCATGGCAGCTATAGCATCAGCACCTATGGCAACATATCGGAGAGCGCCAACCAGAATGGATCGAATTATATGACTATGTGGTTCTTCAATGGTATACTCATGAAGAACGAGCAAGCGTTCATATATCTCACAAAGTTCTGTAAGGAGTGTGGCATTAGTATTGATGAGTGTTTCAAATGGTATGACGACTTGGTTTATTATCTCTCGCCTTATCCTTATCGCGAGAAGAAGATCGGAGGAATTCCCTTCATGTTCAAGACCAATGATCCAGCAGGCGGTGAAGAGTACACAGGAGATGTACTTTATCCGTTTTCTACATACTCCAAGCGATATGTTAATGGTGCCTATGTATCAACAAGGACATCAACATTTGTTGAATCGCTTGAAGCATATAACAAAACAAAAGACGATAAGTTAGATATAGACGTTTTAATGAAAGTATAAATGGCAGAAATTATTTCAGATTTTAAGAATGGTGCTCCTGTTATTGCAAGGGGAACAGAGTTTGTAGACAACAAAGTTGCACTTTTGCATGACAAGAAGAGGTCAACAAAAATGTTGGTAGAGATCTCAGAAAAGACTCTCCCGTATATAGTATTTGCTAATACGATAGGTGCATATGTGATCAAGTCGCAGTATACCGAGGATGAGCTTTTCTATCTCATGAATACTATGGGAACCGGCAGTTTCCCGTATACATTCGAGAGGCGATACGAAGCTATGGACAGTTTCAACCTCTTCAATGGTCATGAGGTAATAGAGAAGGACATCGAATTTGAACTGGCTAAGTTCATGCCTTACACTTTCGGTATTGAGTACGAAACGTCTATGGGATATATTCCTCAGGACGTTTGTTTCAGAAATGGTCTCATTCCTTTGAGGGATGGGTCCATCTCTGGATTGGAGTATTCAACAACCGTGATGCAGGGAAACGATGGGCTCAACCTTGTCTATCAGCAGCTTGAGGCTCTGCGCAAGTTTACCTATTTCAACAAGGAGTGTTCCCTTCATGTTCATATGGGAGGCTATCCTATTGATCCTATGGCGATCTATGCCTTATATAGAGTTTGCTATTTCCTGCAGGAAGAGATGGCAGAGTTCTTGCCCGACTGGACTTTCGAGACTTCCAAGTATAAGAAGAGCGGGAAGGACTATTGCCATAAGCTCGCAAACTACAAGACATTTGGCGAGCTCTATGAGAATATCGCACAGCAGAAGTTCATGGGAAGCCTGGAACAGCCGCATCCAAGAGATGAGGAGAGAAGCCACAAGTGGGATTGTACAAGCAGATACACATGTGTCAACTTGTTGAACCTCATGTGTTATGACAAGTGCAAGACTGTAGAGTTCCGATTCCTTCGTCCTACCTACAACTTCAAGAAGATCTATTACTGGCTCGCAATCTTCAATGCCATACTCAAGTATAGCGAAGACCTCTTCGCTAAGAGTGACAAGACAGAGAAGGGTATCGAGCAGTTGATCTATAACGACAACACCTCCATCTATCTGATTGCCAGCTCGGTTTATCCCAAATCTCTGGCAGATAAGATCGAGGATTTCGTCAACAAGCTGTATGTAGTAGTAGGTAATCAGAGAACAAACGGTGATCTCTATGGCAAAGATACGGCTATTGAGGATGCCATTATCGGGACCAGATTATGAATGAGTCAGATTTTATTGAGAGAGAATTAAACCTTTTAGTGGACGAAATGTCCAACTTACATATTAACGAATTTAATTTTGACGATTATGCCGAGGAAGAAGAAGAATCAGCAGCCAGTGAGTCAGCCAGTACAGATGGCGAATGTGTATGTGGAGAAAGTGGAGAGTTATGTCTCGAGGGATCCGAGTGTCTGGACGAAGACCTTGAAAGAGAAGAAGATTTTGAAGACACAGAGGAGGATCCACAAGCATTCCTTGAAGAGTAAAACCTCCGCTCCATGGAGAGAGATTCCAGTATATGGAAAGGTCATCCTGTACCTGAAGCCAGGACCTCTTGACAAAGAGAATTTCAAATCTACCGTTTCATTCAAGTGTGGACAAGCTGACATTCCGGAGATCGTGAACAAGAGGAGCAAACAGCTTATCAAGTATTTTTGGAATGGCCGCACTTACTTCCCGGGCGAGTTTCCATTTTGGCATTGATTATGTACAAATACAAGATCACTATAAGTATGGAAAACTACGGGTCAATCTATACCATGAGTGAAATCATCGTCAGATCAAACATCAAATACGAAGATGAACTCGAGGAAATAGAAGATGACCAGAGTATCGTGAAGTATATAAAAACAAGAGAAAGAATTTATGAATAAAGAAATCGTTCAGTATTATACTGATAAGTTCAAGGATTTCAAGGGAAATGAGCGATCGTTTTGCATCGCTCTTGTATCAAGACCTGTGAAGTTAGCGAAAGAGTTTCGTGATGTTGTCGCTGGTTTTGCTATCTGCCACGAACAGGATGAATTTTCGCCTGAGGTTGGGAAGAAAATCGCATACAACAAAGCTATCAGCGGTGACCAAAAGCTTACCATGGTTTGCCATGGGTCAATGATGACATGCGAGATAGGCGAGTTGATACTCAAGACTCTTGCCAAATATTTCATCAGCAACCCAGAGTTTCAAATTAGCGGATACCTCGATATGCAAAAAGCATATGAGAAAGCCAAAGAGACCGAGAGTCAGGAAAAGGAACTCACCAGTGTAGAACTTGATACTCTTCATTACCTTAGATCATTGGACGAAGATAAGCTGAAGCTAATGATCAAGTTGGTAAATGAAAAATAAATCGCTCAAAATCGCCGTGGTGGTGTTGGTTCTTATCAACATCACCATGGCGTTCACCTTGCATCTTGCATATACCAAGCGAAAGGTTGAACCAAGAACAGATACATTGTATATCACACGTGATATACTGATAGAAAAGATCGACACGATTTGGGATTCAATAATAAGAATAGATGAAAAATTTCGGGCTGATTATGATGTTATTATTAGCCAGCCTGTCGATTCCGACTACCTGTTTTTCACAAGGTATTTGCAAGGACAGTTTGGTGATGATAACGGCGAAGCAACTAAAGCAAACTAACATTATATTCCTCGAACACAGAAGGCTCAAAGAACGAGACTCTGCCATGATCAAACAAATTGACGAGATGAATAGATTACTTGTTGTTTACAACAGCATCGATTCCATAAACAAGCAGCAGTTGTCAAGTTTCAAAAAGCAAATAGAAGATCAGGACAAAACCATAGATGATATGAGTTCTAAACTGATCAAGAGCAAGAAGAAAAACAGACGAAAGAATTTCGTTCTTGGAGTTCTGAGCGTTGCTCTTGTTTCTATTTTTGCGTTCGTTCGATGATATGTTATGCGCAGTTAGTGGCTAAAGAGACAGACTATGCGGATTATACCACATATGTCTTTCGAGTTTTAGATGAAGTTATAATAAATGAGATTAAATCTCTTTATGTTATGTGTGTCCAGTGGCCGAATTGGCAGCAGGACAAGATAGAACTTGGTGACAAGGGATATCTAAAATATAAAGAGGTGAGAGCAGGAGTAGATGAGTGGTATGATGGCACTGCGCACAATTTCTATAAATACAGCAACGTGGTCTTTGAAAAATTTGTGAAGTGCGAAGCCCTGAATACCAAAGAGGTTTTATTATAATGAACAAAACAGTTATGACAATTATGGAAAACAAGCTGAACAGCGCGAAAGAGTCTCGTAATGATGTAGTGAATACAGAAGCACAGGATATTACAAAATTCGTGTGGAAGGGACAGAAGGAAGATGTCGAAGGTGTACGATATCAGGGAGAAATTAGAATGGTTGACGCGTCTGATGAACAGCTATCCATATTTTACAAGCATTGCCAGTCGATGCTGTACAATACAGATTCTAACAATCCGGGAAGGACAGTTTTGATTAAGATGATCCAGGAAGATCGCGAGAAGTGTAACGCTGAGCTGTATATGCGTTACCTTGATGGAACCTATCTTCCCGATGAGAAGAGAGCAAGATATCCTCGGTTTATGTATCTTTCTGATCTTAATAAATACCTCAGCCGCAACACTGACAAGTATGCGCCTGGTAGTTATGACAAGATTGAGATTTCAGAATTTACCGAAGGGATACCTGTTGAATTCTCTAACTTAAAAATATCAATGGTTAAGGATGCCTGTGAAGGTGTGCTTGGTAAGATTCATAAAAAGCCTATCACTCTGACGTTCCTGACGCGAATGGGAATTTGGCTTTCTCCTGATGAGATGCGAGATCTCACAGAGAAAGATCCGAAGACTGGACAGGTTCGTGATCGCATGGAAGTCATCCGTGAAAGGCTGGGATTGAAGCAGACAATCCGTCTGCATGTAAATGAGACGGGACTCACATATAAGGAGTTTATGTCTATGGTGACGTTAAAGGAACAGACATTCAACAACCTCACAACTAACCAGCTTATCATTCTGAGAGAGAAGATCCTTTTCCGTGTGGAGAATATGATCAGCTATCAGATTGATTTCTGGATGAATAAGATGAGAGAGTTGGAGCTTGTCGCAAATTCTCATGGTTGGAGCTTTGAAAAGGAAGACTAATGACGAGAAGTGAGAGACAGGAGTTGTGCGTTGACAATTGGATACGCGCAGGAGGACGGGCCGCCATCGTGGGCAGCACCGGCTTCGGTGATGTAAAAAGCATCCTGTATATACAAAAATAATACCAATATTGTAAAGAGTATAACTTTTAAAACAATATTGATATGAAAAAAATTGATCCAGCACTTAGACATCAATGTGGTGTCTATTTAATTTTCAACTTGATTAACGGAAAACGTTATGTAGGTTCATCAAAAGATATTTATAATAGGTTTTACGAGCATATTCATAACTTGAATCATCAAAAAGGGCATAATGCACATTTACAAAATGCGTGGAACAAATACGGAGAAGATAATTTCCAGTTTTCTATCCTTGAATATACAGATGAAGAAAGTCAATATGAAGTAGAACAATATTTCATAGACGCAATTAAACCAGAATATAATTTATCTTTAAACGTTGAGGCGAATATAAATCGAATTGTATCGCCAGAGACTAGAGCCAAAATATCAAACACGTTAAAAAGACGATATGATGCTGGTGAAATTCATACATATAGGCAAGAACACAATTGGAAAAAAGTTTTTATTTATGATATCAAAACATGGACTTTTGTTGCAGAGTTTCAATGTACAGCTGATGCAAATCGGTATTTTAAAATATCACATGGCATAACATTAAATACAATTTATAAAAAAAGATTCTTTTGCTCGCCATGCAAAATTGAATTTGAACATCAATTGAAAAATTATGTTAATCAACATTTGCTGCAAATTAGAAGCAAGTTTGGTTTGTATCTTATTGCTGAAAAAAGTAATGGTGATCTGGAGTACTATTTAACAAAACCAGATTGTGCTAAATCAAACAATACTTCAAAGGGAGCATTAGGACATCATAAATATGCAACAATAGAAAAGCCATTTATTCCGTTTGGAACCGAAACAAAAATCTTTTATTCAAATGTATTTTTGCCAGTACAGGAAACCGCCGTTCCGATAAAGAAATTTTCGGAATTATCATTGGGTGAAATCGGCGAATCACAGGAACGCCGAGATTTAAATATTGTACAGCGTAAAGATTGAAATAACATCTTCAAGAGCACCCAACACCGTATAGGTGAAAACGTACGCGGAAGAACCCCGGAATGGGTGATTGGATAAAAAGCCAATCTGAAAATCTTTGAAAACCCGAGTTGCTATCCTGGCAATTAAGCGCGTCCTTACAAAATATCCTGACTTCAAAACTCTTGTGGTTGTCCCTTCTACAAACCTAAAAGACCAATGGGAAGAAAACCTGAGACAATGGAATCTTGAAAAGTCATGTGTCGTTCGTGTGATTAATACGGTCATCATGCATAGGTGGAAATGTGATATTCTTATCATAGATGAGTTACATCTCATACCTAGTGAGAACCGCATCAGTGTATTCAACAAGGTCGAGTATAAACTCGTGCTCGGCCTTACCGCAACCTATGAAAGGCTAGACGGCAGGGAGTCATTACTGGATCGATACTGTCCAGTATGTGATGAAATAACAATGTCAGATGTTATAGCTAACCACTGGGTGGCAGACTATGTTGAATATGAGGTTCTCATAGATGTGGATAATCTCAGCGAGTACGAGGAGATACAGAGAAAGTGGACTCAACATTTCGAGTTCTTCTCGTTTGATTTCCAGCTTATGATGAAAATGAATGGGCCAGAAGGTTTTAAGTGCAGGCAAGAGTTCGCAAAAGCTCTATGTACTAAACCCGCACAGTATAAAGAGATGCTGAAAACTGTAACACTCCACGCCATAGGAGCAATGCAAGCAATGCAACAGAAAAAAGCATTTCTGAATAACCATTCAAAAAAGATCGAGCTCACACGGAAGATAATCGAAGCACGACCTAATGCGAAGATCATAACCTTCTCAAACAATATAAAGATGGCGGAAGCTATCGGAATTGGTGGAGTGGTTAGTGGTAAAGAATCGAAGAAGAAGAACAGGACAACACTTGAGGAATTTGCCAAAGCAGATAGTGGAGTTGTGAATAGCAGCAAACTATTAGTAGCTGGCGCGGATATTCCAGGTGTTAATTGTCTTATCATCCTCGGGCACGATTCAAGCACTACAAGAGCAACGCAAGCAAGAGGTCGAGGCATACGTGTTGAAGGTGATAAGTTCACAGAAATTTTTAATCTTGTTATTAATGATACGCAAGAAACGAAATGGTGTGAATCAGCCCACAAGAATTCTGAAATGGTCAGGATTGATGAGGCTAATCTTGAAAAGGTTTTGAAGCATGAGCCTTTCGAAACCTATAAGAGACCACTTGAAAAGTTTAACTATAGATTTTGATAAGATGATAACAGAAAGAATGCTTGAGCTTTTGATATTACAGAACATACTTCAAAAAGGAGTAGGTCGTGAATATAAAGAGAGCAAAATGTGGGATAGATACCACAAATTAAAAGCAGAATTCCTAAAACCATACCGCATTTAAACCATAGACTCCAAATGCGGGGACTAGATCAGCACATCAAACTTTAAACAAATCAACCAGTGCTGACTTATACTTTAACATTTGAAAACGAGCTCGCAGCGATGCGACGCTATGGGATAACACCCGACGAGTTATATATTGCGCGTTTGATCCTGATGTGTAAAGATTCAAGCATAGGTGTCAACTATATGAATCAATACCTCGAGACATCAGAAGACGCAAGAAAGATAGTTCGTCCAGTGTTGAAGAACTTACAAGAAAAGGGAATCATCCTCAAATCTTTCGATCCAGAACAGGAGAAGATTGTTCCAGCAGATATACCGTTCAATAAAAACGCGACTAAGTTTTTCTATCGTGCAGCGTTTGACATGGGAAAAGAACTTTTCGATGTCTATCCCAAGTATGCAATAATAGACGGAAACTGCGTTTCTATTTCCGGTGTCAGCAAACGGTTCAACTCTCAAGAAGACGCGTTCAATTTCTACGGTCGAGAGATTAGATGGAATCCGGAAACTCACAACCATATTGTAGAGATTACAAAATGGGCAGCTGAGAATACAAGAATGATAAACTGCGTGTTCAGTAGTTATATTATCGACCATAGGTGGGAATTCATCGAGTCGATGAGAAACGGCGAACAGGGCAACGTTAATTTTGACACAATCCGTATGCTCTAATGGTCGTTGATTCACTACTTGCACAAATAGAAAATGGACGAGCTGGTCATAGCCAAGGAATAAGCATGGGCCTGCCCAAATTGGAGGGCATCATTGACGGAGTAACCAGACAAACATATAGCATTGTTTTCGGCCAAAGTTCGACAGGTAAAATTTTGCCGTCTGCATGAGTAATTATGCAGATCATCAGCCAACAATATCGGTAGAAGCACAAGCTAATCCCGAGATAATTGATTGAGTAATATCAACCAAAATTGTACAGCGTAGGAAGTGAACCTTTGCAAAAAGAATATAATCTTCCCAAGAGTGTTGGCCTCCCATTTTGGGAGAATATGTACGCGGGACTTAATTATAAGATGTGCGAATAAAAAGTCGCACGATAACAAAACGAAAACTTCACTGGCTATTTATGCTTATGTCTATCGTCCATGCATGGAACATTTAGAAGACGAAGATTTTCACGTGATCTATTATTCGCTAGAGATCAGCGCCGAATTACTAATGGCGAAATTATTATCCATTTATATCTTCGAGAAGTATCACGTGGAACTCTCAACGAAAGATATTCTATCACGCACAAAAGGCGGACTTTTGTCTGATGAATATTTCCATATCGTCGAAGAATGTATCCCATGGCTGCGAAGAATAGAAAGTATGATTACGATTTTCGATGGCTCTTTGAATGCTCAGACTTTATATTCGACGCTCGTAAATGAGCTAGCAAAAGCCGGGCAGTTTGTGGAGGAAGAGGGAAGGAAAAAATACATTCCTAATAATCCCAAACAAATTGTCGTCGTGGTCATTGATCATATGAATCTATTAACACATACAATGGGGCGAACAATCAAACAAGAGATTGATCTAGCAAGTCAACAACTCGTTGGCCTCAGGAATATGTGCGGAATCTCACCTGTTGCTATCATGCAGGCAAATAGGGACTCTATGTCTATGTCTCGCCGTGATATGTTAGGCTCTGGCGACTGTAGAATTTCAGATATCCGAGACAGTGCTGGCCCCTCACAAGACGCGGAAATAGTTATCGGTATATATAACCCGTTTAGGGATAAGATCGCTAACTATAGAGGCTATGACATCAAACAACTGCAGGATGTATTTCGAAGTATCACCGTATTGAAAAATCGATATGGTGAATCAGAAGTTGCTGATTGCATTTGTTTCTACGGAAAGATCGGGATGTTTGTTGAACCACCAACACCCGACAAGATTTATGATTACAGTAAGTTCCAAAGTCCGCTGTGGACATTGGAGCCAAAACAAGATGAAGAAGATGAAGATGATAAACCTAAAACTTTAAACTTTACGTTATGAGCGTAGTATTGCCAACAAAGAAAGTAGCAGCTGAAACACAGGATCCAAAGAACCTTATCATTTACGGAGCGCCCAAGGTCAACACTGGCCGTTTATATCAGTAATGGTATAAATTATTATTGAGCAAAAACGGGAAATGTTATGAAGCCAAACAGGAATCTGTACACATTTGATTTTTTAAAATCATGTTCTGACTATATAATGGAAGGCCATAATTTAAAAGAGACATCTTTAAAATTTAATATAAATTATGGAACTCTTAAAACAAATTTAACAAAATATGGTTTAAGAACACCGAATAGGAAAATTAAAGATTTTAATAAAAAGTCAATAGATTATTTTGATATTATAGATTCACATGACAAGGCTTATCTTCTTGGTTTAATTATGTCGGATGGGTTTATTTATAAAAACACTTATTCATATACGTTGGGTTTAACGTTGCAATTGCAGGACGAGTATATAGTTGAATCGTTTAAAAATGCAATTCAAAGCTCAGCAAAATTGCACCATTATAAAAATTCTGTAAGTTGTAAAATACAATGTACAAAAGCCGATATTGACCAATTGAATAAACTAAATGTCTATATTGGGAAGTCTAATCTGGATTATAAAATTCCAGATATCAAAGATGAATTTTTTAACTCTTTTGTTAGAGGATACTTTGATGGAGATGGCTGTATAACAATTAAAAAGACTGGTTATTCTATGGTTTCAATTTGTTGTAATTCATTTGTATTTTTAGAATCATTAAAAACAAAACTTTTATCTTTGAATTTATTTTCTAATATTACAATAAAAGAAGAGTTAGGCAAACGTAAACATCCATTATATATTTTGTATTTTTACAGATTACGCGATCAGAAAAAATTTGGTGAATATATATATGAAAATTCCGATTTGAAATTAATCAGGAAATATGAAAAATTTAAACAAATCCCGTGTTAACATTTTTAAAAATGTAATGTAACGCATAGCCGAAAAGCCACGAGTGTTCAACATCCATATCTCAATGGATGAAAAGATATGCTAATCATACCATAATGGGTTTAGGATAAAAAGCCTAATTTGATGATGCGGGAAAACGACTCTGTTAGCAGAACTACCCGAGTCTCTATTAATAGATACAGAGGGCGGTTCTTCTTATGTATCAGCAGTAAAAGTAAAAGCAACAACGATTCCAGAATTAACGGAAGTATGCAAGGCTATCTTGGATGCTGGCAAACCATATAAATTTCTTATTCTCGATACCATCACAGCACTCGAAGAGATGTGTAAGCCATTGGCCGCTAAGTTGTATATGTCAACACCAATGGGTAAGAATTACACAGGAGGAGCTGAGGGAATTCTTAATCTGCCGCAAGGCGCGGGTTGGGGGTATCTCAGGCAGGCTATCGAGAAAGTTATTGATATGGTTTCAAAGTGTTCCGAGAACTTGGTGATCGTAGGACATGTAAAGGATAAGGCTATCGTAGATGCCGAAGGAAAGGAAGCTGGCAGCATTAAAGATTTCGACCTAAGTGGTAAAACTGGTCGAATACTTGCAGCCAAGTCAGACGGGATCGGATTTTGCCATAGAGACAAAGATTCTAACCTTTGCATCAACTTTGAAAACGGCGGTCTGGTTACCGCTGGTGCTCGTCCTAAACACTTAGCCAATAAGGATATCATAGTTGCAGAAAACAATGGTGACGGAACGTTCACCTCTCATTGGGAAAGAATATTCCCTTCTTTGAAAGCATGATTTTGAATTATATTTTCTCTATCGACACTGACACGATGGAGTTTACAATTAGAGATGCTGAAGCTCCAAAGAATGCAGTAAGCGTAAAGCTTCCTGTTTCTGAAGAGCCGAAGCTTGTATTGAGCGATAACAAGTTCACATTGAACGACGAGGCTATACGTCTCTTACGTGTCAGTGTGGGCGATAAGATCGCTATAGTGTTTGATTCAATCGGTAGACCCATGATCGGGTCTGCCGATTCCTTACACATAGACGGAGGGAACAAGTTGACTAAGTCAAAGACTGTATCTTTCCGTGGAAAGATGAATGGGCAGCTTGCCAAGTTTGGTAATGAGTTCATTATTAAGGAAGACAGCGAAGGTATAGGAGTCCTTACTTCCAACGGTGAGCTTATCGAAGTTGTCGAGGAAGCGGTACCTGATGAAGAGCCGCCAGAGAAAACCGACAACTCTATAGCTACTGATCTTTTTGATCTTGTAGGAAGTGATGACGATTTCACTATGAGTTCGTTTGATTTTTCTTTTAAATGACTAAACCTTTTATGTTTAGGTTAGTCTTATCATTGAGTATAAACAAAAAAAACAGTTTAAATTATGTTGGATTTTTCAATTAACAGTAGTGTTTCAGCAGTATCAAACAGTATTAAGCAGCTCGCACCTTTTGCAATCTATGACGTAAAATATGAAAAAAGTGAGATCGTAGAGTTTGACGGAAAGAAAGACCCAAGCCAGCACTATAAGACGCTTCGTGTTCGGTTTAGTAATGCTGACGGATATTACGAAGAAACAATTTTCTTTCCTACTCCTGCTGATGCTGAAAGAAGGAAGTTTGAAAACTCCGATGGAACAACTCGCGAGATGCCAAGCAACTGGGAGAGGACCAAGTTCTTCATGGCTCAGGTCATGGAGGTTTTGAATCCCGATGGATACAAGAAGTTCTGCGAGGCAAGTTCAAAGTTTAAGGATTTCGAGATGATGGCCAACGCATTCATCAAGGTCCTCGAGCCCGCAGTTGGTAAGGAGACAAAGCTGAAGCTCATGGGTCGTACTGATGCCAACGGCAACGTACATGCTGTGCTTCCAAATTTCTTGAACATCAGCAAGGAGGGCCAGCTTTATGTATCTACAAACTTCATTGGTGACCGTGTGTTCTTCTCTACTTATGAGGAGGGCCAGGTTCAGAAGTTCAAGAACGCCAAGCCTACAGCTATGCCTGACCTTGCAGCTGATCCGCTCGCAATCACACCGAAGGCTGAGGAAACTAAGAAGGATGACGTGATCGATCTTGACAGTTTGCTTTCATAATATTATGGTTTTATTTTAGGGAGGGGTTCGCCCCTCCCTTTTTAATATTATCATTGTCAAAATCATGATATTATGCCACTTGACTTTGAAATAGAACCAATCCTGAACAAGGACTTCTTGCTTGGACATTATACCGAGGAAACGTATATGTCCCATTATACGGGCCTACCTATTAAGAAGGGCCTGTTTCTCTCTCCGCTTCGTGAGGATAGGAAACCATCAGTCGCTTTTTACAGAACGAGTAATGGACAACTTATCTATAAAGATTTCGGAGACAATACACACGTTAGCTTTATCGGGCTTGTAATGAAGATGTATTCGCTGAGTTATTACCAAGCGATACGAAAGATTGCCGAAGACTTCGGACTTGTAAAAAGAAAGAGTCAGGAAGTGGAAGCAACAAAACCGATCAAAGTAATCAATACAAGATTTGAAGAATCGAAGCCTTCAATTATAAATGTTGAAGTGCAGGATTTCACAGATCGGGATATTGCGTGGTGGGGACAATACAACATAAGCGTTGAACTGCTGCAAAAGTTCCATGTCTATTCTTGCAAGTATGTCTTCCTAAATTCTAGAGTCTTTGCTGAATGTACGGATAAAAACCCGATCTATGGGTATTACTTCGGAAAGAAAAACGGAGAAGAGAAATGGAAGATATACATGCCAAAGAGGACGGAATGGAAATGGATTTGCAACACAGGAAACGAAACGATACAAGGATATCGTGAGCTTCCGCCTCGTGGAAATGTTTGTGTCATTACGAAATCTTTAAAAGACGTATTGTGTCTTAGGTCGTTCGGCATTTATGCAGTCGCCCCTAACAGTGAACACTTATTCGTATCTGACGAGATACTGGATAATCTAAAGCGTAGATTCAAAACTATCGTAGTCTTATATGATAATGACCACACCGGCATGAGGCGAACCGTAGAGATACGGCAACAACATCCCGAGTTGTTTTACGCGTTAATTCCTAAATGTTCAGGCTGTAAAGATCTATCTGATTATGTGAAAACAAACGGAGTAGAAAAAGCTAAAAGTTTAATCAATGAGTACGTTAAACACATCAGGAGTTCCAAATAGTTTCTTTGGTCATACGATCAGGGCGACGCAAAAACAGCTTGAGTTATTGCTTGGATTTGATCATAATGCAAGCAAAGACGGAAAAAGTCGGTGTATCTGGCATAAGACAATCGACGATATGCCTTTTTGTGTGTATGATTGGAAGACAGAAGCAGAGCCAGATGAAAAGATAGACTGGCATATTGGAGCGAGAAATGAAGAAGAAAGTAAAAAGATACAACGAATTTTGAATAATGTAAAAACTAATGAATTATGAGGCCACCTTTTTTTAAACCATCATGTAAAGACACATCGTGCAAGGTAACATTTCCCGATGGTCACACATAGGAATTTGAGACAATTGAACAGGCAGCAGAAGCAACTGGTGTATCACTCGCAGCCTTGAAAAAGCGCTGCAAGTACCCAGGGAAGGAAACAAAAGATGGGATACTCTGCGAGTATCTCAACCCTGCTATGCTCCGCAAGGTTCGTAATAAAGCTAACAGAAGCAAAGGCTGCTCTTTCGAGCGCGATATCATCAACAGACTCAAAGAGGAAGGATTTGAGGAATGCGTATCCTCTCGTCAGTACTCTCGAGCTATGGATAAGGCAAAGATTGATGTATGCGATCCAAGCGGTAAGCTCCCGGTATATATTCAAGCGAAGTATACGACAAGCACGCCGCAGTATACAAAGATCAAGAACGCCTGCCCGTTTGACGATAAGCCTTTCGTGACTATCTGGAAGCAGGCAACCAAAGACGGAAGCAACAGTCCCGGAACGATTGCGATGTTAGACTATGAGTTTTTTATTCAACTTTTAAAAAGTTTTGTCAAGGATGATTGCAACAATAGCAGTATATGATAACACTAACGGTAACATATACGTACAAAAGTTAGGACAGTTTGACCACGTAGACAATGAGAAAGCACAGGAAGCCGTGCGGAATTTCCTTGTTGATAACTACTGGGCAAGAGAGTTTGCACAAAAGGCAAAAATGCATAGCTACGACTATGATGAACTAATTGAAGACGCAGCATGCGATGGAATTATAATTGGTGGAATACAATACCTTTAATATGAGAATAACGGCTATGATACTTGTCATTTTTACTGTTGTTGGTGTGTTGATTTTTGCTTTGTTAAGTTTCAGAACTTTCGAGTTTGAAACATTCGTCCCGTACGAATACAGGCTTTGTGCTGATGAGGCATATAACATAGACAGGATCGATGTCGCTAATGATTACATGCAATCAACGGTCAAGATTTTCAAAGATAAGATAACTATCACGGATTACTACAGCAACAAATCCGAGTATGGTTTCATTATCAGAAACGGAAAAATCAAAGAAGACCGAGCAGTATTTGAAGATTGCGATTTCCCCGATCTTATTATGGTTAAAAATGGCAGTGGGGACATTGAGTGTTTAGTAAATGATAAACCATTCATGTACTTTTATTATAAATGATAAAGATAGGGCTAGATTTAGATGATACCATAAACTATTGGTACGACGTGTACGTCAAGAGGTTTGGCATACCAAAATCTGATAGTGAGATTACGCATAATGTCTGGAATGTGCTAAGGCATGACCAGGAATTTTGGGAGACCCTGCCAGTCAAGAACAGGCTGATAGGGTTTGTTCCGGAATTGTATTGTACATCTCGAGTAAACAACAAGAGATGGACAAGAAACTGGTTGAAGAAAAACGATTTTCCGAATAAGCCGATATATCAGCGTTTTGGTTTTGGGTTATCCAAAGCGCCATTGATAAAGGGAAGGGTTGACGTCTTTATTGACGACAGCCCTTTTAATGTTTTTGACCTAAACAAAAAAGGTATCCCTTGTTTGATGTTGACAACCCCAGCGAATGCTCACATACGTTTTGATTATAGAATAGAAAGTTTAAACTATGAAGAAATCAAAATCCAATATGAAAAAATTATTCAATAAATTGAAAAAGGGTTTCTCTTTCAATTTGTTTTTTCTCATTACCTGGACCATACTGATTTGTGTAGTTGTGCCACTCTATGGTAGATGTGAGAACACACAAGAAGACTATGGCGAAGATTTAACGATTGACTTTTAAACTTTTCATTCTTTCTTTAGCCTAATTTTAAGATAACAAATTAAAAAGATGATCATTATGAAACAAAAAGTATATATGAAATGCCTAGGCAGGAAGGAAAAACAGACATTTTTGTCAACGACTTATTGCGTAAGTCAGGGATCAGTCTTTCATCACAAGATGCAGATATAAATATTGATCTGAGGGATGCGTTACAAAGTGCATCCAAGAACGGAACAGGCAATGTAGGCTATCCTGATTATTGTGGAATTGTCAATGGATATGTCTTCGTCATAGAAGATAAGGCGAGCGTTTACGATCACGCCAAGTATCTTGACGATAAAGAGACAGAACTTGATATGTCCCAGCAAGCTATCAAAAAGTACGCACTCAATGGTGCTGTTCATTATGCCATCAAGATAATGGCAAGCGCACCATATGAGCAACTGTTCGGATTTGGAGTTTCCGGAAATGAAGATGGATATCGTATCACTCCGTTCTTTTTAAGATCGAGAGAAACGAAACCTATGATTCTTGAACCGGTCAATGATTTCAATTCATTCTCTCATAGCAATATCGGAACGTATTATTGCATGAATGTTTTGAAAGAGGAGATTGATGTGGATAAGACAGAAGAAGAAATACAGAGAGATGCAGCAGAACTCCATGAGTATTTGCGAAGTTATGGATCTCTTACAACAGAACAAAAGCCGATAATTGTTTCTGGAATTTTGATTGCTTTATCTGAAATCGATTATAAGAATTTTGACATTAATACTTTGATTTGTGATAAAACATCAAGTGATGGAGAAAAGATTTTTGTAGCAATTAAAAAGGCACTCAAAAGAATTTCTGTTGAGAATAGTTTAATCCTTCGGCAGTTCTCCCTCATCGCTTCCAACGTTCAAATCAACACAATAAATCCAAAACTTGGTAAAACACCACTAAGATTTTTTACTGAGTTTTTGTACAATCGTATTTTCAAAAATATAAAATATGTTGCATCTCCGGCAGATTTTGTTGGTAGATTCTACAACGAGTTTATATCATATTCTGGTGGAGATGGTCAAACTTTAGGTATTATTTTAACACCAACGCATATCACACAACTTTTTTGTGATCTTATTCATCTTACAGATAAGGATAAAGTGTTTGATCCATGCTGTGGAACTGGTGGATTCTTGATTGCAGCTTTGCATAACATGATAGAACAGAGTGGGAAAACAGATGAAGAGGTGCAAAGAATCAGAGATAGTCAACTACATGGAATTGAAATGCAGGACTATATGTACACTGTATGTTTTACAAATTTGCTATTACGTAGTTGCAATACGCAAAATGTAATTTGCGATAACTTCTTTAATGTCAATGTAAACAATCTATCTGGAAATGGTTTCACTGTTGGAATGATCAACCCACCATATTCTCAGGGATCATCCAAAGATCATTTGTTGTATGAAACAAATTTTGTTTTTCGTATGTTAGGATGTCTTGCTCCAAGAGCTAGAGGAATTGCAATTGTTCCACAGTCAGCAATGTTTGGGAATTCAAAAGCTGAACTTGAAATCAAAAGGGAAATTCTCGAGCGTCACACATTAGAGGGAGTGATTACGTTAAACACTCAAACTTTCTTTGGTGTTGGAGTTAATCCATGCATCTGTGTATTTACCGCAGGAGTTCCACATAGTAAAGACAAACTTGTCAAGTTTATCGACTTCTCTGATGATGGGTATGTTGTAGAACCAAAACGCGGGCTGGTTAAAACAGAAAGTGCGGATGCAAAAAAGGCGCATCTGTTGCAAGTTTGGAATGACGAAATTGTTGATAATTCAATATGTATAAAATGTAGAATAAATTCTAGTGACGATTGGCTTTATAATGCGAAAAAAAACGAAGAATTAAATCTTACAAATAAATTATTCACTCCATATAAAGAAAAGAGTGAATTAATAAAAATGATTTCAGAACTTGATACTTTGATTTTATCAAAACCAAAAATGTCTAGGGAAACAATAAACGAGAAAGTTACTGCTAATTTTACACTTGGACAAATATTTCCAAATATAATTCGTGGAACTGCAATTCCCAAACGAATACGTAAGCCAGGAACTCTTCCGTATATTTCAGCATCATTGCTAAATCATGGTGAGGCTGACTTTATATCTGTGGATGAAAAATACATCTATAAAGATTGCCTGACTGTTCCGTTTATTGGTGGTAAGAATTGCACATTTTACCATGATGGAGAATTTGTGCCAAGTTCAGATGTCGCAGTATTACAGAATGAAAATTTCGACAAACATGTTTATGTATTTTTGATTGGAATTTTAAATGTTATAATGCAAAAGTATAGCTTCGGATATAAGGCTTCCCTTGAACGATTACAAAAACAAACAATACCTCTTCCCATCACTTCCAACGGAAAGCCAGACTGGGAATTTATGTCTGATTATATAAAGACACAATTTCAAATTGTATTTGAGGAAGAACTGAAACGACTAAAATCTAAGCTCGATGAGTGGTATTGATTTTTCTAAGATTAGAGTGAGTCCTATAATGGACTCACTCGTGATTGATAAGATAACGGATGAGGTATACTTCAGCGAGAAATACGCGGATTATATCAGCAATAGCAGGCTCAAGCTTATCAATCCAGACCAGGGCGGAAGTCCTGAACAATATTTCGAAGGATTCTCTGAAATCTATTCAGACGCGCTAATACAAGGTAGATAAAAAGAATATTTTTTATAACGTATCAATTAATGAAAACAACTCAACAAATGGAAATGGAACTATAGAAAAAATTTCCATTTTTAAAAATAATCTCTGAATATACTGGGGCTAATAATAAGGTCAAAATATTATGTACAAAATGTGGCAATCAATGGGAGGCTATCCCTAGATCAGTTGCCAAATCACAATGTGGCTGTAAATTTTGCCAATTAGCAGAATCAAAACATAGAAAAGCCCATGATAAATTTTTCAAACAATTAGATAAAAACAAATTCGAATTGTTAGATTTTAACTCTCCAACTGATGTTGTTGTAAAATGCAAAATTTGCGGAAATATTCGACATACTACATCTGATAATATCCTAAGATATGGATGTAGAAAATGCGGTTTTGTATTAAGTGCTACAAAACAGAGTTTGGGATTAGACGAATTTATTAAAAAGGCTAACATTGTACATAATAACAAATATGACTATAGTCAAACTGTTTATAAATCATATCATGACAAATTGAGAATTTGTTGCCCAAAGCACGGGCCGTTTCTTCAAGATCCATGTCATCATCTTAGAGGCCACGGTTGTCCAATATGTTCTGGAAGTTATCAAAGAACAACTGAAGACTTTATCAAAAAAGCAAAAGCCGTGCATGGAGAAAAATATGACTATTCAAAATCAGTATATACTCGCAACAATGAGCCACTTATTATTACATGCAAAAAGCATGGTGATTTTAAACAAGTACCATATGCTCATGTAGATTTAAAATGTGGATGCCCAAAGTGTGCTGCTTCTCATGGTGAACAAGAAATAATCAACTATTTAAAAAATATAAATGTTGAATATGTTCATCAGTATTTTATAAATATTAATTCAAAAAAAGTAGTTGTTGATTTTAAAATTGACATCAAAGGAGAAGTTTATTTTATTGAATACAATGGAGAGCAACATTACAGACCAATCAAATATTTTGGAGGAAATGAAAAATTTGAAAAGCAACAAAAGCGAGATTCAGATTTGAGAGATTATTGCAAAGAAAACAAAATTCATCTTCTTGAAATTAAATTTGATCATAAAGAAGATATAAAAACATTAATTGATAATTTTATAAACGCTGCCGTTTCACAAAGTGATTTGCGAAATTATCATCCTGCTAAATCGGTGAACCCTGAGATGGGAATACCGAGTTGTTAAATGTAGAGCATAGGACAAGATCCCACGAGAGCAGGACTTCTTGATAAAGAAGAAAATATATGCCGAACTATAGAGAAAAAAATCTATAGAAATTGAAATAAAAAGTTCAATGATAACAAAATGAGCGCTGTTCACGAGTTAGTACTCCAGCCCGAATATTTCGAACTGGTCGAAACAATAAACCGACCAACAGGAAAACCCGGGTTCATTTCAGATATTGTTTACAAGGAAACCGTTTTGCCAACAGACGAAGAGATCATAGCGGCTGCCAAAGAGGTTGATTACTACGGCGGAAATCTCAACGCTATACAGATGAAAGAGTTGAAAGCTAAGGTCTTGCCATATTGTGAGCAGAGAATGAACTATGAGGCAAGGTACACTGGAGATAAGGAGCTGATCTTTCTCGGTGAGGCGATGAGAGAAAAGGTCAAGGTTTGTGTCTCTAACCTCTTAGAGAATACCGAGATCTATTCACTTCTTCATCCTACCGGGTTATTGACAAATCCCATATCGGAGAATGAACAAGCTATCCTTGTTGATCTAGCCGTTGATGTAGAAGGCCATGAGCCGATAGTGTTAAAGCTGAAGGCAAAGCTTGATAACTTCACGATAGATAAAGAGAATAACAAACTCATCATCAACGATATCAAAACACACGGTCGAAAGATTGGAGAGTTTGGCGATGCTGTCAACAACTGGCGGTATATGAGAGAGATGGCAGTGTATGCCACACTGTTGAATCTTGTGGCTAAAAAGTTCTACGGCATGGATAGAACAGATATCGAGGCTAACTTCTTAGTTGTCTCTACTATTCCGCCGTATTACACGAAAGTCCACAGACTACGCAGGGAAGATTTTCTGGTTGGTGTTGAAGAGTTTCAAAGATTATTAAAAATGGTTGCATATTATACATGCTATGGAATATGAAGATAAAAAACTTGAGTATATCGAACGTTTTGGTTTAGGATATATTGGTCCTGATATAGAGAAACGTTTTGTACTAATAGGTCTTGTGTGTTATCTTACACATAAGGCAAGGGAGAAGAACCCATCGACTACGTGTTTGGAAATTGTCCAGGCTTTAAATAAAAAGTTCTGGATCGAGGAAAGTTTACAGGAGAGGATCGCAATCATCTCAGAGGACTTTATGTACGGATGCACGAAATTTTCTACATTCGGAATTAAACCTTCCGAGATAATTAATACTCTAAAAGATATAATTGATGAGATGTTGCCATTTTAAGATCAGAAAGTGAAATGAAAATACGCGATGAATGTTGTACACAGTCGGAGAGTTCACTAGAAAAACGGTGAGCGGATACAATGAAGGCGAGGCATTCTCGAAGCTACCGTTTATGGTAGTCGGGAGTGCCACGCAAGCATTCAACAAATGGAAAGAGAACTATAAGCATCCTATGAATGAGATGGCCGAAAACCAGTTCATGCTTGACTATCTTGCTAAGATGTCAAAGAATGCGCCAGGTATCGGCTACTCAATCCTTATAGACAAGCCACACCAAGACACACGAGTCAGACCCTGGAAGTTTACAAGTATCCCAGGGTATAAGAGACTAACACGTAGAAAATTAGAGGATGTGATCCAAGTCATAGGATACGATAAGGAAGGGCACACCTTCCTTTTGGGAGAGCTTAAAGGACACTATAAAGACGCCATGAAGGTAGCACGTCAAGCATTCGCTGACGGCTTCAAAGGACACATCGAAGGGCGCCATATCTATCGAGTACCTCAGGATTGCGTCGAGCTTTGCTTTGCTGCTGATTACGCACCTAGTAAGTTTGCCAATGAGGGAATTTGGATTTGTTTTGGCATTGTTAATAAACCAATAGTAGAGAAAGAAGAAGAATGAACAGACCGGAGGTTTACGTTGTGCTTGTGGGAGACGGAGAAGACAAGCACGTGCATTGTGTGGCAAAAGGCCCACAGATAGCCAAGAGAATCCAAGCAGAGCTACAAGAATCCCAAAACTTCGAGGGATTGCCATATAGTAAATGGTACGCTCTGCAGTATAGATTAAACTCTTTCTATTCGGAGAATAATTTGACAGATGAAGATTTGGACAGTACAGAGGGCGAGCTTATCCATAAGTATATCGACAAGACAATTGACATAGACCTTTGGAATAAAGCCACCGAATACTACCAAGACACAGACCCAGATGTTGTTGAAATTGTAAAAACTGAAATGTTTAATCGCTGATGGAAATCGAAATGAAAGATCTGCTCGAAGGGCAGTCAACAATTATTAGGGGAAAAGAGTTTAACGAGACAAAGGCATATGTTCAGCCTTTTATTGATAGATTCAAAAGTGAGACGGATGATTTCCGAATACGTGTCATTTCACCTTCGCAACTTTCAGTATCTGCTGATGGGACAGTAAATCAGGTATATAATCGCGTACTCATTGAGGCGGTTATTCCTACTGCTTTTGATATCGCTGATGTTGTGGGTATGACCTATGCGCTGGATGTTAGGTATCCTGTCGTCAAATTTTTCAAGGGAGTCAAGGATAACTTGGAAGGTGGGCAGTTGTACATAGACAATACAAACAATATAGTCTACGGAGACATTACACCAGATACTCCTATTGATTACTCTATTCTTGATAGGCTCATTGCAAAAGAAGTGAAGACTAACGAGTGGATGGAGAGTTTAAAAACTAAGGATTTCGATGCATCCAATGATAATGTCAACTATACACTCGGGCAATGGGTACGCTTTGCGTTGAATATAGAGAGAAGCACAGACTACGGAACAATAAAAATAGGATATGCTGATATCGTCTCCGGATACAAATATCTTTTCGAGACACGAGACAGCAATTACTACAAAGGGCTTGGAGTTCATACCGATTATCTGAACATCTTCTCGGCTATGAGTGATGTGATCTACAACGGCAAAGACATTGTAAATATTCCAGAAAAAACCGTATTATTGAAACAGATATTGTCCATTTGAACTAGCGGGGATTTCCCCGCTTTTTTGGTCTATATATGTTTAATTTTAAATAATACGAGTTATGAAAGTAAAAAAGAGGAATGGAGAATTGCAGGATTTTGATTTCAACAAAATCCGGTGTGCCGTTATGAAAGCTTTTGAGGAGTGCGGTGTTCAGTTGTCGAAATATGAAGAGAAGGACCTATTCGAGTCTATAGAAGACAAGATCCCGAATTTGGAGAAAAACGGAGTAGTTGATCTTGAGGATATACAAAACTTGAATGAAAGCCAGCTGATGTTCTGGGGATACTATGACGTAGCTAAGGCGTATATCATATACCGGTATAATAGGCAAGTTGAACGTGATAATAAGTTCGAGGAAAAACTTTTAGGAAAGAAAATCGACAATCAAAACGCAAACGTTGACGAGTATTCTTTCGGTGGAAGAACTGGAGAGGCAAGTCGGATAATGACGCAGAACTATGCACTTAATCATTGCATGTCCAAGCTTGCCAAAAAGCGACACCTTAACAATCAGATCTACACTCATGATTTGGATTCTTATGCGACAGGTATGCATAACTGTTTGACTTTGCCTTTTGATAAGTTGCTTGCAAATGGATTTAATACAAGACAGACAGATGTAAGACCAGCGAATAGTATAAATACTGCATTCCAACTTGTGGCGGTTCTCTTCCAATTGCAAAGTCTACAACAGTTTGGTGGAGTTTCAGCTAGTCATCTTGATTGGACAATGGTTCCATATGTTAGAAAATCTTTCGCCAAACATTTTGTGGATGGCGTGAAATTTTTAAAGAATCAAGAATTGAACAAGAACGAATATTCGTCTCTGGAAATTGACAACAAAAAGTATAGGGAATTTGGTGATGAGTGTTTTAGTTATGCGAAAGAGTTAACCGAAAAAGAATTGAATCAGGCAGTCGAAGGGTTATACCATAATTTGAATACACTTCAAAGCAGGTCAGGAAATCAACTCCCTTTCACATCTATCAATTACGGAACTTGTACCTTATCAGAAGGTCGGATGGTTATCTCGGCACTTCTTAATGGTTCAATAAACGGAGTTGGTAAATTTCATAGAACAGCAATTTTCCCATGCGGAATTTTCCAGATTATGAAAGGTGTGAATAAAGAACCAGGAACGCCAAACTACGACCTCAAACTTCTTGCTTTAAAGTCTACATCTTTAAGACTTTATCCAAATTATGCAAACGTAGACTGGAGTGGAAATGCTGGATATGATCGTAATGATCCCAGAACCTACTTCTCTACCATGGGTAAGTGAAAACTACAGCTCATGTAAAATCTCCTTAACCTCGCCAGAGGGTGTCCATTAAAAAATGGGCTAACGGTTAGATCTTAAAAAGAAGAGACCGTGCTAAACAGTAATACTATGACACAAACAAAATATAGCGATATATATATTGATGGTGTAAATATATATAAATACATACGTGGTGAATATCACAAACTTTCACAATGGATAGATAATGTTGGATATTATCAAGTTGCTTTCCGTATAGATGGGAAAAGAAAATATATTCGAGTTCATCGTTTAATTGCTGAAACTTTGTTGCCAAATCCAGAAAATTTGCAACAAATAGATCATATTGATGGGGATAAATTAAACAACAAATTGTCTAATCTCGAGTGGGTAAGCAATGCAACAAATACACAAAGGGGATATGATAATAACCTTTATCGTTTTCCAACACGTGCTTATGCAATTTCTGCTATAGAGAAAGAAACATCTAAAAAATATATTTTCAAAAGTATCCGTTCATGTTCTGAAAGTTTACATCTTAACAGGAAAACACTAAGCGCTATTTTGAATCATAAAAAATCGAATAATTATAATTATGATTTTTCATATATTACTGAACGTGTATCGACTAATCCCGATGAATATACGGATGTAGAACTGGAGATAGGCACCAGCTCGAAACAGGAGACAACTTCTAATTTAGAAGTTGAAGATATAGTCAGTGCTGATGGCGACATCAGATAACATGTGTAGAACCGCAAATGGTTTTGATATTAACGGATTCGGCCAACTCAAAGATGGGCGAGGGAATATTTGTCCTTGTACGATAATCCTGCCAACAATCGCAATGGAAGCCAATGGGAATATTGAGCGATTTATGGAAATCCTCGACGAAAGAATCCATGAAACAAAAGATATATTGATCGAACGTTTCAATTGGATTTGTAGTCAGAACCCAAAATCTGCGAAGTTCATGTGGGAAAATGGAACGATGGAAGGATATATTCCAAAAGAAGGTATCCGGAGCGCATTGAAACATGGAACACTTGCTGTTGGTTTACTTGGTATTGCCGAAACTTTACAATTGTTGATTGGAGAAGATCAAACAACACCAAAAGGTCTTGATCTTGCCAAGCGTATTTTGCAATTATTCAAAACTCGATGTGCAGAATTCAAAGAGCAGAATAAATTAAATTTTGGTGTATACCTAACACCTGCCGAAAATTTATGTTTCACTGCGATGAAAAAGTTTCAAAAGAAATATGGTATAATCAAAGATGTATCTGATCATGAGTACTTTACAAATAGCATTCATGTTCCAGTATGGAAAGAGATGACACCATTTGAAAAGATCGACATTGAAAGTCAACTCACTGGATATTCTTCCGCTGGATGTATTACATATGTTGAACTTGATTCATCAGTCAAGTATAATATCGAAGGTTTGGAAGAAATCGTCGACTACGCTATGGATCATGATATACCATATTTTGCAGTAAATATTCCGAATGATACCTGTAATGATTGTGGATATACTGGAGATTTTACGGAGAACAAATGTCCGATTTGCGGTAGCGAGAATATCACAAGACTAGCAAGAGTGACCGGTTATTTATCTCAAGATTATAGGAATTTCAATTACGGTAAACAATGCGAAAAAGAGGCACGAGTTAAACATATCAGAAAAATATAATGAACAGGTATAATAGCATAACATATCCAGATCTGAATAACGGTCCAGGTTGTCGTGTTTCCATCTTCCTCCAAGGTTGTCCTATTCATTGCTCCGGGTGTTTTAACTCTGAGCTTTGGGATTTTAACGGAGGCCGGGAGGTGAATGATGGAACACTCGATACTATCCGCTCTTTGGTAAACAGGCCATATATCAAAGGCTTGTCTATTCTTGGAGGAGAGCCGTTGTGTGAAGAGAACCTGCAAACTGTCGCTGCACTATGTGATATAGTCAAGACGATCCCGGACAAGACAGTCTGGATTTATACAGGCTACAGCTACGAGGGTTTCAATGAAGGCCAGAAACAAGCGATAGATAAAGCAGACGTAGTAGTAGATGGAAAATTTGAAAAAGGTTTGTATAATCATGACCTTATTTTCAAAGGTAGTAAGAACCAGCGAATCATCGACTGGCAGAAAACGAAAAATGAAAATCGAATCATTCTCGTGAGTGATTACGCGGAGTGATAACTAACAGCGGGCGCCTATAACGGGTGCCCGTTTCTATTTTAAAGATTAACCATTTAAAAGATTAGAAGATTATGAGAACATACAGAAACAAACAATATGACATTCCAGGAGTATATAGAGAACCGTTTAGAAAGTCGCGCGTTAATGAACTATGAAGATCTGGTGTTAGGATTAGATAATGCACGCGTTAAGAAATTAGCATCTAGCAGATATGAGCGTGATAGTTTGCTTTTAAATAGCAAGACAAAGGAGGAATATATAGCCGAAGTTTTGACTCGTATATCACAAAAGGACGCTTTCACTTGTACGTCATATGTCAAGCGTCCACTTCAGCAGAACGAGGCAGAGCTTGCACAGTTTGATTTTATCCGTGAAAACCTGGATGATTTTGATATGGAATTCACAAGGCTAAGTACTACCGGCTACTCGGTAGATGATGATGGCGGTATTGTGAGCGGATCACGCCCGAGTACACACACCATAGACTTCCAGTTTTCCAGATCCTATCTGTATTATGTATACGCAAAATATACCAACTGCTATAATGAGGCGCAGATGGATGACTTGCTACATTTTGCAGAACGAGCACAGCATAACAGAGAGAGAAACGTAAAGTTTATATTTCTTCTTGATGGTTCTTTTTATAGCAAGAAAACAAAAACGCATAGCAGATATTATGGAGAAACAAGACTTGAGTATTTCAAACATCAATACAGAAGTCGGAAATTTATAATAGGAACATCTGATGATGTAGTTAAAAAGATCGCGAGATTAGAAACTAGAAAATGTAATTTAGAACTTTAAACCTTTAATGATTTAAATAGTCAAAACAAAAGATGACATAATTATAAACTAGAAATTCTTTTTCATGGAAAAAGTAAAACTAGGAGAACAGCAAGCGCAAGCATTGGAAGAGATCCGTGAGTTTCTACTTGGTGATGATTTTGCTTTTTGTTTGTATGGCAGCGCAGGAACTGGCAAGTCCTTTATGGTCAAGCAGATTATAAAACTTGTAAAGAGTATAAGAAAGCAGTATTGCCTGGTTGCTCCTACACACAAAGCCGCGCTCGTGATGCGAGCATATACCGGAGAACGTGCTGATACTCTACACTATTTGTTGGCTTTATCTCCAAACCTTGAGATTTTGAAGCTCGACCTTAACCAGTTAGAGTTTCAGAGTAAAAGCTCAGAATTTATACCGATCAGGGGTGTTGTTATCTGTGATGAAGCATCTATGATAAATGACGACCTATACGATATCCTTATTGAGAAATGCTCGGAACTTAACACAAAAGTGATATTTTGTGGAGATATCAAACAGTTGCAGCCTGTGGAAGGTCGCAACTATTCAAAGGTCTTCCAACTGAAAAACAGATTCGAGCTTACTAAAATCTACAGACAAAAAGACGGGTCAGCCATAGCACCTTTGCTTCTTGAATTGAGAAATGACGTGATAGGCGACATTGAGACGAAGGAATCAGAGCATGGTAGCCTGTACGTATACGACGATATCAAAGAATATGCCGACCAGATGGTGCGGTGTTTTAAGGAAGGAATAGAACGCCAAGATGTGTTGTACGCAAAAGCGCTAGCTTATACCAACAACAGAGTTGCAGAGTATAACCGCGTAATGCATCAGCTAGTCTTTGGAAAAGCTCCATATTACAAAGGTGAGATATTGACAGCTTACAGTAATTTCAGCGGAAAGAGAACTAAGTTTTTCAACAGCATGGATTATATTATCGCAGAGGAACCTATAACAACTGAGGCGTATGTTAAAGATCTTAGAGAAACATTCCTCGTTCATATGTTAACATTAAAGGATCCACTATCCGGATTTTCTGATGTTGTGTACATGATGGATAAAAACAACGACGAGGAAAAATTCGATATGTTAGCAGCAGAAGTTGAAGGAATCCGTGTGAAAGCTTTAAACTCTACGGGAAAAAGGAAGTCTATGTTTTGGAGTATGTATTTTAGACTTACTGAAACGTTTGTTTTGCCACTCGATCTTTATTACGAAGGTCGTATGGTTATGAAAAAAGGGCTCGATTATGGCTATGCTATAACAGTTCACAAATCGCAGGGGTCGTCTATCTCCAAAACCTTTGTAGATCTGAGAGATATAAGAAAACAGAAGATAAGAGACGAGCTGAGACAGCTGGAGTATGTGGCATTGTCTCGTGCGTCTGGTGATGTTTTTATTTATGAATAACCTATGGTAAAAATCGATGTCGTGTTTGCTGATCCGAAAGAGATCACTGATGACGAGATGTCTCGTCTTGTTGATGATGAAGTCGTACACTATGAAATAATAGACGGCGGAAGTCTTCGAGGTATTCCAAAGATGGCAAAATTGAAGAGTCTGACAGCTGCGAAGAAAACACCGTTTGCGGTTGTATACAATCCAGATAAGAGTATAAAGCGAGTCTATTATAGGGAAGAACACCAGAAGCCCATATCCAAGATGCTTAGGAATATAGAATTCGAGAAATACAGAAGGACGGGATTTTATGAAGGAATACCCAGAAATTACAATGATGAATTTTTTAAACAGCGAATCATGGAGTTAGAAGTAAACATCAAGAAGCTAGACGAGCGTGCAGTATTGCCAAAGTATGAAACAGAAGGGGCTGCGTGCATGGATTTGGTACCTGTAAGTGTAGAATACAAGGAAGACATCGACTGCTGGGTTTATCATTCCGGTTTAAGTTTTGAGATTCCGGTGGGATTTTTCATGTCGATACAACCACGAAGTAGTAGTAGGAAGAGCGACGCATATATGCCAAACACACCGGGTATAGTGGATGCTAGAAAAATTATGTCTTTAATTAATTGAAAAAAATGGAATGTAAATGGTGTAAAGGAGAAATAAAAAAGAACGTCTACGGTTGTTGTTCTTATCATTGCTATGAGCAATGGTTGAAATTTACAAAAGAACCAAACACAGAATGTGCAATTTGTGGTCGAAAACTTTATATCAAACCATCAGCATTAGCAAAAATAAAGTTTGGGCCTACATGTTCGCAATCTTGTCGTTGTGCTTTGGCATCTAGAATAATGAGTGGATCAGGAAATCATCAATATGGTTTGACCGGTGATTTAAATGCATCATTTAAAAAATCAGAAGTCATAACAAATTACGGATATATTTTGACATATGTAAAAGATCACCCATTCCCTCATGACAAATCCAATCAAACAACGCGAGTATATCAGCATCGGTTAGTAATAGAAGAAAACGCTGATAATTTTCCAAGTGAGTTTTTCATTATAATTGATGGAAAGAAATATTTAAAACGAGAATATTCTGTTCATCATATTAACGGAAACAAAACAGACAATCGTATTGAGAATTTACAAGTATGTACAAAATCAGAACATACAACTTTACACAATTTGCAAAAAGAAATTCTCAGGGATGAGAAAACAGGACGTATAGTTGGTATCGTTAAACGGGAAGAAATGGGGGGAAACCTAGAAAGAGGCAATCCTCAGCCGGTCGTCAAGTTAACAGATGACGAGGGTCCAACGACTAACTCTTGAAACTGAGCAATCAGAATATAATAGAGACACGAGTATCCCGCACGGATTAAACCGTGAAGATATAGTCTGATCTGCACGTATAATCTGAAGGTGCAGAAATTAGCGAATAAAGAAACGCTAAGTATTAACAACCCCGCAACGATGGACTACCGCGGGGAGGTTGTCGCCTGTTATAAAAACAGAGATCCAAATAATAAAAAGCCACCTTTTGAACTTAACGGTAAAGGTGTGGCTCAAATCATGATCTTACCATACCCTCGTATTATATGGCGTGAGGTTGACAAACTCACAGATACAGAACGAGGTGTTGGAGGTTTCGGATCAACAGACAAGAAGTCATGAATATCATAGATCGTTTAGCAGCTGCTACTCTCTGCTCTAAGCCTAGGGCAGAGAGTGCTTTGAAATCAAGCACAAGCTACGAGGAGGCAGTCAAACTTGTCAGATTATTACAAAAACAAGATGCGATGAATTTGGACTGTGAATGAATAATATGTGAGAAAAATAGTAATCAAACAGCTGTACACAAATGTTGATGATCAGCTGAGAAGGTATTTTCTGGATATACGTAGGATACCAGTAATGACTCCGGAAGAGGAGAAGGAGCTAATCGATCGATTGCCTGATCCAGAAGCAAGAGAGAGATTGATAAATGCGAATCTGAGATTTGTTGTTAGTATAGCCAAGATTTATCAAGGGAACGGTTTGGAACTCATGGATCTTATCTCCCTAGGAAATCTTGGCCTTTGTAAATCCGTAGAGTATTACAACAAAGACTACAACGTTAAATTTCTAAGCTACGCGGGATGGTGGATCAAGCAGGCTATCATTAACGGTTTAAGTGAAGACGTTAAGCCTGTCATAGCTCCGAATGTTGTAAGGCATGCGTTCAGTAAAATCAAGCGTGTCGTGAACGAGTACTTCGCACAACACGGTACAGAACCGGACCAGGAGTATGTAATGGAACACGCGAAGATTACACCTTCTGAATACAACCGGGCTATGATGTGTTTTGTATCTTTCGCTTCTCTGAGTGATACAGCAGGAAGTGATGAGCATGATAAAAGGGAGATAGGCGAGACGCTGGTTGCTGATGATGCAACTTTTGAGGATGATATGGATGACCAGGGAACAAGTGAAGCCATACGCGATATGATGGCTGATTTACCTTGGCGTGAAAGGATGGTCATCAAATATTCGTTCGGCTTTGATTGTCAGGCATTACCCGTTTCCAAAATCGCCAAGCTCATCAGCATAACGCCTGAGAGAGTGAGACAAATAAAAGCAAAAGTATTGGCAGAATTTAAGAAAAAAATAAGACGCGATGGACTATGATGTTGGAAATTTATGATCTTCAAGCCTATCCAAACTATATTGTTTTCACTGGATATAGACCAAAGACTGACGAGTGGTTTATATACAGGATAGGCGAAGGGATTAACGAATACGAGGCTCTCATGGAACATTTAGAAAGTGGGCTTTTGATGGTTGGGTTTGACAACATTTACCACGATTGGCAGATTCTACAAAATATGCTCGACTGTCGGAAGATGTTTCAAGGAAGCAATGGAACCAGTATCTGCGGGCAGATGATGCTAAGGATCGCGGGAATGAAAGATGGTACTATTGAAACAATCCCAGAGTTTCGGTTTACAGTTAGACAGATCGACCTATTCCGCATGTGGCACTTGTACAACAAGAACAGGCGCGCAACGTTGAATGATATAAAGTTCAGTTGCAGGATGTCGAAAATCTACACGTTGCCATATAGCTACGACTCTTTTATAGCGGATAAGGAACCAGTGGATGTATACAGCAAAAATAACGTTGAAGCTATCCATCGGTTCTTTCTTACCACTATCGGACGAGATGATTATCCTATATACAAGGGAATCAACAAAATCGCATTCCGTGAAGAGTTGAGAAAAGAGTATGGCGTGCAGTGTTTGAATACTGCCGATGCCGTACTTGGGAAAAAGATGATTCTGGTTTTATATTCAAAAGCAGTAGGCTTACCTATTTCTGAGATACGAGAGATGAAGACAGCAAGGGATACAATAAACCTTGGATCCTGTATTCCTTGGTTCTGTAATGTAAAGACGCCAGAGTTCGCCAATGTATTGGATACATGGAAAAAGACAGTGATAAAATCAGACACAGAGAACGACGTAAAGATTCCCGCAGTTTTTCATGATACTCAGTTTGTTTTTACACTAGGAGGTTTGCACTCAGTAGCCAAGCCTGGAATCTATGAATCAGATAATGATTTCGTGATTATGGACTATGACGTGCAATCCCTATATCCTTCGCTTGGAAGACTTCTTGAACTCTACCCGGAACATCTTGGTCCAGTCTTTACTAAGCTCTATTCTAAGTTTCTAGATTTGAAACTTGAAGAAGCAAAGAAAGAGAACCCGGACAAAGCAAAGATCGGACTTCTCAAACTTGTTTTGAATGCTATATATGGAAACAGTAATGAGCCAAAATCATTTTTGTATGATCCATTGTACACATACAAAACAACAATAGCAGGGCAAGTATTCACTGCTATGTGGTGTGAAATGCTAGTGACTATATGCCCGAATATTGAATTCATATCCGTAAATACAGACGGTATATGTTGTAAGATTCCAAGAGATAAACAGGAGCTGATACTTAGATTGAATGATAAGATATACGGAAAGTTTGGTTTTCTTATAAGTGTTGAAGAATACGAGCGGTTGATAGTTAAGGATGTCAATAACTATATCGCAATCTATCCAGGAAGCACACGAGAGAATGAACACGTGAAACTCAGGGGATGTTTTGATACTTCCCCTGACTATTACGGGGACACCTCAAAACGTGCCATTCCAAAGGCTCTGAAGGAGTTTTTTGTTTACGGTGTACCAATCGAAGAGTCGATAAAAAACAACCCCGATGTTTATGATTTCTGTTTGAAGATTAAACCTTTAACTGGTGGCTCTGTCCTATATAGGACAATACAACACGCACAAATAGAAACAAAGAATCTAGGAGAGTTTGCGAGGTATTACATCACGAAATCAGGTCCTGGTTCTATTCTTAGAGTGTCAGAGTCAGGAACACAGACGTTAGTCCATCCTGGGAAATCTTGTGCTCTCTTCAATTTGAATTGGGGAGAAAAGCCTATGATAGATTACAGCTTTTATATTTCCGAAGCAAATAAAATAAAAGATTCAGTAGTTAGTTCACAACTTACTTTATTCTGATGACAACAATTTCTAATGTCAAGGTTTATGATTTGGAGGAGAGCGTGATAGCAGCGCGGAACGCTATGAGACTTACGCCTCCTGAGTACACAGAGGAAGAATTCAATAAATCGCTCGAAAGGGCGGTAAAGCTTACAGATAGCGGAATAAAAACAGGCATCAGTTGCCATAGCAACTATCTTGTAGGGATCCGTGTGTCATTTGATATAACATATCCGCAATATCTGACCCCAGAGATGCAACGCTATCATTTCTTTGATATCGTCAGCAGCTCTTCCAAGATGCACAGATTGTGTAAAATGGACCTTTCTAAATGTTGCAACAAATATGTTGACCCGGAGATTATAAGGATTGAGCAAAAGAAGATCGACGCATGTAATATAACAATGAAGAACGAGCCAAATAATCCTGACCTATGGGAATTGTGGCGAGATGAAGCTTACCGCCTGTTTATGGAAATGGTGAGCAATTGCCCGCTTGGGCTTGAATTGTTTATGCGTGTATCTACAAACTATAAGCAACTCCAGACTATCTATTTCCAGCGTAAGCATCATAAGCTGAAAGAAGACTGGGGGGCTATATGTGAGATGATCGAGAATTTACCGCATTCTGAACTAATAATTGGATCATATGGTACAGATAGCAAGGGACAAGTCGGGACGTCTTGTGATAGGGTTAGACCTTAAAAGACACCAAATCTATAAATCAAAACAAGAGCTAAAAGATACACCTTACGGCATGAGAGAGTGCTGGGTTATCGATGAAGCAAAGCCCCTAGAGCCTAAGGAATGGATAGGTTCAAAAATGGTATTCCCCAAAAACGAGGAATATTTCAGTGAAAAAATTAAAAGTTTAACTTGGGACGATGAACCCATAAATTTATAAAAAAATGAAAACAAGAATCGTAGCACTTCTGCTAGCCTGGTTTTGTGGATTCATAGGATTCCATGATTATTGCCTTGACAGAAACCTTGCTGGACAAATTAAAGTGGGGATTTTTATAGCCTCATTTTTATGTAGTCTTTCATCATTCGAGTTTTTTAATATTATCAGTGTTGTAGGTTTCGCCAGTGTTATTTTATGGACACTTATCGACTTCTTTAAACTGACAGGCTTAACAGATGAAGAATTTAATAAACTTTATAACAAATAAAGATGGAACAATCGAAGGATTATTTGCGCGGATATTCTGACGGTATGGCAGACGCTCAAGAAACTATACTCAACCAGAGTTTAGCTTCGAGGATTAAAATGCTCGTAACAAACACGCTGCTTTTATGCATGTCTATTTCAATTATCGTATTATTTATTTCACTTGTTGTTCATATAATAAATAAAATTTTGTGATTTGATAGATGCTTCTTGTGTACCTATAACGGTGCACTTGAAGCATCTATCATTTAATTATATTTCACCATGAGAAAAGAAAAAGAAATAATAGAATTTTTTGAAGGACTCAAACCATTCAAAACAATTGATAATATCCCAAATATTCCAATTGTAGAAAGCGAGATATACAACAATTGTATTGTTCCAAATCTGATAAGATGTGGAGCAATACCAAAGGAAAAATTGATTACGGGAAAACGGTATGAAGGTGCTTGTAGGAATGCAAGCGAAGCAGAATGGGATGGAGAAAAGTTCACATATAAAAGGCATAAATTTGGAGATGTATATGATGAAAATATTAATCATTTCCAAGACGATGATGGATATGATTTGTTTGTGCCACTAAAAGAAATAGAAAACTAACAGGATAAAAATTCTTATATATGGTAAATGTAAAACCTTTTATCAAATGGGTTGGCGGTAAAAGTCAACTTATTGAACAACTGGATGCCCAACTTCCAGCTGACTTTGATAGTTTGGAAGATGTCACATATATAGAGCCTTTTGTGGGTGGTGGAGCTATGCTTTTCTATATGCTTCAACATTATCCAAACATTAACCATGCAATCATCAATGACATCAATCCAGACTTAACAACTTGTTATCGTACAGTTCGTGATAATCCAAAGGAATTAATTGCGTCATTACAAGACATTGAAAATACATATCTCTCTCTTAATACAGAAGAAGCAAGAAAGGAGTTCTTCATGGTTGTAAGAAATAGATACAACGAAAAGAATCTTGATCCAATAGAGAACACAACAAAATTTTTCTTTCTCAATAAAACTTGTTTCAATGGGTTGTATAGAGTAAATAAGAAGGGCTTATTTAATGTTCCTTTTGGAAGATACTCCAATCCGACAATTTGCAATTCTGAAACGATATTAAAAGATAGTGAGTTGTTGCAAAGAGTGGAAATATTAAACGGCGATTTTGAAGAGACATTTAAATATGCACAAGGCAATACTTTGTTTTATTTCGATCCGCCATATCGTCCACTGAGTGATACATCAAGTTTTAATAATTATGCAAAAGAAGCTTTCGATGATGACGCACAGATTCGCTTAAAAAAATATTGCGACCGAATCAATGATGCAGGTTTCAAATTTATGCTCAGTAATTCTGACAGCAAAAGTGTAAATGGAGAAGATAATTTTTTTGATGTGCTATATGCTGCATATCAAATAGAAAGAGTGTTGGCATCAAGAAGTATCAACTCAAATCCAAACAAACGAGGTGAGCTTACAGAAATATTAGTTCGCAATTATGCTGACACAAAAAAAATAACACTAGATTATAAATAATAGATTAGAGCAAATGTTGTATTTGTTGAATATATAAATAAGATTATGTACTTTATAACCGCTAATAAACATGTATAGTAAATATCATGAACAAAGATTTTGATAAGTTCATGTCCCAACTTCAAGAGACAAATCAGACGCTGAATTTCTTTTGTGATTTCGATAAAATTGCAGACAATATTGATAATATAAAATTGAGTCTTTGTATGCTCAACAGTCTGATTGGTGCGACTGATTTACGTAAAAGTGTAGAAATGATATGGAACAGGGATAGTTCCGCATTCCGCATTATGGATATTCTTATTGCAGTAAGAGGAAAGAAAGTTATTTTAAATTCTGCTGGTAAATGTATCATTCTTGACAGACTGTTTACAAGTGTAGATGGTATTATGGAGTATCTTGAAGGCACAGGACTTGCCAATATTTTCCGCGAGAAACGTATCAATAATTTAGTTGATTATGTTTCTGGAATAGAGGTTGGTCTTGATAGTAATGCTAGAAAGAATCGCAGTGGTAATGTAATGGAAGAAATGATTGCTGATATTCTGAAAAAGCATGACATAACATTTCGTCAAAAAGTGTGTTCAACAGAATGGCCAGATATTCAGAACATTCTTGGGAATGATGAAAAAGAATTTGATTTTGTTATTACGACCGATGCCAAAACGTATGTTGTTGAAGTAAATTTCTACAATAGTGGAGGCAGCAAACTTAATGAAATTGCTCGTTCTTACTCTGATATTGGTCCAAAGATAAATTCTGTACCAGGTTTTGAATTCGTATGGATTACTGATGGAGTAGGATGGAAATCCGCTAGAAACAAACTTCAAGAAGCATACAATATTATCCCAAGTATTTATAATCTTGTAAGTATCGAGGATTTTATTAAAGAAGTTAAAGAACAATAAAATATTAAAGATAACACTATAAGATTAAACCATTTGCTAGATTTAGAGTCATACATTAAAATCTTAACAAAATGAAAATAATCTATAACCGATTTATCCCGTTCAAGGGATTCATGGCGGTTAATCTATTTGGTGTTTTGTTTGTCCGTAAAGAATACGAAGACGATATGAACGAACACGCAGAAATCAAGAATATTGTAATAAACCACGAATCAATCCACACCGCACAAATGCGGGAGTTGTGGTTTATAGGGTTCTATCTTATGTATCTTTTCTACTATCTTTTTCTTTTAGCTAAGACAGGAGACGCAAAAGCTGCATATCGGAAAATCCCATTCGAGGCTGAAGCGTACGCTAACGAAAGGCAAGCTGACTATCTCGCAACACGTGAGAGGTTCGCATTTAAACATTACAAAGTATGACAAAAATCAAAGTCATGGCACTAAGCGACATGCATGGCATGCTGCCAGACCTTAGAGATCATCCTGTCGATCTTGTACTTATAGCAGGAGACATAGCACCGGAATATACGGATTACAACACAGATATCGCGATCTCTTGGTACACTCGCGAATTCTATAGATGGTGTAAGAGCTACGTATCGGCACAGAAGGTGTTTTTTATCCTTGGATCGCATGATCATGCACTCGAAAATTTCTATCCCATGTTGTGGGAGACATTCCACAGCAACGAGATGAAAGTTCAATTTTTACATAACGAGATCAAGATTTTCAGAAAAGAAGGTCGCGAGTTATCGGTATATGGTACCGAGTATAACCTCAACAATGGCAACCACTCGTTCAGCAAAACAGATAGAGAACTTAATAAGATCTATATGAAAAACAACGAGTTTGTTGATATAGTTCTGAGTCATGAGGCACCATATGGTTTCAGCGATACGAATAACCAGACAGAAGCCGCAGGATATCAAGGAGTACATCATGGAAGTCAAGCGTTGAGAAGATACATCCAGAGAATGGAACCTGAGGTGGTAATACATGGAAAATATCATTCGGCAACACATTTCAAGGAAAAACTACAAGATACCGATATCTATAATGTCTGCCTTATGGATGAGAACCATGAGCTGACTTTTAAACCTTTAATTTTTGAAATATGAACAACTTCAATTGGCAGTCTTTTCTTCGTGATAACAGTGAACTTTTCAAGTACAAACAAGAAGTAAAATTTCCAGCTAGCGATTATGATATCGATAAGGAAGCGGCAGATGTGGATGCTAAAGAAATCATCCGAATCTGCAATCATGCCTTGATCGATTTCTTAAAAAAGCAAGCAAAAACAGGAGATGTTGGAACTTTTAATTCCGCAACAGAAACAAGAGATGATGAGCCACATAGTGCTATGATCAAGCCAGATACAGAGGATGTTGTAAACAAGGAGCCAAAAGAAAATATGGATAACTTAGTCGATCATGCCGGTATATGTGCCGAACTCACAAACACATATAGAAAGAAGAACGCAGATTACGGGAACTCTTTTTCTAGAGCAGTAGAAAAATATGGCCTCGTCTCTGCACTTACAAGAATAAGCGACAAGTTTAACAGACTCGAAAGTCTTATTCTTCACAAGGAGCAAGAAGTAAAGGATGAATCAGTACAGGATACCCTCCTCGATCTTGCCAACTATTGCATAATGACAGTAATGGAAATAAGAAAAAATGGAATCAATTGATTTGGGTTTGCCTTCTGGCAATCTATGGTGTGAAATAAACCTGGGAGCTGAGAAAATAGGAAAGAATGGTAAATGGGCAGCATGGGGAGGTCTTGAACTCCACGGCGATAAAGAAGTCAAAGAGTTCACTATGTTTTCCAATGATGGCCATGACTATAGACTCGCAGAAAATAACATCATAACAAAGTATAATCTGGACGATCACCTTGAAAAGTTAGAACCAGAGGATGATATAGCAACGCAGCTATTAGGTCCCGAGTTCTCAATTCCAGGAAAAGATGATTTCCAGGAGCTAATAGAAAATACAGAGTTCAGTATTGCGACATTTAACAATTATAAATGCGCTAAACTGAAAAGTAAAATAAACAATGCGGAAATATATTTCCCAGTCCCCGGATGGTGCGCTAACGGAAAGGTAGAGTGTCCGGGAGAAGGTGGGATCTATATGACGGCTGATTTAACACCTAACCCGATGAAAGCCTACGTGGCAGTCGTTGATGGAGGGAATGGAGAAATGACCATTTCCGGGTCTGGTCTCCGTTTGTTAGGCGTACAAGTTAGAGCAATAAAAAGAAAAATCAATGAAACTTAAAGTATTCAATGGATCTGAGATATTCTTTACCTCAGATACCCATTTTGACCATGAGGCTATCATCAGGCTATGCAATCGTCCGTTTACATGTGTCGAGGAGATGAATGCCAAACTTATCGAAAACTGGAATGCTACAGTCGGACCAGGTGATACAGTATTCCATCTTGGCGATTTCTCAATGAAAGGTACGCAGCGAATACTACACATAAGGGAGTACCTAAATGGTAAGATTCACCTGATACTTGGCAATCATGATATCCCAAAAATAAATTTGGCATCTCCTATACGGGATGTGTTTGAGTCAATAACAGAGCAGCAAAGCATCATGATTGATGGCATCAAAATTATACTGAATCACTACCCGTTCCTTTGTTTTCCTGGACAATATAATCCGCATATGTGGCAATTGTTCGGGCATGTACATACAAGAGAGAACAACACGGGATGTGATAGGGACAGATTGAAATATCTTTTTCCTACACAATATGACGTAGGAGTTGACAATAATGATTACCGACCGGTAAGCTGGACTGTGGTAAAAGAGAAAATAGAAAAGCAAATAGCAGAGTATGACAAAGAAAGAAAAGCTGGAAAATATGGCTAATATAGCACTCTCAGCTGGAGCGATAGTTTCACTGTTAGCTGGAGCCAAAGCGATAAGCTACTTGCTGTTTGGTTTGGTCCTGTTTATGGTAAACACAAAGTGGTTAATATTTAAAATGGAAAATAAACTATGGTGGAAAAAATAAAAGAAGCGTTTGGCTGGCTTATCCTATTCGTGTTTAATATGCTCGGTGTTGGATGGTCTATTCTTGGAATAGATATTCTGGCAATAGCGCAAGCGATTAGCCTTTTGATTGCTATGATCTTTTTGATTGTAGGCACATCTACGGGTTATGTTTTAGCTTTTGCTCTTGCAGGACTTTTTGGTGCTGCAAATATTCTTTCATCACTTGCATTTTTCGGATTTGTGTTTTATGTCAAAGGTGAAACATTGAAGAAAATAAAAGAGGAATTTTTCTGCTAATATATGAAAACAATAATAAGAGAGATTGAGATATTGTTCATGTGTTTTGTTTCCAGTATGACAGGGATCGCGTTTTTTTGAAGTAAACGCGAAATTTGTCGGAAGCATTCAGTGTTTCATTTTTATTTTTGGGTGGATGTGCATTTTAGCCGGATGGAGATTTGAGGAATTGGGAATTTATCTCTTATTGGTCAACATGGCAATCGCAGCTATTCACACTTTAATTTTTGAAATTACTTATATAATAAAAGCGAGAAATGGAAAAGAAAATGTACCAAGTATTTAGCCTTGATATGTCATTCCAGCCATTCGAGACAGAAGAGCACCTGATAGGTGCAGAGTCAGCGGCTGATTTGATAGAGCATTTGCACGACGTATTCCCTGATCAAACATACATCGTAGAACGCGAAGATTGGATGGAAGATGAGGATTGGGAAGAAGTGCTCGAAATGGAAGAGTGCGAACCAGGAACAGAAAAAGTACAGCCTGGAATTTCCGAGGAAAAAGTAGAAGAAATCAAGGAGTCTATGGAAGGACATTTCCCGAGAGTTAAACTTGTCGAGGGATTATTTAGCGATAAGAAATATGTAATTTTATACACAGATTATCATATAGAATAAAATGGAAAGATGTAATATGTTTAAGTGTGCAATGGCTTTTCTTTGGAGTTTGTTCATTGCATTTTTTATTTTGCTTTGTTTGGCATCGTGCGAGCATAAAAAGGCTACAACTTCAGATAGGGAATTTATTAAAATTGGACTCTCTTCTCCATCGGATAATTCAAAGACACAAACAATTACAAATACGATTAAATGGCAAAAAGAATAGTAAAGCATACATACGCAGACGGAAGATCTGAGTATGTAATACAAACCAATAGGATTTTCGGATTTATACCTATCCCATGGTGGATTGAAGAATTTGATGAATTTGATACTGGAATATATTATACACTAAACGCAGCGATTGACGCTTTGAATTATTCAACACTTATAAAGTCAGAAGTAATAAAAACATGTAAATAGAATATAAGGGGGTGGTGAGTATCTGGAAAAATCCAGGTATTCATCACCCCCTTTTTTTTTAAAATATTATTATTGTCTAAAATATTAAAAAATCATGGGAGATAAAGCAAAGAAAGTAAGAACGAGCATGGCGTCAAGAGGCCCAAGCTCAATGTGTAATACTAAACAGTGCGCATAGTTTTCAAATGGTGAATTGAGAGATGCCGGTTTTAAGGTCTATGGTAATGCTTGGAATCTATCCGGGACAAAAGACGTTATCAATGGATATAGAGAAACAGGCGGCTCAAATGACAAGCCATTCAATGAGGCAGAATACAACAAAATGAATGCACAAGCTGCCAAGTATATATATGACAATCTAAATACTCAAGACTTAGATACCAACAAAGTCTATACTGTGAACATGTTTCACCCCTCAAGTACATTTAAAAAGCGAGCATATGATGAAAGCCGAAGAAGGACGTATGGCACACATACAGGTATATTGTCGTATGATCCAGGAACACAAGGTGGACATGGAGCCAGTAAATGGTATGTGACACATAATGAAGGCGGGCATGTGAAGAGAGAACCATTTTCTACTATGCAATATTCTGGGAAAAATGGAATTCCAACAACTGGGTCATATGTCACACAGATATCAGAACCTCTTGAAAATAGAAATATTTTTGAAAGATTCCTTGACAAATTGAGAAGTATGATTGGATTGTATGAAAGTGGTGGTAAGATATAGAAAAGAATAATTCGTAGGGATTTTTTATATGATTATAAATAAGAAAAGGACAAGTAGGATAATATCCTATTTGTCCTTTTTTTTTACTTTTCTCTTTCGTTTCTAAAAATGTCTGGTTTGATAGCGTCAAATGCTGGCTTGAATTGTCGAGATGCAGAGAATGTATTGATACATCCATCCCAGAAATCTTCATCACCAGTTGCAATTTTTAACCAATTAGATACCTATTTCCCAGTCCATTCAAATGCAAATGGCGTCCAGTTTGTGATTGGTGTACCGATTGAATCCATGAAATTAAAATCAAAAGATGCATTCCTTAATGAAGCAATTGCAATATTAGCTGCAGACAAACCAAGTCCTGCCATAAAATCATCAGATTTTTTGTTTTCATTCATGGCATCTTTCAACCATTCTCTAAGAAATCCTGAGATAATAGTTCCAAATAATATCCACATCATCAAATCTGTTGTGATCTGTTTAATGTTAGATCTGAAACGCTCGCGTACATCCTTATTGGAATTATACCACATTGAAGAAAAACCTTCTTGAATAGATCCTGTGTCATACATTGACTTTGCCATTGTAGATAACTGAAGCATCACTCCTTCTCTCCAATCCCCTACCCATTTGTATACAGGATATCCCGTGTCTTCTGTTACTGGTTCAAGATCACGACGTACATTGTTATCTTTGTCAACTTGATAGTATAATTTTTCACCTGTTTCTGGTTTTTCTATCTATTTATAGTGTCCTTGCAAAGTAACGCCACCAGGAGCAAGGAATAGGTTTTTCTTACCAGACCAATACGTCCTGAATTGCATCCACATTGAGCCAATAAGAGTTGACTATATCAATGATTTTTTTTCATGGGAATAATATCCGTAGATATTATCCGCTAAAGATTTCATACTCTCTGCTTGTTTATTTGTATAAGCTCTAGGTAGTGGTTTGAATTTCCCTGGCTCACGTACCCATGGATTTCCATTTTCATCTTTAACTCCTTCAAGTTCAAACTACTCAGCCATTACGTCATACAGCGCTTTTTGGTGCTTGTACATTGGATCCGATGTGTGTCTGTTTACTAACAAAGTGAATCGCTTATCTGCTTTGAAATCATATTTCAACACACCATCAACTAATTTATGAGCATCAAGACATCCGTCAGCTTCCATCTATGACCCAAAGATAACGCAACGATTATAGTAATCAGGACGAGAAGAAAACTTCATCAAGAAATTTGTAAAGTTATGAATTCCAAATCTGTCTGATTTAATCTTGTCGCCATATGTGTTCATATCCATATCATTCAATCCATATAATTCATTGATTTTCATGAATAATGTTGGATGAGATGAATCTCTAAACATATCTGCATATACTAATTTTGCAGCTTTAGTCATATTATGAAATGTGAATGATTGATTTCCATCTGGCTATGTAATAAACAAACGAATATCTGTGAATAATCCCTGCAACATCTGATAGAAAAACTACACCGGAGATAACGCCAAAGTAGCTAGAGATGCAGCATAACGCAATGAAGTCAATTTCTCAGCTACACCCTGATATCTTGGGTCAATAATAGACTGGTTGAAAATTTTATTCATCACATACTCTTTCAGGTACTGCCTATCATTTTTAAAACCAGAAGGATCATTTTGTAATGCAGCAGACATTGTTAAATGAATCATTGCTGCTTTAATCATTGGGAAAACACTATCCATATTTTCTTTCATAGAATATGCAAGATCATGTTTTATTACCAATGTCTCAAGGTTATGCTCTATGTTAGCAATGCCACCCATATCAGCGATTCGTTTAATTCTATCAGGACTTTCGTCATTAGTCACGTTGAACCTGTTAATCATATGATAGAAATTTTCATTTGCCTATTGCTGTTTTAAATCTTTACTAGCTTCAAATACACCTTCAGCTTTCATTCTCGCCTATTCCCATGCATACTTAGGATTTAAATATCTGAATATTTCTTTGATATTAGACAACAAGCCCTTTTGAGAATGTTTTGAACTTTCTGATGCAACTTCAAGAGGAACACGAAAATATCGAATATCATGTTCATCTCTCATCTTTTGAAGTTCAGATTCTGTATAATTACTATACCTGTTGTGATTTATCTCATTCAATACAAATTCAAGAAAATCTCGTTCTTCCTAAGTATCTAATGTGTTAGGATCAACAAAAACAAAATCTCCGTCTGGAGTGTGTTGCGTCATGTTCGCATATAGATCTGTTTGGTTCCCCAACGTGTGAGTTTGTAAACTTCCAAATCCCTTTGCCTTTTTAAGATTTTCAACAAGTTTGCTTATCTTGATCATCTTACGTTGCATATCATCTCGAGTTAACTGATATGCTTGTGTGATCATTTTAGTAATAGTATTTAGAGTTTCACTTGAAAGATTTCCAGGGTTATCTGTATATGTTCCAGATATTCCTTTTGTTAATATATTCGTACTTTCTAACCATTTAGAATGATCCCTGAGCTATTGTCTGAATTTGATTCCTCTTTTATCTGCTAAAGCAATAATAACTTGATTATACAACTGCATATGTTTCTTTTGTAAATTTGAATCTTTTACACTTTCTGTATCAGCAGCAAAATCATCTTCAAGCCTTTTTCTTAATTTTTCAAGTTCTCGAATTTGTTGCTCTGGGTTTTCAATTGCGTCATAAAAAGAACTGAGCGCATCTGTATATCCTGCAAATTGATAAATTTCTCCTTTGAAACCACTTGCTTTTCCTTCCTACATTATACTCTTAAAAGTATTAAATGCAAGCTGATATTTTGATGCAAGTTGTATATTCCCATTTTTAAAATTATCAACTTCAATTGGATCAATATCATTCAATGCTTTCCAGTTGTACGCAAGCTCTTCATTGGATAATGCTATACCCTAAGCTGATCCTGGATTCATTACTTCGATACCTGTAACTTTTAAATCACCAACGTCACCAAGAGCATTCAACAATAGCATTGTCTCTATGATTTCAATATTGCCAATTGTCGCTTCAGCAATAAGAGAGTCAGCTTGAGACTAAAAATACACATCATCTCGTCCAATACCTGCGCAAAGGTTTTTCATAATATCAAAATTCTTTCCTTTGTTGCTTTCTGCTTCCTGGAATGTTTTTGCATTATACAAGCCATAGTCAAGATTTTGTGTGGAAATTCTTTTGATATCCAATTCGTTTGTTATAACATTACGCAACATGATAACACCAAACTACTCGGCTGCATCGCAATCAACAACTTTCCATTGTTTATTGCAATACTTTGCAAATCGTTCTTTGAACCAAGTTGCAGATAACCCGTGATGATTTGCTGATGCAGTTGGGAATTTTACTTCTGATGTTTCATTTTCAATTCCCTCTTTTAATGCTGCAACAGTAGCATCATATTTTATCATTCGAAGGTTTCTGTCATCTTCAATGTATTTCTTAACCTAAGCCATCAGCGTTGCTTCTGCATCAGGTCCGGCTTTAACAACAAAAGTCTTTCCAGAACCTCCTCCATATGTATATGAAAGGTTGCCATCTTTGTTTGGTGTAAATCCACCAGCTTCGTTTATTTTATCCCTTAACCATTTGTCGTCAACCTTTCTTCTATCTGAATATGTGGGAAATAATCTTGCCATTCTATCTTTTACCTTTGTTAGAATCTGATCTGCTGGTATTGATATGCTATATTTGAATGGCAAAATTTCATTCAAGTTTGCTTGTGTCTTTTCATTAGTTAACTATACAGTGATATCTTGCAGTCCCTCAGTTTTACAATTTTCAAATGAGAATTTGTCTGTTGTTTCATCTAAACGAAAGCCGTCCATCTAAATAGGTAAAACATAAGCTTTCTTGTCTTTCATGCGCAAGCCTAAATCGGACAACATTCTCTGATATAAACCAATTTGATGGAACACTGTAATTTGTTTTGCGCTTGAATAATCAGAGAAAGCATGAATAGATGTTTTGTAATCCACAATGTGTGTTTGTCCGTGTTTATCAATAACTACTAAGTCAGCAATACCGTAGAGTTGTTGCGTACATTTTGATGCACCAATATGCGATTTGGCTGTCAAAGGCATCTCGGTATAAAATGTCAATGGACCCTACAACGAACTATTCAGCTAATCATAGAATGTTTTTGCAATATCAATAACCTGTGAAATCTAATCTAAAGATACACGTTCTGCATTTTCCGGTTTTAACATTCCATGTATCTTGCGACGGTCTGCATCTGAATTTGCGCCTAATGTCTACAGTCTTATCTTATATTCTTCGCTCTCTCCAGATACTTTCTAAAATAACAGTTGCAAAACTTCATGGATAGCAGTTCCGGTATATGCTTGTTCTTTCCATTTCCTTGTTATTCTTTTCCTGTAATCTTTGAATGTCGCATCATCTCCTTTTGCTAATTTATGAGTTGTGCCATCATCTCCTGGACCAAACAAATATTCAGCAACATCTTTTGAATATTCACCTTTTTCGAATTTTTCACGAAGATTTTTCCACAGATTATCAGAATTGAATTCAGGAACCATATGATCTCCATTGATATTTCGAACAGCACCTAGAAATTTATTCACACCAGTATAAGGAGCAACTTCGCCATTCAGAAGATTTCCATCATCATCGAATTCAGCCCTACTTGAATGCATGAACAGATTCATCTTTTTACGCAATTCGGATGTCTCTTTACCATGTTTTTTTATCAGTTCGTCCGCCTTTATTTGCTGTTCACTAATACTGAAAACAAGATCTTTGTATTTAGCATACAACTCACCTTTCTACATCAAAAAATCTTCAAGTTCAAGTTCAGATGTGAAAGGATTAATTCTTCCTTTTATATAATAAACACAAGCCATTAGTCACACACCTCCTTTAATTGTCCAGATTTAAGCATTGCTGATTTCATATTGTTTAACTTTCTATGTATAGAACTATCTTCTAATGGAAAAGAATTCACTGATGTCATCTTTGATGAATTAACCAAATCGGCAATCTGTTTCAATGAATATTTCCCAATATCCTATAGTTTAAGATCTCGTATTCCAAAAGAACCTTCTAGCATTGTATCTATCATTCTATTGACCTGGAATTGAACTTGGTATGCAATATCAGGATCTATAGAGTCAAATACAGATTTTTGGCCAGTTATAAATTTGGAATATTCAGTCACAAAAATCTCCTCGTTGATATCATTCCTTGATCTATTAGGATATGTACGTGCCAGTTTCTCATAGCCAGGAAGCTATTCAGACAAAGATATCAACTGCATATAAAGTTCCGGCTTTGCAAACCTTAACTATCCAATAAGCATGTGAGACAATTCATGTATAGGAGAATCAACAGAATAGTTGTTCATGTTTATATATATTTGCCCATTTAGAATGAATGCTTTTGGATTTGGATCTACTGCTATCACATCTTTAAACATTGGATCATTATGCAAATCATGCAAGTATATCTATTTGAAATGTATACCATATAAAGTTGCAAGTTTGCCAAATGCTGTATCAAGCACAATTTTAGAATTAACTTCTTCATCAGGTTTGTACCTAATTTCAAAGTTATTGTTGTATTTACTTGGACGGTGTGATATGTTAACAATTGATGTTTTATTTAAAGGTAAAATATCAAATTCCAAATCATTATATGTATCTTGAGTGTTTAATAATACAACAGCCTCATCAACAGTATCAACCTGAAATTTATCTGTCAGTTTAGATGTTTCTGTTGTATTGTTTTCTCGCAGCTCTAAAAATTCACGAGCATGCTCAGTAGTATCAGATCCATCTATTTCTGCTGGAGTCGGCCATCTGCCATTATGCTTGTCAGCATAGTCGATTATTTCTGCTTCAAGAAATAAATCAGAGAGACCGGTCCTCTCACTCAAGGACCGGTACTCATAACTTTTTTTATTTATACATGCATTCATTTTCAACAACCATTTTGTTTTTTCTTTTCTTGGGCTTTTATTACTTTAATCAGTGTATCTCTACTAATTGTTGCTATCTTTTTGTTTCTACTTATTATGATCGGATTATTTCTTCCTTTTAACTGCTCAGCTGGAATTTTACGAACCCCATCAGAGAATTCAATTTCAAAAGAACTTAATTTTCCTGCATTAAATTGTATAGAAATCCTTGGATAGTATCTCCGTTTTTTGCCATCTTCCTATTGTTCTATTTCTTTGTCTGGACGTTTTCCAAGTTCAATTAATCTTCTGCTGTCGCCTATTTCTTCAAGGTTAATATCCTCAGAATCATTTTCTGGTTTATTCATATCTATTTTTTTCTTGTCAAACGTCAGTTTCTTTTCTCCATTTTCATATGTAATCTTTACAGCGCCATAACCAAAAGTGTATGATGATTCCATTACATCATTACGCTTTCTGACATCATAGATTTTGTGATAACCATATTTATCTTGATCTGCGGCATAAATAATGATGAGATCTTCGCCATTTGGACCTGTGAATTTTACACGACTTGATTTTTGTAAAGAACCAGTTCTGAAGTACTAGGTATCAACTTTGGACCTTATCTCCTCAAAATTAGAATCATACCAATTTGCCCTTCTGATTTCTTCCGTGTATTCGAAATCATATGGTACATCGTAGTATTCATCTTCATCGTAGTAACTGTTTCCTTTTTTAGAAAAAGCATCCATATTTCTCAATGTTGTCCATTCTCCAGTATGCGGATTACGCTTTCTAACATATCCACTGTTTGCTGTCTTTGCACTAAAGATAGGAACAACATAAGGAAGAACATCTTCTACTTTTATGTCAGCTGTATTGTATCCAACAGTGTAGCGATCGCCATGCTTATCTGCTTCAGCAATGAATTGCTCAAGTTCAGAGATTATTCTTGAATTAGAAGCATCAACCAATTTTGTGAAAGTATTTTCACCTAAATTTCTACGCTAGGCAATTATATTATAATATGCAAAAATATCATGTATAGGAATACCTCCATATGCAATAGTGCTCAATCTCATGTATGCATTGACATATTTGTCAAATATGTGTTGATCTATTTTCTCTCTTGGAGATAGATTGATTGTCGGAATAGAGTAGTACAACTCTTCATTATGTGAAACTGTTTTGTTTGACGATACAACACCAAGACCTGCAACAAACTCATTTTCTGGGAATTGTGCTTTCAAATATGGGATAACATCCTACTCAACCCAAGCTCTGAATGATGCATTGTTGATATCAGAACCAAGTACCAACTCAATATCACCTTCCGTCTATATAGAATTGCCATCCTGATCAAAAACGGTTCCTCCTTTTGGAATCTTGAACTTCTAGTTCTTTGAAACAAGGAACTCATCAAGCATAAGATCATCATAGAATCGCCTTAATCCTTTAATTATGTCTGCATCAGATACAGACGACAGCTTCAATTGAGTCTTTACTTTTTTGTAATTATCCAATCCAAAGCGATACTTTGCAGATCTCAAACTTGCTCTAGTAGAAACTGTCAATGCCTTCAAGAATCCGTAAACATCCTCTTTTCCGAAAATAATTGCGAGAGAATTGAATGCGACTTTTTTGTTTTCAAATTCTTTGATTGCTTTATCTCTTGCTTCTTTATTGAAAACAAACTGTTCCAGATCGATAGCATTATCAACACCAAGCATTTCTTCAAGAGAAATCAGCATTCTATCTGACTAATCTTCTTCGTTTTTAAGACCTTGGTTCAAACTCAGAATCTGACCAAGAGTTTTCATCTCTTGTGCTCCTTCGAAAAGTTTTTTGAAATCTTTGAACTCCTCTTGATGTTCATTAATCACTTCTGTTTGAGTCACGTATGTGATTAACTCATCAATAGCATAGCAAACTTTTGCGCTGAAATCTGTACGTCCAGTTCCTTTTCGTGCTTCTATATATTTAGCTTTCAGTTCATTTAAAAAAGCGATTTTTTCCTCAGGTGTATCATCTTGATTTTTAGACATCACAGCTTTTTTCAATATTTCTTCACCTCCTGCTAACTTACACAACTCTTGATATACAGTTTTCTCTGTTCTTTCTCCATTTTGGGACATGAAATTGTATTTGCGTTTTAAATATTTCCATGGTCCTTGTTCCAGGTAACTAAATACACCGAATAATGTATTGAAAGAATCAGTCTGATCAGTGAAGCTATTCGCCTGTAAGATCTATATAGCAAGATCTCCAATTGGCCCCATTATAATCTTTGTAAGTGTATCAACTGGAACTCCAATCGTTACACCAAAGATATACATACCTAATGTTGCAGGATTTGCATTTAGCTTGTTCAAACTCAAATCCTTGGCATTATCCACAGACAAACTCAATAATGCACTAACAGCAAGAGCAGGATCATTCTATACTCCTGCATCAAGTAATTTTCTCAGCAATTGAGCATTTAGTGTATTTGGAGATTTTGGTCTTACGTCAGAAGGCAAACCATAATGTCTCCCGTTTATTGTTATATTAAAATACAGAGAATTTTGTCTTGGATCTTGATCTGAATTCATTATCAAATCATAGTAGTACTATATAGCAGATAATGCTTTCAATCCAACAGCAGCAATAGAAATACAATCCTTACCAACTTGGTTCTCAACAATACCATTTGCTTTTAATGTTACAGAACCAGGTTGTCTGTATTCAATATCGTTTTTCTTAGATGTATCTGCAATTTCATTCCATTCATCCTTACAACTATCAATAGGCGTTCTTGATTCAATCATATTCGCAGGATCTTTTGATACTTCTATCATGGATGATATCGTGATATTGTTTGCAATCTATCTTTGTACATGCGGAGATTTGATTCTTCTCAAATACAAATTGTGTTTGTTGAAAATATACAGTAATGAATTATTGAATTTTTTAATTAGATCTTCATCAGAAATGCCTCTTGTACTATCAACAAAGCCGTACTATTCTAATGTATCACGCAAATCTTTTGTGTCTGAAGTGTTTAGTTTTATTAACTTTGGTACAGTCTTCAACAATGCTATAATACTTGGAATGTTGACTTTCTTGTCTAATTCAAAGAAGATATGTTTCTTGTCAGATGGTTTGAATAACCCGCCAAACTATTTGAAATAAGTAAGAGCTTCATTTGCACTCGTTCCATCCAAATATTCAGTATCATCATTAGAAGACTACATGTTATTTTCGCGAATCTTATACTCGACAGATGATGGGGCAGGAATTCTTCTTGACTGCTGAATTTCCTCGTATGTACCATATTTTGCATACGGTGACCACAAATACAGCTTTCCTCCTTTATCAACAGAATATGTAGCTAATGATACAGTATCAATATCATAATCAGAACCTTGTAACCAAATCTGATCAGTAGATACGAATGCATTATTCACGTCACTGTCTACAAATCCAACCACACGCATAGGCATGAAAGAGTGCTGGCACTATGCAGGAATACGAGATGCTACAATATCAAGTGTTGTTTTAAAAGATGCATACATTCTCAATCCTTCTGTTCTGAACTTTTCCAGTAAGAATTTCGAGGAGCTGCTAGACATAGATTTCAAATAATCTTTGAATACCTCTTTGATTTGTGCGCTCTCGCTGCTGTCTTTCAATTCATCTATTATATTGTTAAGCTATTCATTTGTCCCTGATTCATATACAGAAAAACAACGATCAATATACCGATCTATATTTGTATCATCTACATTGTTGCCTAAAGTTATATAGCTATATTTGATATTATCCAAATAAAACTCTGGATTATCTGTGACTATAATCTTTTGACCGTATAAGTCATCCACAATAATGTTGTCGTCATTTCCAATTTGGAATAATTCTGCACCATTATCACTCAGCAAGATTCTGTTTCCGTTTATATCTATAGTTGTGCGTGGAGATGTTTCGTGTACACCTTTTAGTTTCTTGGCATTAGCTTTGCTAATAATATAAAAATGTTCTCCTGTGATATTTTTAAGACATATATCATACAAATTCTTGGAAAGGATACCGTTCCAGTTATCCATTAATCTTTTGCCAAAAAATCCTAAATAATTGATATCGTTAGTTGGTGTTTCGTTTTCTATGAAAGATTTAGATTCATAAGAATCCAAAATATTAGATACTGAATCGCCTGCTTTTAATCCGTAAACAGTTGCCATAACTTTTGGCATCACAACTTCATATGGTTCACATTCAACTGTTGATCTATCTACATCAACTTCTTGTCCGTTTATTTTTACACGAGTTCGATTTGCAACAATCTGCCTCAAGATCTCTTTTTGTAAATAGAAAAACTCTGGTGTAAGTTCAAGGATTTTTCCATTGATAGTCAATTTGCGTTCACCTGTTCTTCCAAGTACATAATTCACCCAGTCGCGAACTCTATCACAATATGCGATTGTATTATCAAAACCGTCACATAATTTGTCAAATTCAGACAACAAATCCGCAGTGTTTTGCGATAAATTATTCAAATCATGCTGTGATTCAATCCTAAGTTTAGAATCAATTTCTTTTACGACTTTATTAAATCTTTCTTTGTCAGAGATTACTCCATAATCAATACCTACTGTTTTGATTCCAAATGATTTCAACTCATCAAATGCTAACTAATCTGAGGATTTGATTTTTTTGATTATTGATTTCAGTTTGAACAAATTGCGGATTGAATCAATATCCATAAGCTAGAACTTATTTCCAGAAGTATCTTTGAATATGTAGTTTATACTTGACAATTCACGTCCAACATTAGCAACCTCTATGACTTTAGAAATTTTACCTTCGTTAATCTATTCAGTTAAAGCGATATAATCTTCTGCTGATGTAAGTTTTTGAACTTTAATTCTAGCACGATCATATATCTATCTTGCTTTTTCCTTAACTTGTTCATTCGTCAAATCTTTATTGAAATGTTTTTGTAATGCTTCATAAATTGAAAGTTCAACATATTCATTAAATGTTTGATCAGGCTCTCCGAATATTTCAAAAACATCTTTTAGATTCTACAAATCAAGTAAAATTTGAGATCCTTCTATTCTAACACCTTCCTTTATATTTTTTCTTGTATCTCGAATTCTTATGATATCAAAATCATTGTATTTGGTAACATTCTCGTCGTATCTCCATAAGTTGGGTATAATTTTGTATGTCTTACCAATACGGATTCGTGATGTGTCTATCTTCTTGAGCTTTGAATCATGTGCTAAATCAATGCCATTCTCTTGCATATATTGTTGCGATTTCATTTGTGAAATATCAGCAACATTTACATTGTTTGTTGGCTTTACCTTTACAACTATATCTCCTGGATTAGCATCAATTGAATCACCAAATTTCTACTCTACAAGTTCATCCTTACCGATAGCGTAGACAATTGGATCTTCAAGAATTTCGTATTCAATATCATTTTCATCATACAGCAAATCACCTTTTCTGAAATCAAAACGATCATTGCTGTCTTTGAAATTGAATGACACAATCATCGTGTTATCTTCGCTGTTCTATTTGAATGATTGAAGGCCTTTGACATTATATTTACGTGGAACTTTTATAGGTCGTTTCTATTCCAAGAAATGATTGTTTTTCTCTTGTAAGTTTTCACGAAGTGGGTTGTTATCACTGCGCATAATAACAGCAATATTTTTTGCTCTAGTCAATGCGGTATACATCAGCTTGGATTTAACATCATCTGTTATCCGTTTGTTATGCATAATGTCATCATGCTGAATAAGGACAACATCATAAGTAGAACCTTGCGCTTTATGTACTGTTGTTGCATAAGAAAGTCCAACATCAACAGCATCATTGTCTTTCATCCATTTTTTCAATCCTGGATTATTTTCTATAAAACGCTAGCCAAATTGCATTTCAGGTATTACAGTCAAAGAAACCGTATTGCCATTTGATAGCTCTACCTATATCTCCTGCGTGTGGAATGAACGCTCTGCATTATCTTTCCCAATCTATGCCTTTTGAGATACTGGATCTGATACACTGACAATCTTACCCTCCATGGAATTTTCAACAATCTCTGTGGTTTGTTTCATTACGACAAACTCACCAATTCCATATTGATTTTTTTTGTATCCTAAATAGTCGTGTATCTTATTGTTGAATCTATTCACCTCATTATTAGTATATGCAAGTATTTTGATAGCGCTCACATTTCCAGCTTGCACAGATTCTTTTATGAATTTAAGCGTCTGATCATTTAGATCTAAATTGCTAGAGTAGATTGCGCCACTTTCATTTTCATTTGTAATATTCGGAGAAGTTATCCCTGGAACATTATCGTAGAATCTTTCTGCATATCTCAAAATCGGGTTTTCACTAGACCCTTGTCTCATATTCTATTCAAGAGCGAATCTCAGTTTTACAAGATTCGGACCAGCATTTGGACTGAGATACATGTTCGGCTCTCGCATTTCAGAATCAAATATTGTGTAGTTATTAAACAAATCGTCTTCTAATGCTGGCAACTGACCTTTGTCTCCAAGTAATAACAAGATAGAACCTGATTTCATTTGCCACCTGATCATATCAATCTGCGAATTGCTTAACATGGAAATCTCATCCAATACAACAATATCTGCATTTTTGATTGGTGCTTGTTTACCAATATGTGTGTAATCAAATACTCCATATGCATTTGGCTTTATTCCAAGCATCTATGCAAAACTCAAAGATTTGTAACTTGAATATCGCCCATGCTTAATACTCTCTGATATATTGGAAGAGATTATATTTTTAGCTTTATGACTTAATGCTCCAACAATCAAATTTGCCTATGATGTTATCCTCATTGGTAAATTACGCAATATCGCATCCACAGTTGATGTCTTACCTGTTCCTGCTTTTCCATCAATTACGATTGTTGAAACTTTTGTTGATTCATCACCAAAGTTTTCCGTGATCAGTTTGATTGATTCGCGTACAGCCTCAGACTGTTTTTTGTTTAACTGGAAACCATTTGATATGATACTATCAGATACACTTTCATCAGTAGGATTTAGTTCAATATTGTCGTTGAATTTATTAGAGAAATTTTCACGCCCTTCTTGTGCATCTACGTACATCATAGAAACTTCTGGATCTATGAATGTGCGTCTCTCTCTAGTACCTTGCTTTGTTATATCTATTTTTGACATAACTGAGTTTGGACCGCCGAGATATGTAATGCCATCGATACTATCAATTGCTTGTACAATAGCGTCTTTTGCTTTAGTATAGTTGTCTAGACGTTCTTTCTTACTCTTTGTTGTATCTGCAACTATTGCGAATTTAGATTTCAAATCTTCTGAAATGCCAGCAATTAAATGGTTTTCAAATTTATATCCATCCCCACTTATATCTTTTGGACTTCTTGCTATACCTTCAAGTAAATTCAACAGATCATATAACTCATTGGCATCTTTTACAGATTCTTGACGACCGAAGCAATATGCAGTATTTTCAACATCTGTCTTTACTGAGTACAAAACGGGATCAATTCCATTCGGCGACATGTCCCAATTTGATTTATCAAGCTTGCCTTCATGTATTGCTGCACAAATAGCTGATTGATCAAATGTGTCTTCAGTAGAGTGAGTTGAGAGCATTATCTTCTTATTCACCTATTGAAGCATTTGATACAAAGAAGAAGGAACATAATATTCCCATGTCCGTCCGGCCATTGCCAGCTCTTGCTTTATAAACGATGCATTTATAACCTCTTGAGAATTAGATATTGCAAAGAAATTTTGCCCAGCTATGCGTATTGGCACGATGATAGCATCATTACCAAAGACCTTTTTGACATCTTCAACAGTGCCAAGTGCCCCATCTTTTGAAAGCGATTCGTCATCACTACCGATTAGCAGAAGAGCACCATTTTGTATGGCCTTTTTCCCTTCATCTATGATGCCTTCATTTATCTTTTGCTTCGGCTTGCTCTTTGGATTCAATGTGCAAATCAGTACAATATCACCATTTTGATACTATGAACAGTTGACTACATCTGGATCTTGTTTTAGTGCCATTGTGACACTGCGCTCAGACAAATAATTTTTTTCGCTATTTTCCGCAGATGGCAAATATCCTATATATTTGTTTGATATCTAAGCCATGATATTGAGCTGTTCAAAATCTTTTTGTATTTCCTGTTTCTTTGAAAATACAGGTTCGAGATTCGCTGTCTCAAATTCATATGCCCAAGATACATTCTCCAAAAGTTCTGCAAGTATCCTTGCAAGACTTCTATTCGCTGGCTATCCATCATATATTACCTTTGACGTATCTTTTGCCATCATATTTTTGTAAGCAAGAATAAGTTTAGGATTTTGATATGCCCACAATTCATATAATGGTTTCAAAAATGTCTCGTATTCTTCTTCTCCATATTCTGATGGCTTAGTATTTGTTGCTTCGCTATAATCATCTATTATTTGTTTGATTGATTTACCTGAAATGTCTTGCAAAGAATCTTTTTTCGCTGTAGATCGTGGTGGCCTCTTTGTAAATACAGGCTCTTTTCCTGGTTTTTTAGGCTCTTCGCCAGTTTGAGTTTCTTCCCATTTCTAATATTTAGCTTTTGCTTTCTTCCATTCAGCATGTGCATCTTCAAATTCCTTGTGCTCTTTTATATATGCATCATGTCTTTTGTTGAATGATTCAATTGCTTCTCTTTGCTTTTCTTCATAGAATCCTTGAAGCTTTTGAAATATAGCGTCTGGCAAATAAGTTCCGGGTTTAAATGTTGCATTTGCTGGTAATAATGCACCAAAAGATGTCTAGAAACTAAAGTATTCACCAGTTGGTAAACTTTCCGACCAACGGTCCTTTGCCGGTCTATCATCAAACACAAATATTTTTTCACGATATATACATTTACCTCCATTGATCACAGCCCAATCTTGATTAAGATGTTTTGCGCTCATTACAGCAGCATATCCAATACCAGATTGTCCATCAGATAAGATTCTGATTTTTTGATCTCCTATGCTAGTTGTTATACCTTGTATAATTCCAACAAATGTTCTATTGAAATCTGATTGCCGTATGAATTTGCTCTTGAACTTAGTAATATCATCGCCTATTATACAAATATTTCTTTTGTCTGTTGTATTAGCAGCCTTGATATTTTCAACAATAGTTTCGATTGTATTATTGATGAAACTCTAATTCCCAAGATCTGTGTCAGATATTTCTATTATATGCAAAAGTTTCTTTTTCCCTTTTGCTTTTTTATTTGCTGCATCTATGCGTTGCTGTAAATTAAGAATATCCTTTTGGTTTTTATCTTTTGTGAACACGTAAATCTCATCAGATTCTCCCATCAACTATTGATATAGCTATGAACGTCTCCCTTGTTCTAAGAATGTAAAATGCTCATCAAATTTTTCCCCATCAGTTTTCTCTTGTGTCTATTCTTCGCTTCTCTGCAACACGTTTCGTTCCATTTTTGGAATTATTATCTTTGACTTATCTTCTGAAAATGCATAAGTATCAGCAATATTCTAATCATCTGCCAGACCATCAGCAGCATCATGCTCGCTATTACCTTCAATAACATCTAAGAAGCCATATTCCCTGAACATCTCATAGGTTTTGAGATTATCCTTGCTAACTTCAGAATTTGCAAATCTTATATCCTTGCCAATAGGAACAGCATTTGTAATAGCTGAGAATAAGCTTGAAAGCTATTCTTCTGTCAATCCGTTTGTGTCCATATTGAATATGATATCATATTCATTTGTCTAGAAATTGTATGTCAAATCTATATATCCATCATGGCCGTTTATACTATAGCGTGTAGCATCTACGTTCATGTGCTCTCCGTCAGCGTTTGATGCGGAAAGTGTGATTTGTTTGATATCTACATCTGTATTTCTATGCAAATCAAAAGCAGCATCTTGATCATATGAATTTTGTAAAGCGTTTATTTCTGAATCAAAATCAGAGAAGTCTTTTTTTAGTTTACCATTACCGTAAACGAGTACACAGTTATATGATGGAGTTAACACACTCAATGTACCAGATATCTTGTGCTTGATACCTTGCTTTGTGAGTATTGATGCAATAGATGATATAGCTTGTCTATATATAGATTTTGCACTGAATGGAATTTCCAATTCGGCATAATCAATAACCTATCCATGCCTTTCTTTATCCAATATTTCCTAGGCATATTGCTTTGCTCTATCTGTTTTGCCTGCTCTATTTGCTAATGTCTTTATAAGGCTCTTGTTTATAGCAGCATAGAATTCTTTTGTAGCAGCAGCCACTTCCTTTTCAGTAGATTTCGGATCAAGCATTTTCTCAAATGGAACAATGAAATCTCGTGTTCCAACTTTATTCAAAGAATATAGTGCTTTGTACAAATTCTGTGCAACATCAAATGTGAATCCTCTAAATGCACATGCATTCATTACCTGTGTCATCATAGAAAGCTCAGCCTCATCAGCATGGTGCTCTTTATTAAGCTGTATTCCAAATTGAGTTGTCAAGAAGTATGACCAGTTTAATTTAGCATTTTCATCGTTATATACAGTGTTTGGATTCATGTTGCACTGGAACATCTTAACAGCCCCCTCAGTTGGCATATAGTGTATATTGGCATGTTTAAGAACCTGATAGAAATATTTGACACTATCACCATCTTGTATTTTTACAAAATCAAGCTCATTGTCAGTCGGATCAAGTTGATCCTTAACAACACCTATATCATTTGCCATGTCAGCAATCATCTATATGGACCGCTCTGAGAGAACAAGCTTGCCTTCTGTATTCTTTGAATACGAATTTTCTCCTCCGAAAATTTCCCAAAGTGTGTAGTTGTTGTCAATTTTAACAGCTTCACCTGTCGGCATGTTTTTGATAAGATTTCCATAAGCATCAACCTACTGCAGCTTTACGTAGTACATGTTGATGCCAGGAGCTTTTTCAAGAGAAACACGATAAAATTCTCCATTCTCTTTTTTATAGACAGGTCTCGTAGAAAAATCTATACGATTACCTTCTATTGTCTTAGTAATATCTCCGTCCCATTCAGTACCATCTGGATTTATCCATTTCAAAGATGCGCTCATCCTGAACAGATTACGATATACGCTTGAACCACGCATGTTTTCATTATTCAATGGGAATGCGGCTGTCTTTATCATTCCAGCACACATGAGCCTCTCATTATAATAATGAGCATACGGTTTCTTTGTCTAGCCTACTCTAGCACTGGCAAGTGAATTGTTTTCCCAATATACTTGCATTGGATTTATAAATGTCGCACCATCAAACGGTTTTACTCTATCAGTTTGACCCAAGTTGTTAAAAGCGAGTGCATATATGTCTTGAATCAATGCTGACCTTGCACGAGTTGTTATGCCATTCCTCTGTCCAAGCTGGAAACCTTCCATTGCTGCTGTAAGTGATACATTACGTTTTGTTTGAGCAAGATAACGCAACGATTCGGTTGCCATTATCTTTTCACGTTCTGTAATTGCGGAAGTCTTTCCTTTAGGTATATGAGAAATAATTGATCCAACAGAGCAATGGGTATATTCAGAAGAAAGTAAATAATCCACGAGATTATACTATTCCAACAATGGATTCATCTCAACATCAAACTTCCCGTCTTTCAAAAATTCCTTTTCTGTTACGTTCGGATCAAGCAAATAGAGATCTGTGTAATTTTTTATATCGTAAATTTTACCGTCTTTTTTAATTTTTGCAATAATCATCTGGCCAGAATTCTCATCATACCAGAATACTCCTTCTTTCTGACGGATTGCATCAAAACGAGCCTTGAGATCAACAATTTCCGGATTATTTCCTCTTGCCTCTTTCACTACTGCTGATTGTCCGTTTGTCGCAAATGCAAGGCTCAGGTCTATTGCAAAATTATTTTGCAATAAATCCCAGACAGTTTTCTTGTTTTTATAATTAAAGAATTCATCTGTGGTATAAAAATCAGATAGGTTGATCGGTGTCAATCCTACATTGCCAATCTGTGCATTAAGATTCTCGACATAGTCTTTGTTGAACCTGTACAACAAAGAAATGATTGTGTCGTTGAACTTGATATTTTCATTTTTATCAAATGTGCAATCTACCTAATCATATAATTCTGCAGGGTTCACTCTTCCATTATCTTCTGTATTATACCACAGCAAAGCTTTATCGAACAACTATTTGTGTGTATTGATTCCTATTTCTTTCAATCGTCCAGCATTTTCATTGAACCAATTATAGAAAGACTAAAATCCAGATAATGCATGCGGTTCGTTTGCGTTAAAATTAAATTTAGGAATTCCCCATTTGCCAACATATTTGTTTATAACGGTAAAAAACCCATTGCTGCTATTCACGAAATCTTCTGAGATATTTTCATACACCCTTCTGTATTGCAAACCAATTTCATCGCGTATAACTCGAAGCAATGTGTCTTTTTTCTACTATGTACTCATGTTTTGATCATTCAACATCTTATACATAGTTTGATTATTATCCAGTTTGAATAGAGCAAGATTGAATATCGCTGTGTTCACTTCACTTTTATCTGAGTTTGTTGTTGGGAGTATACCGATAACACCATCACCAAAAATATCTTTGCTAGTCGATCCTGTTGTTAAGTTTTGGCTAGATGATTTTTTCATTAGTCCAGATATGAACTGATACAAAAATCCTCCATACATAAATTCAGCCGTGTTGAATTTTACGGTTCGTTTGCCTTTCTGTGCATACGAATAGCTTTCAAGATTCTTGGCAACGCCAACAAACAACCCTGGCATTTTGACAAAAGCAGAATCTTTTGTTGCTGAATCTTCTTTTGTACATTGTAGCTCGACCTATTCCTAAATGCTACCCAGTAATCTGCTCATGCTATATGGTGAATATGCTGATCCATTTCCAGATTTCACGATTGATGGCATATTCATTTCTTTCACAGCAAACACAGCTCGTGCTATTCTTATAAATTCAGGAGTCATCGTTGGAGTTATTAAAGAAAAACTTTTTCCTAATAACTCCGGCGCATCATTACTTGGGAAATATTTTTCAACTAATGCAACTCTGTTATCACGTGTTTTTGCATTTGATAAACCCGTTTGCAACTAATCCTTCAATATAGCATTTGCTTTTATTTGATTAGCAAACAAAAACAGGTCTTTGACAGCATTAAAATCACTTTCAGATCCCTTGTATTTTTTGAAAAGGTAATCATTATATCCAAACCCAAGACAAGTCTGATTCGATACAAATCGCTTCAATATTCCCATAACATTACCAGCATCTTTGCTTGGAAGATTACCGAAGAAATCATTCACACTCTAATCAGATAATACAACCAGGCCTGAATCTGTGTTTAATAAAGTTATCGTAGGCTTTTTTGGATTTTTTGTGTCTGTTTTTACGGTAATTTTATATCCGTTTCCTGTAATCCAATATGTGATTTTGTTTGGGCTCTTTTCGTCAACCTACGCATTATGTCCTTCAACTGATAATTTTAAAGCATGAGATCCGTTGATATTGTTTTCAAGCCTGATTTTCAAATTATCAAATTCTTGATCAAAAAGATATCTGACTCTAGTTCTTCCTCTTCTGTCTGTATAATATTGCGTGATTGCATTTTTATATATAGTTGCAGCGTTCTGCGTAAAATTATACAGAATGTCACGGTTCACATCGAGATGATACAAAGAATCACTTTCTGAGGAAAATATGCCTCTATAAATAGAGAACAATTTGTCTTTCTTTTCTTTTGTATCATACCCATACTGTGCAAACATCTATTTGATTATCTCTTCATTTTGAAATTTAGTATTGTTTAATAATTCCAAAACATACCGTATGTTGTTTTCCATGTCAAGTTTCATTGATGTGATACAACGTCGTAATGTTTTGTGCTTTTCAACATATGCTTGTGTTTCTTTACTAAGGCCAAGATCGGATATTTTCGCGCTAAACAATCCATCAGTTCCTATTTCTACATCAGCGCCTGGAGATAATGCCATTGTTTTAATGTCTGCAATTACAGTTGCAAAATCAGAATAACTCAAATACAAATCTGACTTTGCTTTTTTAGTTACAGAATCATATTCAGATGTTGTTTCGATTCCACCTTTTACAATGTAATTGATTAACTTGTCAACTATAATCTCATCTGCTTCGGCATGCGTCGTTCTGTTTGTGTGACTTTTATTTGCCAAAGCATATGCCATATATCCGTTGTGCTGTTGCTATGTACTTGGCAACATTTCAATATCCTTTCCAAATAATACAGTCAAAAAAGAATCAAAATTTGACAACAGAATAAATGCATTGTACGCATCAATAAATGCTTGAGCTTTCTTTCCATTTTCAGTTTTCGGTTCACTCTCTGCAATATTGGCTTGCTTCAAAATATTTTCTGGTGTGAATTGATTGAAAAAGTCTTGCAGTCTTGTTTTGTTCAGATCAAAAAGATATGTTGGCATTAAATTGTCACTTGCATCTTTCCTGTATAATGTGCCCGTGATAGGATTTTCACCTTGACCTTTATTTGCATTGTAGTACTCTACAAGAATCCCAAATTGGGATTCCTGTAAAGTTTTGAGATTATTATTCATCTAAAGTTGCGAGGTCACTGCACCGGCATTTTCTTCTCCTCCTATCGAACCTCTATTGATGAAGCATGATTCCCAGATGTATCTTGTGAATTTATCCTCGAATCTAGACCTCAACAGATACATACCACGAAATGCATAATCAAGGAATAGCAAATTCAATTCATTATCAGCATGCTTTCCATACACACTTTTTGTAGTCTCAACATTTGATTGTGTAGTACTTGGGGTTTCTGGATCAGCAGTTGCTTGTGTAACACCAGTGATTGCTCCTCTAATTATTGAACCAAAATCAAAATTGCTAAATCCTGAAGCATTTGAAAGTATTGTATAATAAAGAGACGATTTGATTATTGGCTCTGCAAGTTCAATAAAATCATCAACATGATCTTTTATGTCTGGGCTAGAATTCAAAATGTTTTCTCCGATATGTTTGCATATTGTTTGCGCCCAAGAAACAAATTTTTCTTCTGGAGTTGAATTCTATTTCATTACGTCCATAAATATGGACGTGCTGCCCATTAAAGTGGTACTAACAACAGATTTTGCTGTTTCTTCATTAAATTTACATTTATTCATATCATCAATTTTAACTTATAGAAAGGACTATTGAACAAACTCCTGTTTGATTTTCTTCAATATCTTGTTTAAGCTTTTGTGCTAGTGTTTCAAGCTGATCGACTGCAGTTTTTAAATCTATTTGCCCATTTTGAATATCTTGTATTATAGTAAGATTTTGACTAGTTAACATTCCCATAAGGATACTTACTCCTCCATCTAATCTGGTAAACGAGCTTAAAATATCAATTGCCTGTATAAAGTTACTAATTTCCGTCTTGATAGAATCTTCATATTCAATTTTCTAAGTATTACCATTTTCATCAAGTATCATTTTCTCTATTATCTTTTTTCCTTGATTGCTCAAAATAGGTGTAGGAGGAGTTCCTGGCGCGCCAACAATGCTAACGTTGTTCATTATTATATTTGCATCGCTACCCAACTAGACCTATACACCACTACTAGTTCCTCCTTCACTTCTAGATTCTGGATGCTTTTCAACCGAATAAGTCACGCGTATTTTTCCAGTTGCCATATCAGATTCAAAATTTATGGTTAATTTATCACCATTTGAGTTTTTAAATTCAATACCCAACAATGTTTCTTCATTTTCATCGCTAATTAAATCAATATCAATATCATCTGTAAATTCAAAATCTATATTTCCAAAGTTTATGTTTTGATATTGCGGTATTGAATTGAAAATCGCATTCCAACTTGTAAGAGAGTGTGAGATAACTGGATACTATATAGTTTGTCCGTTTAATGTACCATTGAGTTCAGTGCATTTCCTAATATTACACACCAATGCAGTACATTGCATATTTTGAATATCATTCGGTTTTATCCTTCTTGCATTTTTCGGTGGAAATATATCAGCATCTCCATCTACTACAATGTCAAAAAAACTCTCATCACCTCCAAAGAAATGTTTTGTTACTTCAGCCTTAAATTCTTCATCAGTTAATGCTCTGCTTCTACTTCTACCTCTTGATTGAGATCTCGTGTAAAAGAATGGGTGTGGCTTTCCAGTTCTTCTATCAATATTTGTGTATCCATACAAATCGTCATAGCCATTTCTTTTGTTCTCTTGCTCAGCATGATCAATTGTTTCCAAAAACAAATTGTATAAATTAGTTAGGTTAACATTAAATGCTGGTGTGTCAAGTTTTCCGTATACAGTGCAAGGCCTACCTTGTAACGAGTACGTTGTAAAACCATACATATCTCTATCTTGGTCTACTAATCTAAAACCATCCTGTCTGTCTTCATTCCCTTGATGCTTAAACTTAGCAACCGATCTCACTGCATATTCATCTCCAAGCAACGCTTTAAATGCATCAAGCCTTGTTGTGTTTATCGTGTCTGAATTATTATCATATGCTATATGATGTAATAAATCATTACATAAAGCTGTGAGTGAGTGCTATGTGGTTATATTCTGAAGTCCTTGTTTTACGGTTCGTGTGATTGTTATATTATCTATATCGGTGTAATTATAGTCTCCTCTTATGGTATGTGCTATTGCATTTAATATCGTATGAGCTAATCCATGCGACGCTGTTTCCACAGTCGAGGTTGCCAGTTGCCAGCTTCTTGATGTGTTCTTGTATTTTGCAATATCAGATCCATCAAGGAAATTCCTCAATCTAGTCAATCTGCCATTATCAACTTTTCCGTCAGGTCCAATGATTGCATCTCGCAAGATCTTATATGACGAGAATTTGTTTCCAATCCTGAAATTACCAGAAGCACTGCGAGTTAATATTCCATGAAGGTTTTCACAATATTCTTCAACACTATAAAAAGGTGTGTATACATAGGCGTAGAAAACATCTTTTCTTGAATTAGGATTATTTCTCTACTCTTTAAATTTATCAATCAAATCTCCCTTTGTGTATGCAGGATTGAAAGAATACAAGACGAACGGCATACCAGGTTTAATCTCTATGTTTTGAATTTGTGAGTTCAACATTAGCATGTCTGTTTTTATACACATAGGATTAGACAAAGCTTTTGCAACTTCTGTTGCGTTCATTTTATCTTCAGCCTTGAATCCTAAACGTGGATCTAACGCAGTAGATCCTCTTTCGGTTGATCTTGTATTTGACTGTGGGTTACCTATACTTGCAAGATTAGTATTTTTTGGCAAGAAAACGATGTCATGATTAGTACTGTCAAAGAATTTAAATGACTACAAAAGCCATTTCAAAGTGTTTATTTTTTTCTTGTTTTTCGCAGTATTTGCATTTGACGCACTTTCTCTTGTCTCAATCTCTGTTTTTAAAACAGTCTATATATTTGTAGACTTATTATGTGTTTCGTCACCAGAGGTCAATACTCCATCGATTTTTTTGAGAATATTATTTGGAATAGTATTTTCATCATCAAACAGATCCAAAAACTCTTGACTCTAAATCAGTGAGAACGGATTGTTTAATGTCATCATTGGTAATTCCAAGAATAGCTGTGATGTGTTTTTCCTATCTGCGTCTTCGCTCTCAATTCCAATAAATGAGACAATTTGATTTGGACTTGGTGGAATATCCATGTCTTGATTAAATTCAAGACGCTCTGCTTCGTTTCTGTTAAAGATTCCGTATCTTTGACCACTGTAGTTTGTTTGATCTTCCAATGTATTCCCATCTAGTCCATATTTCACAAATCTTGTTTTTATTGCATGATCTATGAACAGATTGCCTATTTCAGCATTGAAAACATTTTCTTTTACATTAACTCTTGTGCTATCTATTTGTATATTTTGATTTTGAACTTTTGACTTTACAAAAGCAAAAACATTTGTACATGCTGATTTGATCTATTCTTTTAGTGTATCATTATTTGTAGTACTTAAAATCGCAGCTCTAAACGGAGCAATTAATCTGATAGCATCTTCTCTCGTAAAAAGACCGCGGAATGTATCAAATACGTCCTTGTTAATGGCAAAATTGTCATATCCGCACCAATGAGCTGCAAGTTTCGCAATACCATTGATACTGTCAATTCTATGTGAATTATGTTCATAGTCGCTTTTCCTTTCTCCTGTTGTGACTATTTTCCCATTGCCATCCCAAATAGCACCTGTCTCAAATGTATTGAAACTGAAAATCAAGCCTTTCAATCCGTCTGGATTATCAAAATCTACAAAATGTTTTTCTTCTTTAGATCCTGTACCACTATTGCCTGTTGGTGGTTCTTCTCCAAAGCTATCATCAAACTCATCCCAATTCACATCATCAAAAGATTCTGGCTAAATTCTTTTTTGAAGTACAAACTCATTGAAAGCATCTTGCAAAAAGTCAAGTATTCTGTTATCGTATTCAATAACATCTCCATATTTATTTCCTGCCGTTTTATTTTCATCAATACTCATATCTATGACTTCAGAAAATGCGTCAGGTTTAATTATGTTATAAATATGTAAATTACCAAATTTTGTTTTTAATGCTTGAGTTAGTGATGTGAGTTCTGAGCTAGATTTTACATAAGAATCTGCTATAAATGGATAACCACCTATCAACAAATCCCATTTCCCGTTTGGCCTTAATATTGCACAAATCTCTGCATTACGATTGGCTCCATGTGGATCAATACCAAATCGAATTCCAAGAGTTCCATCATCGTTAATCTTTGCAATATACTTTTGCGAACCATCGTTTGCGACCCAAGGAATCGGCACAAGTTCTAATTCTTCACCATCATATTCAATTTTGATTTTCGGATCACTCTCAAATGCAGATATGGCTCCGTCGATATTGAGAACAAATGAATCTATTCCGCTATTAACGTACCCATTATTGTTCAATATATCAAAAAGCTATTCAAACGATAGTGTGTTGATATCTCCATTTTCATCAATATATTGAATAGTGTTTGCGTTTTCGTCAAAATTTAAAATAGTGATTTTTTTATCTGTAGTTGAATAAGATAATCCCTGCGTGACACTTGCCTTGAATACATCAAATGCAGAAGCAATAACTGGTGGAGGAGTTAATTTGATTAAACCTCTAGTGATTCGATTGTTAAACTCATCATAATCCATTGTGTGTTCTGTTGTTGCATCTGAGTATTTAATATCTACCTATTTTGTAGTTTTTACTATTACATCAACAAATGTATGCTCCTCTATTGTTCCAGGTGAAGTTTCCATATAAAATTTAACACCTGGAGTGTACCCTTTTGCTTGCATCTCGCCAAGTCTTAAAGACATTTCGATTGCCATTTCTGCTGCATTCCACGTAGTTCTTGGAGCAGGGCCTCCTCCAGTTCCACCACTAGGACTAGGTCCAGAACTAGATGCTGGAGATGGACCTGATCCAGGTACAGAAGTAGTTGGTCCGGTTCCAGGAGTAGGACTTCCTCCAGGTGCTGGAGATGGACCGCTGCCTGATGTAGGACCAGAACCAGGAGTAGATCCTGGAGTAGTAGGTGCAGCAACAACTGTTCTTTCTTTGTATTCAACATCATCGCTGGCATTTGCCAATGCTGCAGTCAAAATTGCTTCTTTTTTTATTGCGTAGTTTTCAATTGCTTTTTCTGAAAGCTTTTCTAATTGATACGAAGATTCCTGTTCGCAACTCAAATTTATACGACCAGAACCATCGATTGATTGAATATTCGGATACACAGTACTCCCTGTACTGTTTGTGAAATTTAAAATAGTAGCAATTTCAGAACGAGTTTGTGCAGTATATAGATCTTTCAAGAATGCTTTCGTGCTCTTACTTTTTTCAGATCCTACATTATCAATATTAAAATCAACAATGTAGTATTTGCCTTCAGATCCTTGAGCAGATGTACCAGGATACATTTCTATTTTATCAGCATAGTGAGTTGTCAAATATTTGTACATGTCACTATTTGTGTCATTATAAATATATCCAACTTTTTCTCCATCTGCTAATTTTGCAAACATTGAATCTATATATTTATGGTCAGCGCTAGGATTTATTGTTTGAATAAAATCACCAATCAAACCTTCATCATCAGAATAGTAATATTTTAGTTTTACATCACCGCCAGATTTGGCTTCCTGTAATGTTAAAAGTTGTTTCCCATTGATGTTCTTCAGATTATTTCTTGTGCGCATTGAGAGCCCCATCTTGTAACTATGGCAAAAATTTTGACGTTCAATTTCACTTTCCCATTTATACATTACACCATTCAACTCTACATCAAATGCACCATATGACTATGACTGGTTTGTATCACCAGATATAATTACAGCAATACCGTGTCTTTCTGCAAATTTTTGTAGAAGATCAAGTTCACAACTATTGAATTGCGAAATTTCATCTATTATTATAATTTTTGGAGCATCACTTTTTGTCGATACATTAAATTTGGCGCGAAGTTCATTTTCATCATCAAGTTCAAGGTCTTCACTTTTAACATTAATTGTACCATCTTCGTTTACGCTGTATATTTCATAATCTGGCGCAGCATATTTCATCAGCTATTTTTTATTCATTACATTAGCTGAATCTACACCACAATCTTCTGCAAGTTTTTGTGATTTTTCTGTAGACTTTACACTGTCTGCATCATTATATCTATCTGCACCATGACAAACAATTGCGCCTTCAAGAAGATCAGGACGGTATTTCTTGATCATGCTTACAACCATAGCGTCGCACGCTGTAGTTTTTCCAGTTCCAGGACCTCCTTCATTAAGCACAAAGTTTTTGTATCTGAAAAATCCAAATACATTCATGATGTATTTATCATTCTCTGGTTTCAGCAAATTTGCATATTCTCCCTTAAAATTTTTTATTGCTCTTTTATCTGCTTCTGAAAAACTAGCCCATTCTTTCATTATGGCCTTTTTGACCGCAGACTCAAACTTTGTATACATATCACCATTGAATACAAACGCAACTTGGTTTAAAATATTTGCTTCTTGCGTCGTTATTGGAGCATATTTTGAATTTATGGATTTTCGTGTATTCAAATACATTTTGTGTAGCTTACTTGACTTTACCGCTGCACATCTCATTAAATATGTAATAAAAGCAATAGGATCAACTTCATCCAAATTTTTTGTCAATGAATAGGTCTTGTCTTCATAAAGATTCAATTTTCTTGGCTTAATGATTCTTGCCAGTTCATTTTCTGTTAAGCTATTAAATAAATCGTAGAGTTTGTCCTCAATTTGAAGAGACTATTTTGTTATATTGATCTATTCTTCTTGGCTCGGAACTGAACTGATTCCAGAATCTAGCAATCCCTACAAAAGATTGCTTTTGTTCTCTAGAATATCTTTCAATTCCTTAAAATGAACGTTGTTTTTTATATCATCGTCATCATCATCCAAAATCTACACAAATGTTTTCACGCCTTTGAAATTCAATCTATGCAAATTCATTGATACTTTATCTTGTTCTTGTAATTTCTGGCCTTCGTTGATATCCATCAATGTCTTAGCAAACTAAACTTTTGCTATAAGAGCATCGACATCATTCAAGAAAACATCAGCTATATCTTTATCAATTTCCGCTAAGTCTGTCCAGTCCTCGGTACCCTATGCATGATTGATATCATTTAATGCTTTGCTATATCCATATATATTTAAAATGTCAGCATTATCAACTCTTGATCCGCTGATAGCAGCACGGTACATTTTTAGTAATTCCAAAGCATTATCGAATGCTTCACGCATTGTTGGATCAAACTGGACATCTCGCAAATTATGCTTTGCATTGTCCATTGTTGTATATGCAGCATTTATTAACTGGAGAACATCAGTGTATTGTCCAGTCAAAGCAATTGAAAATTGTTTCAGGCTTTCAGAGATTGGAGAATTTGCCTTTTCTCGTATAGCTGTCTAAGCATCTGTGATTTTATCTCTTAATGTTTCAAGTATATTTTTCTTTTCTTGTTCTTCCTCTTCAGATAAATATGCACCTGTATTGTCTTGTAATTCTTCTAATTGATCAGATACTTCATCATGCAAATTTTTCAAAAATGTCTGAAGTGCAGATTTTACTTCTGGATGCAAAAATTCCTAAGATGTAAATTTTTCAATAATTGAATCAAAATTATCGTAGAATATGTTTTCTTGTTTATCCTAATAATCTTTTTGTTTTAGTTCTAGTTTTTTTTGTAAAGCTGGAATAGTTGGATCTGAATCATCTAATTCGGCGATTTGCTATTTGATATTAACAATTTCATCAGAAAGTGTATTCAAAAGTCCAATTTCATATCCTGATCCCTCTTGTTCTGTCAAAAATTCTTTGAGATAGTTTTGCTGAGAACCTATTGCATTCTGCGCATTTTCCATCCAGATATCTTCTCCAAGTTCCGTTGGCATATTAGACATCATGTACAGTTCATGAATCAGCTAAGTAAGACCTCCAACGGTTGCATTGTCAGCCTATGCTTTGTATGCATCAGCCTAAGTTGATAAGATGTCACTCGTCTAACGCAATACATCAACAAATTGTGTAGCAATGTCATGTATTTTTTGCTTACCTTCTCCATTTTTCAATTCGTTAAACTTCGCAACAGCATCACTAATTTCAGACTCAGTCAATTCATTGTATTTTTTACCGTACAATTTTTCTGCATATAGCGGTAAAATTACAGTTGTCAATTGTCCACTCAATGCGGTGTTCATTTCAAATAATGCATCTTGTATGTATTTGGCAGCGTGCTTTCCACTTACGAAATCTTGCACTTTCTTTTGTGCTTTTTCATAATCTTCAGTAAGTTTCTTCAGCTGATTTTCCTCAACTATAGTAGTTTCCTTTTTTCTTTCCGCTGCCTTTTTAGCATCTGTTTCTGGTTCGTGCGAATGTTGAAAATCATTCAGTAATTTAGAAGCTTTGACTAAATCCGTGCATGCTGTGTTGAATTGCTACAAGTACATTCCTGCTGTTGTTGCTTTTCTTAAAGCATAGAAACGTAAATCTTTCAACGAACTCTAATCCAAAAAACTATCGTCATCAATGGCAGCACCTTCGGCATTAAGAGTGTCAACTATCAAATCAACCTATTTTTTTACTGCATTCTTTATATCGATAGTTTGATTGTGTTTTTTATCGCCTGGTTTATAGATAATGTTGCCGTCTTCATCTGTCGTAGTTTCAAAAGTCAAACGTTTGTTTCCGATTTGCAAATCATTGAAATCCATTTTGTCAATTGACTTTTTAAACTCAGAAACTTGTTTCGGATCTCTACATATGCTGACCAATTCCTATATAGCTGTATCATAATCAAGGGATTTCATATATCGCATACCTTGATAGCTGGTGAATGCGTTTGTAAAACTACCGCCAACCATACCGCCAAAAAATGACATGAGATATCGGTCTTTTGCATTTTCCCAGGCTCCCATCTTATGCTCATCGTCTCCCTGCAACCACTTCACTGTATTATAGCAAGATTTTGTGAAGTCAGCAGAAAGTTCCTCAATAACCTCTTCTATACCTTCGCCAAGTCCACCAGCCAATGTCGCTTTTGTCATAAGGCCAGGTGTGCCATTGGCATATTCTGCCTTTGCTATCTTTTTACCAATATTGAACAAACGATATATATATTGCTTTTTGCCCTCATTTGGTAATTTCTTGATTGAACGCTCAACAAGGTCACCTCCGGTGTCTTTCATATCTTGAGTGATAGCTTTAACCAAAGCCTTGTTTTTGAATTTATCAGCACGTAATTCAGGCAAGATCCATTCTCCTATTCCGGTATTTAAGATTGCAGCTTCTTGTGCAGCATATCCAATAGCGACCATTGCAGCTTCAAGATCAGTAGCGCCAGCTTCTTTTGCTTCACCATAAGTATCTAATGTTGTAATACCGTTCATGTAGGCCTTACTAAGTACTTCGCCAACCTTTTGATATCCTTTCAGGAAGGTGTTCATGTCTCGTTCTGCATTTACTGCAGCCACAGTCAACAGTTCATTTCTCGCTTTATCTGCTGAAAACTGATCAATAAATGTCCGCGATTTAGTAAGATCTTGAAAACGTCTCTCTGCAGCTGTTTTGTATGCTTTCTCTATTTCTGCTGCTTTCTTCATTTGCCTTGATTCACTAGCACCACCAATACCTTTGAAAAGAGCTGGTGCTTTCTCAAACAAGAAACGCTGTTCTTTTAGCTATGCTGCAACATCTCCTATCAGATTGATCCAGTTTTCAAGGCACCAAGTATTTTCCTGTGCATATTCGCTTTTTGCTATTTGTCTGTTTAAAGACTTAGACCAACCTTCCATTGCAGACAATGTCGGGCTATCACTTCCAACAAGAATCTTGCCAAGTGTTCCAAATAAGCCAACAGCTTGTGTTGCCACAGATAATCCGGCAACAGCTGGTCCAACATATGGAATGAACATAGTACCAACCAGTGCAGCATTTTTCAATAAAGTTTTGCCAACACCATTTTCTTCAAGATTATCAGAATCAAAAAAGTCGTATTTGTTCCAATCTGAACCATCAACTGTCAAGGTATTCAATTTACTCAATACGCGCCTACCGTAGATGCTTCTGCCATCAAGATTTTCATAATAGAACGTGCCATTGTCATTGAGTTTCAAATCTCCTTTTTTATGCTCAATTGTCTCTCCGCTTATAGGATCCTTATGTGTTCCGTCTTCGTCCCATTGTGCAAGCACACGAGTATCAAAGAAATCAGTGAAGAAGCTATCATTTGGAGAATCATGGTAAATCGGTGCTGCGCCATTCTCAACTTCAACTGGATTTGCAAGTACTTTTTCTGCTTGCGCTATTTCGTCAATTGATTTTGTCCTTTTACCAGGTTTACCAAGTTCGGCTATGCTGCTAGTAATCTGATAAGGATTTGACGCTTTGACAAATTCAGAATCAAAATCATCTCTCCTTTGCTTGTCAGGTGCGAAAAAGTTATCACGATGAAATGAAACAAAATTTGAAAAATCCTGTTCTTGTTCCTATGTTGCCATTACATTATACATTGACAACACATTATCATAGAATCCTTTGAATTCTTTTTCATTAAAATTCCCACTTTCTGTTTTAAAAGCCTACTGTACCAATTCATTACTTTTGTATTCATCGTAGTCTTTTACAGTGCTATTGTCTGCAGTAATTCCAACAGTCTATAAATCCCCCATGCTAAGGGTCGGATTTACGAGCACATTAAGCAGCAAATCATTTTTCTTTTCCTCATTCATATGTCAAAGTTTTGAAGGATCAACATACCTTGCTTTTACATCATCTTTGTGTTTAGTTATCTATTGCTATGTCTCTATTCCCTACGAATATGCAGGAGGTAACTTCTCACCAGATCCAGACTGAGCAGAGAAATAATCAACTTTGACTGGAACAAATACGGTTCCTTTGTAATAGTGATCATGACCATTCCAATCGTACCAGTTATCTTCATCAAATTCAAATCCTCCTTCACCATCTTTCTCCCAGTTGTTCGCTTTCTTAATTTGGGCTGTGATATTTTTGATTCTATTATCATCTTTAATCTCTTCCAGATATTGATTTTCATCAAAATCGGCATCACCCATTGCCTTATCATATGCTATAGCATTGATGACTCCAAATCTTCTCCATGCTCCATTCTTTATCAACTGACCAGTATTGTCATATGCAACCGGCAATTGATGCTGCTGATATACTTGGTTGATTTCATCGACATGCTCAGCAATCTATTCTGGACTATTCATCAAGATACCTTTTTCTCTAAGTTCCTGATCAGCTTTCGTCTTTCTTTGCATAGCATCAAAATCTGGAGCAATCTCTCCTTGCTGTGCTTTTTCTAAATCAATAGGCATATCTACAGAATGAATAACGCTGTCATTGGTCAATACTTGATTCATTGTTTCAGGATTGAGTTTTTGACCGCCAATTGATGCATTAGTCCAATCAAGTATTCCTGTATACTGGCTTTTTGTAATATCCTATATTGTTGAAATAGCGCCATATGGCGTGCCCTCTTTTGATACAATTGGCAAATCATTACCGAAAGTTTTAATGCCGTCGACGGTTTGGTTTTGAATAACAAACTAGCTTTTGTTTCCATATCCAAGCATCCACTATGTTGCCACATTCATATCTTCTCCATCTTTTGTTGCAGTAGCTTTTGCTCCTGGTTTATTCCCTGTTGTATCTTCTACAAGATTGCGATCAATAGTTTGTTTTGAGGATGTCGTCATTCCGACCTTCTGTCCAATGATGACATTCTTGATATAATTCAGCGCTTCTTTATCACTTGCCTTTCCGCTTTTAATATGCAACAACTGTTTCGCATTTTCTGGCAATTGGTTATAGATATAACTAATTGCTTCCTGTGCTTGCCTTGCCTGTGTCTCTGTTAAAGATTTAATCTTATACAAGCCATCAACAGAAACAGACGCAATATCTTCACCATTGTATGCCTTTTCAACAAGAGCCTATAAAGCTTGCTGTCTTTGCTATGTCTTTTTTGATATGTACTGACTTGATGATTCCTCATCTTTACCTAGACTCATCATGTACTATTTGATAAGTTTGTCAACCTGCTCTAACCCAATGCCATTGTTGACTATTTCCATCACCGTATTATCATATGCTGAGTTTTTATTTTGTGCTCTATAATCCAACAGATTAGAATTTGTATAAAGGCTATATTTGCTTGGGTCCTGCAAATATGTTTCTATCTTTATTGGTTTAGGCTCATTTTTTTCGTTACGAACAAACACATATCCTCCTTGTCCTATAGCAACCTCATTTAGGCCTTTGTTCTAGCTCACAGTCTTGTATGCTTTATCATATTCCTGTTTGTTAAACTCTGCGCGTTTAAGGTCATGCATAGCACTAAGATATTGTGTCGATAAATCACCAGTGCTTATTCCGAGATCTTGCAAGTTAAAAAACCTTGACAATCTGGAGTATATCTGTTCCATATCAGAAGGTAAACCTTTAATATTTCCAAGAAGATTCATCAAGTCCTTATTCGTAAGTTGTCCCTTGTCTTCTTTTGTTTTTGTTGTAGTATCATCGGTTTCCACTTGTCTGGATAGTCCCAAATTAACAGTCACTGGCTTATATACTGAGAACGGGGGCATTGATCCCCCGCTCTACATCTAGTTAATTTTATATATCATTTTAGGAATTGTTTAATTGCATTCAATTCATCCTTTGACAATCTATCTATTGATTTTGATAATAATTTGCAACTATCAGCTATTTGCTTTGCAAGTCTATCATTGTTGCTTTTTGATCTTTTCACATCAGTATCATCTATTTTTATGCCTTTCTTTGCTTCTGGTATACCTGTAACAGTATAGCTATCAATCGATCTCTTTGTGGGTGAACCAGAACGCAAATCCATCATATTGTATAATTTCAAGCCCTTTCTCTTAGCCAATTCATTATATATATCAATCTTGTCTTGCAGTCCTTCTGTTGCTTCGTACTATTGCAACTGAAGCTTTCTCTTGTAGAATTCCTCAGGTGAAATATTCGGATCAAGCAGCGATTTCTTCAGCTTGTTATATTTAGGTCTGCTGTTCATCCATTGCTAGAAATTAAGTGGCATCATTATACTATCATACTTGTTCTGTGCATATTCTTTCTTTTGGCGATCTTGCGCCCAAAGCGTTCCACGCATATTTTGAATTGCACCAAGATAATTCTGCGTACCTTCATTGTCATATGTAATATATGCTGACTTTGCCCTTGTCTTATTGTTTGCAAGTTCTGCTAATGCAGCACTGTTCTATGTCTATGTCTGGAGATTATTCTGATATACATTTTGATTCAGACTGAGCTAATTTTCACCAGTCTTGTACATACGATCATTATATATAGCATTGCCCTACATATTCATCTTACTAGCTGTACTTGCACCTTCAAGTGCTGCTGCATTGTTTATATTTGCATCAGATGACTTTGCTTTTCCAGCTTGTGATTGAATCTGTGCACCTTGCTATTTTTGACTCTCTTGACCAAGGTAATCACCATATGTATATCGGTGCATGTTCATCGGATTCTTTAACGAAGTCCTGATGTTCAACATTTCCTGAAGTATGCGCTTATTATTCTTTCTGTTAGAAAGATAACGACCAAATCCAAGCGCATCATACGCAAGCTTGTTCATATTACCATCAAGATAACTTCGTGCTTTGCTGAGCCAATTACTACCTTCGCCTTCTCCATCTCCGCCAGTATTGAATCCACCACCGCGTCCGGTATTTTCTCCAGTAATCTCTCCAGCTGCAGGTTTTGGTTTCCCTTCATTCATTAATGAATTAGCCTGTTCTTCTGTTAACTTCGCGATATCACCATTGGCTTTTTTGTATACATATGCAGTTTCACCATTTGACAATTTAATAGGATGAATTCTTGACATCTTACCTTCAAGTGTATCCTTGTCCCACTCTGTCTTGTATCGGTCCATTCGACGCATCCAGGTTTGGGTTCCCATTGTGTCATCGATATTGTCCTGATATCCAATGTTCCAGTTTATGCCTCTATTATTTGAATTTTGGCTTCTATTGTAGAACATTGATCTGAACAATCGGTTGTGGTCTTGTATATTCTGGCCTTTATCAGTGTTTGCACTGTATGCTGTATCTATAGTTGAACCATCAGGCTGCACACCCCAGAAACTCCTGATTTTACCAGCATCTGTGTTGTAATGGCTTATGAAATCATCGATATTGTCAGTGTTATATGCTGTTTGATAGTATCGCTGCAAATCATCGCCTACTATATCTGCTTGTGATGTATATGCATCATTTTTTGCAGCAGCTTGTCCAAGATCGAAATTCTTATTGTGGTCATTTGCATTCAAATCAGAATTTGCAAACTAATTTCTATTTCTAAGATTGGCATTGCCAAGATTCTTCTATTTCCACAGGTCATTATACCATGCCCAATCTTCTGGATTCTGTACAACTTTATCTCCGTCTGCAGCCTTTAAGATGCCACCTTTAGCATTAGATGATATGGTGGTGGCATCAATATCATCTGAAGTAAAATTTACATCACGCAGAGATCTCATGCGTTCAAGAACACCACCGTATGCAAATATCTTGTTGCCAGAATGATTTATTTGAGCACGCTATATTACAGAATTCCAATTCGAAGATGGTATCCTATTGAAATTGATTTTTTCAAGTTTCTTCTAAAATGCAGCCCAATCTGTAACTGTTATACCAGCGCGTGTTGCAATTTTTTGTAATTCCTTTTTTGTAAGAGACCCAGCATCAGTTTTCAATTTTTCATTTATTGACATCGGACGAGGTCCACTTGGTGTTCTTGGAGCTTTTACCGTAATCTCGAGACTATCGTCCGCATGCATAACTTCAGAAAGAAGATTCTGCAAATCGCTGTTTTTCTTTAATGCATTAGCAAATTGCGCTTCTACGTCAGAAACACTTCTTCCCTTTTGGTTAACTTCTTGCAAAAGGTATTTCTCGATATTTGCTTTAACATCCTAACCACCAACATCTCGTAAGTTTTCAGGTAACATATCCCTCAAGCGCTCTGTCACAACATCGATCTCTCCAAGTATCTTGTTTTTTGTTATATCATCAGAAACCTCAAGACCAGCCTGTAAGGTTGATGTCAGTCTCTTGTTTTCTGCATCTATTTTTTGTTCAAGTAAATGCTGAGCATTTGCTACATTTCTCTTTCTTGTTGTATCTTTTACTTGTGCTTTTTTCTGCATATATTTCCTGGTTCGAGAATTCAGGTCATACTCACTCATTGTTGGATTCTTTGTTTTCAGATCATCTCTGAATGTCTATCCGCTAGTCTGTATTTCTGCAATTTCGTCAGGATCAAATCCATAGCTTGCAATCTTTCTAGCTGTTGCTTTCTCTGCAGCTTCGTCAGTACGTATAAGTCCCAACTCGTTCTGTATATCTGTATCTGTCAATGCAGAACCTGTTCCAGTTTTAGAAAATTCATCATTGTTCTTGTTTATATAATCATTGAGTTTCTGCCTTTCCGAATTTGTCAATCCGCCACGTGTAGCCTCTGCTGCTTCTAAACGGTCAAATGCTGATTTGTTAGCATTATATCTATCTCTTAAAGCTCTAAACTCAGCCTCTGATACGGTAGAGCCAGCCGCTCTTGCTCTAAGCTCTGCATTATTAGACATTTCTGAACCAGCTGATGCTTTCCATGCTTCAAGCTCGCCAAGGGATTTTGCAGTATCAAATTTAGTTTGAAGCTCTGCGTTTACAAGTGCAGTATGCGTAGGATCATTCGATAATTTATAAACAGCCGTAACATCAGAATCATCAGCTGCTGCTATACCATTGCGACGTGCATAATCAGCAAGATCATTCAGTTTTGTTCTTGATGTAGTAGTAGCGTATAAATCATCAGCTATCAAATTGCCGGCTGCATCTTTAGCTCCATATGTTCCAACTCTTCCTTCAATGAGTCTTTGATTTGCAATTTCTCCAGATTTCAAGCCTCTACCCATATCTTCGCGAAGCATCAATGCTATATCTATGTCATCAGCATATCTTGGCGTTGCTGCGTTCGGATCAAAATTAGGATCAATCTTGCCGGAATAATATTCACGAAGTGCTTTCTGCTGTTCAGGATTAAGACCATCAAAAAGATTGTCCATGATCTTTGGGCCAGCTCCTGCAGTTCCTTTCAGATATTCTTTCGCAAGTTGTGTCTTTTTATATTGAGGCTGTGGGCTATGCACTCTTTCATAATCTGCTATATAATCAAGCACTGGCTGCTTATCTTTCCTTGTTCCAAACCAATCCTGGAATTGCTTTGCATCATATGCTTTTGTTCCGGGTTTTCCAGCCTGTTTTTCAATCTCTCTTTCAGTTATTATTTTGTTATCGAGCACATTATCAGTTCTTGTTCTGACTGCTCCCATGCCACGCGACATTTCAGCATTGGTATTAAGGTAATCCATGGCCCAGCCTAAACCTTTACCCAAGTATGCGCGATCAGCTGCTCTTTGGCCAACTCTCATTCTAAGATTGCGCAATCCCTCGACAGTCTTTGGATCATAAGCGTACCCACTTTCAGTTTTCATTCCATCCAAGAACCCAACCTCATCGGTAAAGTCTCCAATCTTCGGACCACGTTTGAAATGACTTGTCCAACCTGTTGCCTTAGTCCAACCATCGGGCATAACAACAGGAGCATTTGGATTTACACCAATAGATATATCATGAGCTTTTACTTGGCTCAATCCCTCAAATTTAGATTTAGCAGCATCAAGTCCGGTAATTTCCTATAATTCAGCAAGTTTTGTATCATATGCTGTCTTTTCTGCAGCACTCAAACTTGATATTTCAGTATTGGCAGGCTTGCCGATTCCTTTCATGACTTGATCTTTGCCTATCGCATCAGCTGCCGTCTTATATGCTGAACGCATATTCTTTTGATCCTATACGCTCAGTTTTATTTCTGCTGCATTACCGTCTACATCAACCATATTCAAAACTTTTGGAGATGTAGGATCCGCATTGTTTGTCAACCAATTGCCAGCATGGACATCATCACTCCAAAGTACATTTGCCTAATGTCTTGTGTTAGAGTACTGCAATGCTTGTTCTGAAGTTCCTGCTTTAGCCCAAGCTTCACCGACAGCCTTATTGACACTTTCTGATGTTGCGCCTTCTGCTTTTACAGCTTTATCAAAAGCTGCCTTCATTGCTTTCTTCTGCTTAGCTGATACTTTTATCTCGTTGCCATTAGCATCAGTGAAAAGGAAACTATTGCCACGTCCTGCGCCTTCTGATGTTGATGCCATAGGCTGATAAAGACCTCTAAATGCAGCCTTCGCATTTCTACCAGGAGATAATGCAAGGATAGGATCACTAACAAATGCTGCTGCTTTTCCTGCTATATTATTGCCAAATTTAGCTGCAGCTTGTCCAGACAGTGATTTGGTACCAGTAGCAGCTCCGGAAGCCATAGAGTAATAAGCATCAAGTTCTCGAGCTTCTTCGTGAGAAAGCGTGCCTGCTTTATCCTTTGCTCTCAACTCCTTGATTCTATCGAGATTTGACAAAACATTGTAAGCACCCAAGCCTGTCATTCCGAGCTGTGCTGCTGCCTTTCCTGCTTTTACAAGACCACCACCAGGAATAAGCATCAAGCCAGTCATTCCTGCGTTTATAGCAAGGTTGCGCATCATCTCACTACGTGATACGCTATCATCCATTGCATCAGCTATTAAGTTGCCGACTGTTCCAGCTGTTCCTCCAATAGCACCTATAGCATTACCAATAACAGGAACAAAAGAAGCAATACCGCTTGCAATATCAAGGTTTGTGCTCCATTTGCGAAGAGATGAACCTTTTTGAGTTCCAGCTTTTTGTTTACCTTTCTTTACATCTTCAACAGACATATTCCTGGCCTTAGCTTCTGCTTCGTATCTCAGTTCACGTTCTGCATCGTTCTACTAATTAGCTTGTTGTCCAAGGGCTGCAAGATCATAACCACTAGCAGCTTTGATAATTCCACCTGTACGTAGTGCTTCAAGTTTGGCGCCATATTTAGCCCAGACATGAGCGCCTCCAGCTGATGTCCTACGACGTCTTGGATTCTTCTTTTGATATTCAGATTTTAGATACTGATATAAAAGTGGAGTTTCTGAATCGCTCACATGTACTCTAGAGAATTGTTTTGTTTTCTTGTTGTACATCAAAGCGGTTCCGTTCTCGTAGTTTATTGTTTTGTTAAGATAGAAACGATCCTTATCAACGGGCGTGATATAAGAAGGATTATTTTCAAATTCCATCATGATACCACGTAAAATATTGGAGTTGGTCATTCCATTGGGGCCTAATTGGTTAGGATTGATACGCTGGCCATTCATAACCAACTCGAGCAACTTATCTGCATACTATGCGTTTCTCTGATCAGAAAGCCAAGATGGTGTAGAATCAGCCTCGCTAGTTCCAGAAATGCCGCTCCATTTATCGTGCATTGCCTGATCCCAAGCTCTAGTATCAAGTTGCTGCTCTTCATTGAATGTGTCGCCTGTCCATCCCCAGTGATTGTTTGCCCAATTCTAATAGTTGCGATTGTATGTTGCATCTCCGTATTTCCTATCTTTCCAATCTTCAGTGAATTCCTAAAGTGCTGCACGGTACTCTTCTTGAGTAATAACTCCTGCCTTGAGCTCTGCATCAAGCTCCTTCTTCTTCATCTTGAGCTGATTATTGTATGATTCAGGATCATCATCAACTTCCTCTTCTTGACCATTGCCAAGTAAACGTTCACGTAATGATCGGCCAAATCCTATAGCGTCCAATGCTGTTGCATCATTATTGTCGTATGTTCCATCTGCTAATGATGCGGCGGCTTCTGCGAGCTTCTGCTTATAATCTGCAAGATCATGGAATGCACTACCCTGAAAATCAAACGAGTCATCGTTTAGAGTTCCTGCATAATCGGTAAGCATCTGTGCAAGAGCATTTGCTCTATTTGTATTACCACGTACTCCATTATCGTCTAATGCATCACGATCAACCCAAGATTGAAGATCTGCATCCTCATTTCCGCCATAGAATCTATTCCAGAAATATTTTCTAAGAGCGCCAAAGTTATACTTTTCTTTTTCTTTAGCTTTAGGTGCTTCATACTGAGGTGCTGATTCCAGAATCTTGTCTAACAAGCCAAGACCGTATGATTGCATCTTGTTATCATCTCCAAGAAATGTTCCGGAATAAATCATGCCGTCACCTCGGCTCAAAGATCCATCACGCAATCCTCGCTGGATTTTTGCAGCTTCATTCAAAAACTGATTGTATTTCTTGCTGCCTCTACGGAATCCTATATGCTCAGCAAACAAAGGAATATTCTTTTCGTAAAGTTCGGCAAGCTTAGCAGCATCATATTTTCCACTTGATGTCTGGAATAATACTGGCTGCTCTTCCTCGGAAACGGGAGCTTCTACAACTACCTATTCCTTAGGCATAGATGGATCACTTCCAACTACCGTTCCGCCTGTTTGTAATTTTTTAATATATTGACTCATATTTTGCATTTAAACTAAAAAAGGAGGTATAAATTATTATATACCTCCTCCGTCCTTAAACCATTAATTTCTATTTATTACTTACGGATGTAGCCTACGAGTTTACCACCTCTGCGATACACAGGCTCGCCCTGAGGAGCTTCCTGCTGGGGTGCGCCTCCGCCCTGCTGCATCATCTGGATAAACTGCACAATGCCATCGCAAGCCTGCATAGCAGCGTTGCAGTCCTGGCTCTGTAAAGCCTGAGCTGCCGTCTGGCCGATCTGCATCAACATTTCCATTGGATCACCGCCACCCTGAGGTGCACCGCCATCCTGGGGCTGCTCTGCGGGTTCCTCTTCCATGGGAGCCTCAGCGGGAGCTCCACCTTCAGCTGGCGCGTCTACAGGACCGCCCTGCTGGAACTTCTTAACGCCCACAACGGGCACATTACGAAATCGAATATTCATATTTTATTATTGTTTAATTAAACGTTTCGAATTAACAACGCAACAATTATAGTATTAAATTAGCACATTATATAAATTGTTTTTATGGACACGAAAAACTTAGTATATATACTAAACACAAAAAGACCGATACGATGGACACGAAAAAAATGTTTAAATTACACTGTCCAAGTCTTTAAGCGTACGCTGTCCAAGTGTCCAAGTCTAAATTACTTATAAGGTGTCCAAGTCTTTAAGCGTATACTGTCCAAGTTTAAGCGTATACTGGACCACACCTTTTTTACTTATATACTAGACACACCTCGAATCACTCTTCCCCTCTTTTTGTTCCTCCTTGAATAAGCTTTCCGTTTAAGTTTAGCCAATTCTCCGGGTTCTCTCTAGTTTGGAAATATCTAATATATTCCTCATCTGTATATTGTGTTCCGTCTTTCTTCTTGTGATCCTTTGGTGGTGTATAGATCCACCTATCTCCGTCTTGTTTCCATGCGTCTTTATTTACTCCTGGCCATGTGATATGCGGTTCGAGTTTATAGTCTCCGTTCATATGCGGCCAGTTCCAGAATTTATTTTTCGGTGCTTCTTTAGCTGCTTCTCGATCTTTCTTTTGCCACTCGTCGTATTCATTTTCGAAAAACGTGTGATAATCGTATGTTCCATCATCTACATCTATCCCTCGATCTCTTAACATATTAAGGAAAGCCTCGTATTGCCAATCCGTCTTTTTTCCTGGGATTGGATAAGCAGCTCGTACTTTTCCGCGGTATTTCTCATCATCTCCGAATATGAAGCCAATGCTAGCAGGCAACCACTCGGTAGCTTTTATATAGTCCTCTTTTGTGTACAGCTTGCCGTTCTCGTCAACTTGTCCCTCTGTTGGCCTTATAAACCAGCCACCGTTGAATATAAGGTTCGGGTACCAATCATCAGGTCCCTTTTCTCCGATGTATCTAACATCGTGAGGATTAAAAGCATAATCTTGCAACTCATCAGTGATATATGAGTTTTGCGCGTTTCTGTAATTCTTAAACACTTCTGACTCGTGTTTCTTTTTAATACTTCCGCCTTTTTTATATTCCTCGATTTTCTCTTTATCTTCGTGTTTATCAAAGTCTTTCATCTTTATGACAAAACGGCCATCAACTTCACGATTGCGCATTTTCTGATATGCCTCATCTATAGCTTCTGCTGTGGGTTCTATCTCTTCAACAATAGGGAAGATGTTGGCTTTAATAGAGAAATCAACGCATAGCTGTGTCTCGCTTATTCCTCCAATCAGACTTCCGAAAAGCTCAACACCTGGAAACTCATGTATCAAGTCTTTGATAGAGATATCGGGACATTCATCATATGGAGGAATGCCTACTATCGCAAGTTTTCCGCCACAATGTAAGAGTCTCATATATTTTTTGAGGTCGTAATTATATGGGATTGTTATAATTCCAAAATCAAACTTTTTCTCAAAAGACTCATCAATATCTCCGTCCTCCTCTATCTTGGCAAACTTTACATCTACTGCACGTGCTAATTCTTCCCTGTCTTCTATATCAAACGCTACAACCTGGCAGTTTATAGCTTTAAGATACTGGGCCGCCATATGGCCAAGACCACCAAAGCCTGCAACAAAAACAGTTGAGCCTTCCTCTACGTTAGCCTGTCTGATAGGTGAGAATGTAGTAATGCCAGCACACATGAGGGAAGGGATCTTTGGGAGATCTTCTTCTTTACAGTCTACCTTTATTGCAAAGTCTTGCTTTACAACATAACACGTAGAATATCCACCTTGTGTTATCTCATCGTTATCATCCCAGTTTTTAGCGTTGTAAGTGAGAACCATTTTCTTGCATTCCTGTTCTCTGCCATGATCGCAAGCGCAACACTCACCGCATGAGTTAATCATGCAGCCTATGCCTGCATAATCTCCAGCTTTGAATTTCTTGACATTTTTTCCGCAACGGATAACTTTTCCAACTATCTCATGACCAGGCACAAGTGGAAAGTTAGCTTCTCCCCAATGGTTTTCAACAGTGTGGAGATCGCTATGACAAATACCGGCATATAAAATTTCAATAAGTATATCATCATCACCAATAGCGGGACGGGTAAATTCTATCTTCTGGAAATTTTGATGTGGGCCTTGAAGACCAAAGCCTACACATTTTATTCGTTCAATATCCATTATTCATATTGTTTATTAAATCATTTATTTTTAATGATATATTATCTGCTTTTTTATTTTGTTGTATGCCAAATATTTCTAAATAAATTATCCAGCATTTATGCATGTCAATTAATTCTTGAATTGATAAATCCAAAATATTTGAAATATCAAACAAGCACCAGCAATAATCAGCATTTGGTTTATCTGTGTATATATTTATTGGGTTATATTTTACAAATTCGCATTGTTTATAAAATCTATGTGCAAGTTTATTGTCAACATAATTTCCGCCAAACTCATTACTTATATTTGAAAAACCGTATATGATATTTGCATCATCAATTGAGTGTATTAAAGTGACAACTTTATCTTTAGAGATATCGCAATTAATCATATTATGTTTTACAAAATCGCAAAATATTTCATATAAAAATAGCGCATCTTTGATTTTTATTATTAGCGGATTAACACCGTAGAATATATCACTCCACTTTTCAACTGATCCTAATATATCAAAATTATTTGATAATTTATATCCTTTTTTATTTATTCTTTTTCTTGTATTTTGCAAAACGGATAGCTAAGCATTATTCAGTATGCCAAATTTATCATTTTCTATTACAGCATCATCTCCCATCACTTTTTGTCTTTGTCAAGCTGTACGTATTCTGCATCTCTCCCATCCTGTGCGTCTAATTCTTTGAAGACATAACGTCCAAGACTTGCGCAATATTTCTCATATTCTGGACGCTTCCGATTTTTCCACGCCCTCTTTGCTTTTGTTATTATTACTTTTGTTGATTTTCTTGACATGATACGCTGGCCGGATTTGAGCTGGTACTAAGTCTCACCATCACTTCCCAAAACTTCCATAACGTATTCATCATCATCTCCTGGAAGCTCAAGCTCATCTCCTGGTTTTACATCAGCATCTGAGCTAAGCTCTACCACAAACTGCACATCGTTTTCGTGGATAAGGTTTTCAGATAATGGTGCACCTTCTTTGACAGAGATGCATTCGAAATCCTCATTGAAAAAGCAGATTTTGAGTGGTATCTCTGTGTCTTTCATCCAATAGTCAACACTACACGGCTTATCGTAGTAGAAGATCATGCCCTGATCTTTTCCAAGATAGCTGACATTTTGCAAACCTTCGGCTTTCTCCTCTTCGGTTTTAGCCTCCCATAGGTGGTAGGTATTGTTTCCTATCTTTGCTTCTACTGTTGGCTTCTCTAGTTGCTGTTTTGGCTCTTCTTGCTTTGCTCCTTGCTGTTCTTTCTGGATATTTCCGCCAGTCTTGAATAACTGCATGCCGTTGAATGCACGCAATACATGGTCATCATCCATAAGAGCCAAAAGCTTCTTCATAGATGAGCCGTGCTTTTTCTTGTTTTCTCTTATCTCTTTAATGTCTTCGACTGTGTATTTCTTGTCAGATTTAACTGATCCGATCACATCTTTCAGCATATCAGAGAACCCTTCGGTCTCGTACGCTATATCAGGGCCTCCCATAGTTATGATGATCTCACTATTACCTCCAAGGATCTTTTCAAGTCGTGAAGGTTTATAATCATCAAGGCCGTTTGTAAGTCCAAGAGCTTTTAATACAGAACAGATAAGGCAGTCGAGGTTATCGCTATCATTCAGAACTGCCTGAGGTTTCAGCTCCTCCTTTATTTCCTCCTCCTTCTTCGGCTCTTTCTCCTGTGGTATTGTCTCCTCCACAAGATCCTTGAATGTCTTTTTCATGATAATATGCCAAATAAAAATATTTTTTCTTTATATAATCACTATTTAATTCTCGCCTGGCTTGTGCAAACATCTCATAATAGTTGGGAATTTCCACCATATCCTGCAACTCTTCGAGTTCCATTTCTCGTATGGCTTCCATTTCCACATTCTCGAGCTGTTCTTTTGTAAGCTGTGCATCGTGATATTTGGATCTCATATCAAACGCTGGGGCGTTCTCTTTTATGAATTGTTTGTATTTATACATCACGATCATCATTTCGATAGAAATCCCAAGCGCAGACTCAAACCCATAATACATATAACACGGAAGATCCACATAGTGGAACTGTACGGGGTCTCTCCATATGAAAAACTTTTTCTTTAGATTGACCCCGTATTTTATGCTTCTTTTCATACCTTGATCTGTTTGATCAATCCGACGCGATCGTCGGTGTTCTCCATCATCTCTTCAGCGATAAGCTTACCGGCTTCAATAGCGAACTCTTGTTTCTTCTGTGCGTCATCGCTCTCGTTATACTTATCGCGCAGTTTCTCAACTTTCTCTGTGAGATCAGCGGAAAGGATCCATTCAGAATGTTCTATCTCTGCCACCTATTCCACTTGCTATCCATCTTTTGCTATCGTTACGACGGGGATGCCCTTGTGTGTTATTTCACCTTTGAGATCATCCCTCACTTCTTCGATATGGTGTTTGTCTTTATGAAGTGCACCCTCTGGCAAAAGAGACATCTGCCCTCCATTCTGGAACATATCGATCGTGTCAATGACTGGCACGTATTCTATCGGTTCCTGTTTTGCGTGTTGCTTCCTGTGGTTATATGCCACACGGTGGGCTATCTAATACTAAGATGGCAATATTCCGCCTTTCTTAGCACTCATCGGTATAGCCGACCAATCCGTACCATTCATCATATTTTGATATTGCTGGTTGTTCATATCTTGCTGATTGGCTAATGCCTCCATCAGCATTTTGTTTTGGTTCATTATAGATGCCATGTTGTTTTGTAGTCTTCCAGCTGCTGCCATCTCATCATTTGCTCGGCCTAATGCTTTCCTACTAAACAGGCCATATTTCTTTCCTGACTTCTCCGCTGCATCCATGACATCATCGGCAGCTCCTGAATAAGAATCGCCACCAAGTGCCAAGGTCTAAGTGTCGGCTTCCATAGTGTCGGATTTCTTAGCTCCTAAGGCATTGATAAGTCCGAAAGGAGTAAGAGCCATAAATGGCGAATCCATGAATGCGTCAGTGCGAGTCATTCCACTGGTCCCGACTCCCATAGAATGCAAGGCTTTTGTCCCTAATGCTCCGAGCTTCATAATACCGCCTGCTATTGGGTTAATCTAACCGACAGCATCAGCAACGCCATTGTATCCTGCATCTAGTCCTGCGGACAGATTGCCATATTTTCCTTGGTAGTTATCAGGTTCAGGGAACAAACCACCTAGTGCATTTGCAGCATTGCCTACTGTTCCCCAGATGGCACCAGGAGAAGCTGCTGTTTGTTTTAGTCCATCGCTTCCTTTGCCGGTATTTACGATCCTACCGTTTGCTGCGTTGTTTTCTGTATTCATGATGCGCTTTTATTGTATAATGTCAAGACGCCACCAACCACTGCCAGCTCATCGCCTGTATAACGGATGCGGATCTTGATGTATTTATCCTTTAATTTCATCTCTTTCCTATCGCTCCACTTCTCGAAGCTTACATCTTCTGTATTATATGTTGTGCCAAATTTATCATTCAGTATATCCAAATCAAAATCTGTAGCTTTAGCATCATCAGGGATCGGGTTGTTTCCGAGGTTAATGATAGGCTTACCGGTAAATGGACGATCAACATATTCATTTTTCTGCATGTATGTTATCGATGGAATCTGAACGTACCAGCAATCCTCTTTGTAGTGCATATTTCCACGTATTCGGCCCTCTTTCTTCATATCGACACCTTTGACATGGCACCATATTCTGAACTCGTTAAGGAGCTCGTTATACACAATTTCAGATCCAGAGAGGTTCTAATAATCAAACCCTGTTTTCTTCATCAGCTAGTAGTAGCTCTCAACATCATTTGCATCGTGAATCCTTCGATAGTATAAGGGGAACATTGTAGATTTGGATATATTCGCGCCTACATTAAGTGCGAGCTTCGGCGTTATATGTGTAAAGTCTGGGTTGTATTTGATGCGTGAACCAAGACACAGGTTATATAGCGCTTTTGTTATCTCTTGCCTATAGTACATGTTTGGCTTATCATTGCCGAGATCATAACATTCACCGATCACTTCATAATGGAATGATTCAGGCGCCGCTTTATTGCTTAGTATCCTTAGATCGTTGAAGATTTTGTGAACACTTGCATCTTTACGTACTACAAACTCAAATTCGAATGGATGCTGTGTGCCATACCAGAACGTGGGTTTGATAGTCTCCTCTGTCATAATAGCGTCGGATTGCCCATGTTTCCATAGGTAGTGTGCAGTTCCTCCATCGTGTATATTAGAATGATCTAATCCCAAGATATGCCTGTTGACTTGATGGTCAAGGGTTATCATGCAGTTTCCGATGTTCCCGGATATTGCAGGAAGCCAAGAATAGAACGTCTGCCATCCTCCGCCTTTCGTTGCTCCGTGCAGATTATAGCATAAGCTCCACATGGTATCATCACAATAAGCGGTAAAGATCACGTCGCCCTTAAACATGTTATAGTGGGATTTGATATTCACTTTGCCGATGTCTGGATTCATTCCATCCATTGGCAACGCATCATTAAGGAATGACTGAATCCTAAAATCTGAGATCATCTAAACTGTTGATCCATCACATGCCCAGATTTTCTTGGCGTTCGAATCAACACCAAAAACTCCGTAAGGTGTAGATATAACACTCTCAGGCCATGTAGATCCGAAATCTTCAGATAATATTTTCGGAGTTTCCGGCAACACGTTTGAGGTGTTGATATATACGAATCCACCGGCTCCTTCTCCTGCAAGTGCTCGCTCATTGACTGGTACCAACATGATACCATGCTCGCATACTACCAAGAGATAACTTGCCAATGATACGATTTTTGTAATTGCTCCGTATTGATCGGTATAATCTCTATAATGATTGGCAAGGAAAACACGGTTCCCATTTTCAAAGTTTCCGTTTACAAGGATATTTGAATATTGAATTCTGTTCTTGTAGTAGTTATTCTCCCAGATATAGTTGTTTTGATTGAAGTGTAGCCTATCACCTCCTGATTTACTGAATCCATCGTTGTAGTTATCGGATTCTCTTAACTTATAAGATCCGGATGGGTCTATACTGTGCAATGGGTAGAATGACCTAGCATTTCCACTATGTGCCTTTTCATCTGTCCATGCTTCGTTTGTGCTTCTTATGCATATATTCCTAGATGATCTACACGGGAAAGTAACCCATGAGCCCATCTGCACAGCATTCATATCACCAAGGTTTACATCAATGGCAACATCTGGGTTCTTAGTCAAATCAAAACTCCTGTATTCAATCGAGAATAGTTTATTCAAAGCATTTGTGAAACACATTCCCTAAAGGATCGTGTCATTATATGGAGCGGATGAGTCATTGAAGTTTCTATTTACTCTGTGAGTATACCATCCAATGAAACAATCGCCACGATAGCAATCAATATCTCTTGTGCTTATATCTTGACTGTCTGATATTCTATAATACTGGCGTCTGTCGTTGAAGCGGGTGGTGAAATATCCGTCCATATTGTCTTCGCTGTATCCTGGAATATATAAGTTAACGATCTTATTAGCTATGTCTTGACCTTTAGATTTACCGTTTTCTTCTGTATATGGATAAAGTCCGACATATGAACCATATAATCCTCTCATCAGGTTATAGGGTTTTTGCATCGAGAGCCTACCCATCTTGTCGGTCGGAGTATATGATAAGTCAGGCCTTACCTATGCGAGGAATTTGGCACCGGCAAAACCGAATGTCTTAGTCGTCACATCTCCTGCTTTGGCAGAGAAGAACACATTGTCGTCGTGTCTTATAGAGTTCTCTTTTACTATCGCCTTTTTATGTAAGATTGTACCGAGAGACATTCCCTCTTCAATACTCAAACCGAAAGATTTGAAGAATTTAGATGTGCTGATATCTGTATTGTTATATTGATATAATCTTTGAACGTTGCTTTGTAAATAAGCGCTCGATGTTATTGTTTTTGCGACTAGCTCCTAACCTGTGAAAATGTTATTGTAATATGGCATATTGAGTTCATAATCCGGGCAGAACATAGCAAAGCTGTTGTTCTCCATCGGGTTATAGATATAGGCCATATTGCCATAGTTTCCATTTTCCTTTTTCTTAGGATAGTCATATTTTCCGTTGTATGTGCTGATATCGAACTCGTAACCACTCATGGTTCCATCTGTAACCAAAGCGCCAGCCTGAGATCTTGCATTGACTACTCTATCGCGTATTCTTTCAGCATAACTATTTTTGGCTGAGTCGATATTTTCAATATCATCAGCACCTATCGCGTAGTCTTGGAACTCGTACCATATACCGTCCAGTTTGACAAGTAGATTTTGGTATGGCGTGGCTGGTATGGTTCCGTCTTTATTCATCTGACCGTTTACGTGGAAAGTGGCGGTCTTGTATTCGTCATTTTGTCCAACGTCTGAATATGCGCAGGCTGTCTATGCTTCAACATTATAACCTCTGCCATCTGTGGATATTCCATAAATGGAAACGCTGAGGCTATACTTGCTTTTTGTTATAGATGCCGATATGGCAGAACCTTCTGCGTACTGGTAGATGATATCCCCATTTTTATAAGTGGTAGGATTCAAGAGTGTCATGTCGCTTTCGCTGTATATCTACTCTACAAATTCGAGATTTTCCTAATTATAAGAGTCGGCGAATCCAGCCTCTCCATATTCAAGACCCTTGAGCCTGTATTTATTGTACCTTGCGTCTCCGCTTCCTGTGCTCCATGTGTTATCTACGCCATACTTCATAGGTTCATCACACGCAATAGTGCAGAGCTAGAGCTCCTTTCCGTTTGAGTCATCGAAAATCTTAAACTCTCCCTTCTTGTCATACTGGATTCTTATTGGTGTCATAGAATCTTCTATGATTACATCAGTTGCCAAGCACTGAGCCAACGCGTAATACCACTCATAAGCCGGCAATTTATTGCCACCTATGTTTTTTATGGTTCTCTTGCTGTCGTAGAAATGTTGAAAATATGAAGTGTAGATGTTCTGCTGTTTTACATCTTTCGCCCAATTGAAAGTGTTATGGTCAGATGTTGTAGATGGAAATATGGGGATATCTGTTGTATTCCCTAAGTGGATAATCTTATCCTATAGTTCATGTTCGTCTATTTCTTTTTCAGCCAAGAAAACACCACCAAGTCTGCATTCATTATTTCCTGCTGTGCTTCTACCGTTTAAGGTTATCATGCAGTATTGCTAACCTGCGGAATTTTGATATCTGTAATTAAAGACTGCCAGTTTCCTTTTTTCCCAACCATCATAGATGCAGTTGCCCATCATTGAGATATCCTGGTTGAGTTCTTGCTGCCACATGACCGTTATGGCACGGCTACTGTCGCTGTCTAACTTATCAAAGAATGCGAGGACTTTATCAGGTAATGAAAACAACCTCTGATAATATCCATTGAGAAGTACGCCCTGGCTTCCTATTTTCTAAGGATAAAAGTTGGGATAGTCTTCGCGCCACTATGCATCCATAAACTGAAATCCTGCGCTGCAAAATGACTCGTACATATGATACGGCTTTTTGACTTTCGTATCTACTCCTCCAACATTTACATTCACCTCTTGCTCAACATTTATACTTGGAAGGAAAGACTCCTCGCATATATTCGTTGCATATCCCTAAGCAATAAGTGTAGGAATTCGTTTCTATCTTACGAAAAAGTATCCTTTGTAATTTTCCGCATTTGGCATTTTCTGTGTAAAAGAGAAATGAACACCAACAACTTGCATAAGGTCAGAGATGACAGATTCATTGATACGACAAACACCTTTGATATTGTAAGGGTACTCTTCACTGTATTTATCACTAAAACTTACGTTAGATATACCAGATGTACAGTATGGCTTGCTTTCTTCGAGTTCGACATTCTCAAAGTTAATAATTGGAAGGTCACCCTTTGTTTTCATATCATTCACTCCGAGCACATCGAAAACGGAAGTGAAAGAGTTGTCTTTTCTTATATATACAATGCCAAAACGGTAGATCTCGCCAGGATGGTATCCTGTGAACTTGTACGTAAAATCACTGTTGTAATATGAATTATTTTCTCCTTCGTATGAGTAATCACTAGCCATATTGACTTTTTTATCCACTACCGCATACGGAATAATAGAGAGGCTGTAATTCTTCAGTTTTTCGTATTCTTTATTTTCCTGATTTTCCTATGTGAGGTTAGCCTAAAACAAAATATTGCTAACCATAGCCTGAGATTTTACTTTATCAGCGTTGAAATACTAGACATTGATATCGTTGGTTGTTATCTGTTGTGTGTTTTCGAAGCCAGTGATAAAAATATCTGTCTCGTCATCTTCGACGTAAAACACATCGTCTATTTTATATGCTGACGTTATAAGGTTCTCATTATTGGCAGAGCTTGCCCTAGTGTAGCATATCTTGATATATTTAATGTTGTCAATGCCAATAAGTCGAAGCTTGACGGATTTATCGGTTCGCATATTCTCCGATCCGCCGTTTATACTGAAAGGGTCGCCATCTGTTCCGATAAAGACAGGAACAACTCCGGACTCAGCTATTATATCTGACTCGTTGCCGTCTTTATCACAAGCGATAGCATAGAAAACATAATTTCCCACCATCAGCTTACCGTCTGTACCAAGTCCAAGGTATTCAAAATTGACAATCTTATCCGTGTCATTATACAAAGAGGTGCTGATATCAAAAGCTGTCTCGTCATATAATGGGTACCTGTTTGTATTATTCTTGCCGAAACGGTCGATAATGTGATAAGTTCCGTCTTCCTATACAGCAAAGCCTGTGTTTATTATTCTCGGCTTATTCTTATTGTCTGTAAGTATCAAGTTGATACTTCCGTCATAGCTATTGTCAACGTTAATCTCTACGGGATGCTATAAATCAAAACGGAAGTATTCAGTACGGAGAGGATAGCCTGTCTCATCTCCGATTTTATCAACCTTTCCAACGTGAAGAGGTTGGTATTTATTGACGAGTTTATTTTTTAGAGCACGCCGGTCATAATCAGGAGATGGGAAAGATCCAATCTCTCCTATCCCGTCTTTCGTAACGCTTACAATATACATAATGCGCCCGAAAGTCTTAGCTCCAATAGGTATAGCTCCATCAGGGAGCTTTGCATACTAGACGTTGTTGTCCTCGTCTCTGTATGTGATCTTGGCATTACCCATATCATTTTGGAGCAGCTGCTCGTTGCCGTTGAATGTCGACATTGTGGCATTCAAAGCATCAGTGAGGATATTATCGGGAACCGTTCCAACGTTGTAGTCCATAACGATTCCACCCTCGAATGTATTCTGGGCGTATTCCATATTTTATTTTTTTTTAAAAATGTTTGTGCCTCAAACCAAAACGTACGCATAGATTGCGGTATTCGATAATCATTCGCCGCCTGGTTGTTTTTGGTCTGTACAATATCAACTGAAAACGTGAGATATGAAGTTTGAAATTCCACCATACGATCCTATGCTGAGTGAAACATTTAGGCATTTCTACACGGAAAATTCGTTTTGACTGGTGCGTGCTTATGATGCACTCCTCAAGTATTCTATACAATGTGATTTTCCCAAAATTAAACTGTGTCCTGAGATGACACCTTCGTTGATTCATGTATTTCTTGTACTTGGTAGTTCCCAAAGCGAAATAATAGTAGCACGGCTCATTGTCATCTTGTTTTTTAGCGTATCGATAATATAAAGTTCTGATCTTTTTTATCAATTTCTGCCTGTAATATGACTCATATGCTTTTTCTGTCTGTTGCACTGGGCCTATTACTATAGGATGATTGTATGCCTTCTCCTACACTATCACATCGTGTCCTTTTGATATTGTCCTTGCTATCGCAGACATACCAAACGATAATATATTCATTAGGTCTCTTTCTGATAGCAGTTTGTTTTTCCTTCTTACTCTTTTGACTGTGTTATAAACTTGCCTGTATTTCATGGTCATAAGTCATTCCTTCATTCAACAATTCTGCCAAAAGCTTATCGGTATCGTCGTCGAGTGTTATAATCTTCTCGAATGTCCTTGTCCCTGATTCAACATAAAAAAATGGGTAGTATGCAGTCATGGCACATTGTGCAATATCTACATCTTTGAAATATCCTTTTCGCGCCATTTCGTTAAACTGCTCGCCTTTGAATCGTTTCATGTATATTGTGATCTTGTAAGATCCAAAACGTCCGACGAACATGTTTCCGGTCATCATCACCTCTTTGACTATGTTATAGAACATATTTTGAAAAAGATTTCTGACATATCCTCCCGGATCGTTAATTCCTGCAAGCTTGAGTCCAACACCTCCTAGGATTGTTTTATCTTCCCATTTCTTAGCTATCTCATCAAGATCGAAAGCATAACCGTAAGCGTTCCTATTATGGCAAGCTTTTCCGTGGTTCTTCATTTCGTCGTCGGTTTATACGATTTGCCGTACAGTTTACGATTCCAGTTTGTCTTTGCGTCAAGGATCGTATCCATCATATTCTGGTCTATCTGCTGCGGTACTCGTGCATGGTCGCATTTAATTAGCCACATCTGCCTTAACTGATTTGCAATCTCTAGTAGGTTTGCGTTCATAGTCGTTATGCCTTCTTTGTATTTGGTGACATATGAGACATAAACAGCCAAAGCGTCAACCTCATTATCCGTAAGGTATGGCAAACCGTCATCGTCAAGTTCCTGGCCTTCGTATAAAATATCAACTTCAGGATAGGGAAATTCAAAATATAACTTTTCTCCGATCCGTGTATAATGTATCAGCTTACCTTTTGCATATGTTGGATCATGAAATATTTTCATAGCTTCAGTGTAAGATTCCGTGAACATACTAGCAACATCTCCGTTGCTGTTTATTCCGTCGACGTTCTTATAGTCTTCCATCGGGATTGTCACAGCTTCTATATTCTCAACATTGCATGGCAATTCTACACTGTTATCTTCTTTGTTAACAGGCAAAACGATATGATAATATCTAACGTTTTGGTTGCCTATGTCATGGTAGCCAATAAGTGCGAGCTCTTCAAACTCGCTCTCGTCTGTAAATTCTACGCCATACAACAGGTGCGCCTGGTACATGGCTTCCTTAAAATTTCTCATTATCCTTCAGCGTATGCCTGATTGTTCGGTAAAATCTAGGTCTTCATTTGTCTATAAATGTTGACTTTCTACTGAACAATTCGTTTTTGTATTTCTTCATCTATCCAAGAGTACTGATTGGCCAAGTCTTCATTGCAGCATCCAAGTTCTTCTACCTGTCTCAAATCTTTGAACATTGCGACCATCGTGATCGTCTTCATAAGTGGGGCATTGAAAACGTAGCAGTCATACATGCCGTTTTCGTTTGGTGTTGTATCAATGAAGATATACGGCTTGTTTTTTCCTCTTCTCTTGTATTTATGGTACAGACTCCACTATGCGATACTTGTGTAAACCTCAAATGGATTCTGTCTGTCAGGGCTTCCAACATAAGCTATCGACTTGATCCCGAAATCAGTGATGATTTGCGGAATCTCGAAATGCATGATAAGTTCGCCCTTCTTCTTATTGCTGCAAATAGGGCATCGTTCGATGTCCTTACAGTCGATGTTGATACAGTTAATAGACAATAATAAATCACGACTAGGCAATACTCCGTTCATCTGATATTCCTTAATAACTTTTAGCCTTGTCTAGACTATCTCATCCTCTATCTATTCAATAGTCAAAGACATATTAGCGTGAGCACCGCGAAGTCCTGAGATTATGTCGTTCTGTATCCTTGATGCTAGCTTGTCGTATATCATGATATAAAAATAAAAAAGCGGAAGGCGTTGTTGCGCCCTCCGCCTAAAACTTAAATTTTACGTTTATTAGAGAATCAATCCTTCTTCTTTGCTTTCACTACGGGCTCATGTGTATAGTCAGCGGTAGTATAAGCTACTACGTTGCCCTCTGCCTTCTTAGCAAGAGCTACCTCAAAGTTGCCTGCCACATCGGTACCAACAAAAGCATTGATGAATTTCTCTTCTGCTACGTCTGCGGGAACCCAGAATACGTGGGTTGTCTCGCTGGTTACCTGCTGACCAACAGCACCCATACCTCCAACATGACCGCGGTGTACGGTGTAGTGGATGGTGATCTGATCGTACAGAACACCGGGACGGGGCATCTCGTCTGCCTGAGGACGCTTCCAGCGAAGGTTGGCAGCAGTGGGAAGGCGATAATCCTTCTCGAGATTCTCGAAGGTACCGAAGCCCTCAGCGCCAGTGTAAACGCCAGACTCCTTGAGGTCAGAGATTACATCCCAGCCGCCATTCTCGTTCTCCTGCTCCAGAACAGCCTTGGTGATGCGCATGTATTCGTTAGCACATACAATAGCCTTTGCGGTCTTAGCATCAGCTGTGGGCTCTACGTCAGCAGCTGTTACGGTGCTCTTCAGACCCTCAGCAGTAAGCTTTGCAGCGAGATCTGCAGCTGTAGGAATCAAAATCTGATGGTCGAAAGTAACGTTCTGATACTTGTTCAGGTTCTTGATAAGTGTCTCCTTAACAGCGTCGCCAGCCTGATCAGAGTGGAACTCTACAAATACGGGGCGGCCCTTGTGAACCAAATCATTGGCAAACATGGGGTCAGCATTACCGATAGATGTGATGTAAAGAGCGAGACGGTAGTTCTCAGTGCCCAGCTGGGGCAGAGAATCCAAGTTCAGAACATCAAGGTAGCCCTCGTGGCCCTTAGACCAGTAAAGGCAGATGTGATGGTTAGCATCGTTGCGATATACACCCTGACGGTAAATCTCAACCTGCTTGTTAGCCTTGTCAGCGACAATCTTCTTGTAAAGGTCGCCATTCCAAAGAGTGGTACTAGTAAATTCGTACATAGTTGTTGTGTTTTGTGGTTGTCTCTACAACCGTTAAAAATATGATCTGAGAATTAATAATCTTATGACTACGTAGCGGCAGGACTAGCTATACTCTACGAAACAGCCGCATGAGTTTGCAATCGCTGGTCACTAGCATTTTCCATTATCAGATGCACGATCTCGTTAACTATCTCATTACATACATAGTCCGGAAATTCCAAAACTTGCGATGTATCGATCTAGCTGTCGAGTTCGTCCTGTGTTAATCTTATAGTTTGTGGTGTCTTTAGATAATCGACAACCACAGAATCCAGTTTGTATATTCGATCGTCGCCATATCGGATTTCCATCCGTGGCTTGCTGGCATTACCAAAACGATAACCTACTTGACGGTCAACCGTACTTGCGGAATCTGATCCGTACTGGACAGTACGGGGAAAAGAAACAATCTATCCCATACGGCAACAATTATAGTATTTTTTTTTATTAAATTAAAGTCCGGGATTAAATTTATCATAAGAATCAGGAAGCGTTGAAGCCCCGACTGTTGAAATAATTTCTCCCTCCTGCTTTAAACATCTTATAATATTCTCGCTTATCCAGAACATCCCGAAATAGTGACTCTTAGGAGACGAAGCTGTTAAGTCATTTAAAACCTTCTAGTCCTCTATGGTTAAAGAATGAGGAACAAATGAAATGTCAAAATTGCTATTCGTGTAGTCTGTCGTAGCATCAGCTCCTGGCTAATAATCACCGAAGCCACCAGTCGTTACACGGGCCATGTCGTAGAACGTCTCGATTTTTCCAGAATTATTTTCTTTGTCATATCGTCTATTTGGCAAGACTGTAAAAATATATGTGTTGTTATTTGGATCGGTTTCGTCTTTGTGTTTTATATTAACACCCCACATATTGAAATACTTATCTATAGATTCGATAGTCATGCTATGCCTTAAAAGATCAGAATGACTAATTCTCAAATCAACATCAAAATCGTCATATTTAGTCATTGCCGTCGTATCGTAAGCCAAACCACCACGCAAAAATACACCACCGCCACATTTTAAATTGGAACATCTGATTCTTACATTGGTCGTTCTGTATTGATTGACAAACCTGATATATTGACTGACCTCGTCGGTAGTAGTTAATCCTCTGTTGCTGAATGTATCCTGAATAACTAATCCAGATTCTCCATTACTCCATGGCTCTTGTTTATAAAGATAGGCTGGCATATCTATGACTAGCGACTCGTCGTTTTGATTTTCTATTCTTGTGTCATAGATTAAAACATTTGAGCCGTATTTTGTAAAGTTGAAGTAATACCAAACATTTCCGCTTGAGTCTGTGCTCTTTTCCAAATCAACTACGTTGATTATTACCTCGCTCGTACTAGTAGCTAATCCGTTAATTTTAGAATCAACACCACTGCAAACAACGCGCCCGTCGGCATATACTTTGAATGTTGCATTTTTGCCAACTACATCATTCGCAGCTCCACCGACTCCTACCTTTTGACCTTCCTCATTGATCTTTGAGTCTCCGGCCCATATTACAAGATTCTCCTCTTTCGTCACCTGACCAGTGAATGTTTCAGATTGACTATCACACATGCCTCCGATATATCCATTTCGAACATCCCCGTCATACTTTAGTAGTATCTCACGTGCAGATATACCGTTTGCATCTATAGCGTTTGCTATCATTGTCTCGGTAATAAGTGCGCCAAACTAATCGGCTTGTTGCCAATATTCACCACTAGTTTTCGGGTTCTCTCCCATACTATTCTCCTTTGCCTGATAGTACTTTTTCTCATACGTTACAACGTCTATATACTTCAAACCTGTAGTGTTCCAGCCGTTTGCCTCATGACCGTCGATTGTATATTCCCATTTCTTTTCCGCTTCATTCCACGTTTCGACTCCGTTATACTGTGATTGATAGCAGTATCTCTTGGTAGCGTTCCATTCACCCAAAAAGCGAATCTGTGAACCAGGCAGCCCAGGGCTTCCATTATTGCCGTCTTTTCCAGGTTTACCATCGTCTCCTTTATCTCCTTTATCACCTTTCTAGCCAGGCAAGATAGCCGTAATTGTTTTAGTAGCAATAAGTGTAGACTTGCCATTTACCAAACAATAAACGGAAAGATTGAAGCCTTTATTTATAAGAGAAACAGCACCATCTGGTCCGGTTGTTATATTCTGGCTACCGAAGACATTATATTTATTCTTGTATATATTATAGCTAAACGTCAGTTTATCTTCAGAAATTGCAAGAGTGCCGTTTGTCTATGCATCATTTGTTGAGTAGTCCTTGAAGTCTGTCTCGCAGGCAATAGGTGCACCATATGAATAATAACCAAAATAAAAATCGTAGTCATGATTGTCCAGATTGGCGTATCCCGTCAGTGTTCTGTTAGGAGATGCCCCCTTTAACTTTGTCGCTTTTCCTGCATAAAGCCTGGTAAGTGAAACCTGCAAAGGCTCTTGTGTAGGCAACATACGGCCTAGACTATCAACAGGGAAAGAATCATAGTTTAAATTTAGGACATATTGCGAGCCGTCTTTTGGGTTTACGTACATCCCAACGTTTCCGTAGTCGTGGATCTGTCCCTCTATCCAAAGGCAGAACTAAAGGTTGTAATTAGTAAACTTAGACTCGTCAATATCAAACGTAAGCGTGAGCTCTTTATTGCTATTCCCAAGTGCAAGCTTCATGTTCTATATGCCAGAGCCTACAATAGCGTTGGATGTGATAGCATCCAAGAACTAAACATGAACGCCAGAGCTCAAACCTACAGTCATGCCCTTACCGTAAATAGTCGTATTAGTAAAGGCTACCTGTTCAATCTTACCGTTGATATTTTTATTTACGTAGAACTTCACAGAATACGTGCTGGTCTCGTTCTCGTCATTCTTATCAATACCTAGGGCTGTTGTAGAACAAAGCAAATCATAAGTCTCACCGTTTGCACTCTTGACACTTGTGATAATTTGCTAAACATTCCCGCTATACTCTTTGCCATCCATCTGGAAAGATACCGAGACATTAACGGTATCATCACTGATGAGTTCCTGAAATCTATATCCTATAATCTTATAGCTCCCATTTTTAGCATCTGCAAAGGGCATATCATCATGGTCTTCAACAATGGCCAAGAGGCTGGAATCATTAGTGCATGCGATATTTGTAATACGTATATTTGAAACATTACCCTTGCCTCGTACGTCTGGATAGGTCGCAGTGCGCATTTTGATGTTGTTTTTAATGACTTCATCTTTGCCTGTTCCAAACCACATCTCCGGCATAGTTATGTATTCATCCGTAAGACTTATATCGTACTGATTGAATCCAGGACCTACAACAGCTGATTCGCGGACGATACGGATTTCCTGAGACTTCACGTCGATATTGTTATCTGACACTACAACACGGATAACCTCGCCAGTCTTGAAATATTTTTCATTGTATGCTACGTCATTATATACTGCCTGTAGTGTATAATTAGCGCCACCTAGTGTTATTTCACTCTGAGGTCCAAATTTATAGAGTCCTTTATCACTTCCCTATTCTGTAAGCGTTATAGGTGATTTAACATACTTATCATTTTCTACGTGAGAATAGTAAGCTCTAACCCTTGCAGTTGCTGGTATGTCATGCTTCTCGTCGTTATATGGATCAATAGCATCAACATCTATAAACAACTCGGGTATTACTCCGCTCGATGGAATGTACAGACTCTCGGGTGATACCTGTATCATATAGGCAAGGCTTGACTTACTTGACTATATGCTCATCGGTAATAATCCACTTGTTGATTCGTAGCTGTACGTTATGGTAAGTGCAGAATCAACGACTGTATGCATACCGGCGCCTTCGCTGAACTCTAAAAAGGCAATATAGCAACCTCTCGCAACATCGTAGCCATACGTTAACTCATAAGTGTTACCGTCTTGTAATAGTTGCAACTGAAAAGCATCGCCTGGATCTTGCTCTAACTGCTTCCCTTTATAGATAACAGAGATAGATGTTCTTGTTGCGCGCTTCAATACCTCATTATCACATTCTCCGTTTGCATTTGTCGGAACAGAGAAAAAGTTGTTCGAAGCGTAGACCTAAGTGGCTAACTATACGGGAACATCTGAACCACCGCCGCTTTCTGTAATCTTCTGAGTCCAACCCATAGAGAAGTCGCCATTCTTGTACCACCAGTATTCCTTGGGACATCCTGCTTCTTTTTCAACTGCAATAGTCAAACCCGCTGGAATCTATGACTCTGCAACGCCCAACTCCTTTGTGATCTCCTTGATAATAGTGCCATTGGTAAATGCTTCATAACTCCAAGGGCCATAGAAAGAGTTCACGTTTGGACGCAGAACACCGTCTGCCATAGACATAAACCCATAGTCAAATTGTCTTGATTCCATAGTTATGATTTTTTGAAAGTGAAAATATAGTGATTATTCATGTATGGGATTGATGTTTTGAAATAGATATCTCTAATGTGTCCGGCGTTTTTATCAACACCTTTTACGAACAGATTTTTCACAGGCTATCCTAAGATATCAACAACATTAAATAAAGTATAGCCAGACGGTACTTTTATACCAAATGATCGCTTTTTGGTAGTATCTACTATAATCTGGACACTATCACGTGTTGCTGGAATAAGTTCGGCATTATCGTAATCGCTGTCATTTACTAGCTTCTTCTGCTCTTCTAATATGACAAGCTTGAAATTCTTTTCTACAGGTGCAATAAAACCGGCCTACTAAACAGCAATCATAGTCATTTTGTCTGAATTATATTGCCAGAATTTCACATATACAGTTTTTGCTGCGTCAGTATTAGATGATACCTTTAATTTAAAAGACGCCTCTGTCTTGTTCATGATTTCCCAACCTTCCGATAAGGTGCTAGACAAACTAAAGCCTACGGCTTGCCCGTTCTTATCCAGACTATCAACGGTAAAACTCAACACTCCACCCTCTGCCGGAATATTAGCGATGTCTGGTGTAATAGTAAAACGTGAAAGGTCAGCATCTGACATATATGGATCGGTACCCTCGATAAGGTTTTCGTCCTCATCGTATTTAAACGGATTAGTAGGCATAGATGCCGAACTATTCACATTGTGTATATAATAGTAAGGGTGACGATACTATGGTCTAGTGTATGCGTTCCTGCTGATAGTAGGGAACATGTCAGCCGTCAACCTCGTGGCGCCATATTCAACATAACGCCCGGCTTCGTCACACCTATTGTTCTTGTCTGTTTTGAAAATACAGGTGCAATTCAAAATGTGTAGGTAATCATCAGGAAGGTTTACCTGATAAGTTCCACGTCTGAATGGGCTATTCCCGTATTTATCGCACTTTTCAGGCTTTAATATAGCCGTACTTTTCAACACTCGCAAGTCGTCCGAGGTCTGCTGATCCATCTCGTACGGTGTGTAGCGCTTGTTGATATACTACTATATACCCTTATTGCTTAGATAGTTAAAATCTGACAGCAGCAACGTCCCTGCGTTAACCTTATTGAGCTCTGTCAGCACATGCTCGTACAATTGCTTTGATGTCATTTTTCTCTCTTTAAACAAAAAGCCACATACACTATTCGAAAGTATATGTGGCTTTTCAAAATTGATTACTCGTTTTTGTATATTTCAGGATATGTATCCTTTCGAATTAGCTCCAAAATCGCCTTGTTAGCAGGTACCTTCATCCAGTTCAGGACAGCATCATCAGTAGCTCCAAGAACAATGTTGTCGCCGTAGGTGTACAGCTTGTTCTTGTAAATGATGACATTCTTATCCTTTGCCTCAATAAACAACAAACGAAGTGAGATGTCGTCTCCTGTGTAGATCTCGATGATCTTCTCGGGATTCTTCCTCGCCTGTTCAAGCAGGAATTCCGTAACGTCTGCGTCGGGGAAGTTCTGCATGTTCTTACCAAGAAGGCGAGCCTTCAAAACTCGACCGTCATAACCGCGCTCATCCTCATAAATAAAGTTAAGAGCATCGCGCAAAGTGGACATCTTGCGAACCTTGTTTGCAGCCTCAAGACCTGGACGATCAACATAAAGCTCAGCGGTACCATAACGGGGGCGCTTGTTCTGCCAACCCATAGTGCCATCGATAAGATAGTTGCCGTTCTGATCCTTAGCCCAACGCTCTGGTGCAATCATGGGGTTATACTGTATAGCTTCCCACGTCGCCTTGTCCCTTGGCTTGTTAAGGTCGAAAGTCTGGCCGTCAGTAATGGTAAAGACCGCATTCTCCTTAATATAAATATTGCCACTGTTCTTTTCCTTGTCTGTAAGAATCATATCACCCTTTGAGTCAACAGGCTTGACGCACTCAGGATATTCACCAGTTGCGGGATTCTTACAAGGATTCATAAAGTACTTGCCAACCTTGCCGTATACACTTCTCAAAACGACAATGTTTGCCATAATGTCGCCGTTTTTAATAGAAGCGACAGCAGATTCTTTCTTAGCCATAATTCATTTTTTCATTTTAAAAGTAGCCACGCCGGGGATTACCCCCGGCTGGCCTATCTATGTAATGGTATAATAATCTTGAAAATCAAAAACAATAATAGTATTTATTTATTTGTTTTTGCGATACATTAGAGCTCTCTCAAGATAAAGCTGCGATAAGGATTAAACACAGCTACACCAGAGTATCCCCATGCGATCCTTTGCCTTATATCATAATCGCTAGTTATGACGTGCTTATAGTTGCCTATAAGAAGAGACTATCTCTTCAACTCATTTGAGCTGTTCTTTTTTTCTGTACCACTTGGTACTTATGCCATATTTGGCTAGTCGTTGAACGGTAAACGGAACACTACCATTTACTCGCTGCTGATTATCCACATGGGACTTTCCAGCAATTTAAAGAAATTTAAATCTACCATCACTGGTAAATACGCCAATTTTTTATTTTAGCTTGCTAGCGGCTACGGGGCTGCTTACTGCGCCGCCCTGGAGACCAGTCTTGCCGCCTACGCCCAGGATTTCGTTCTGGATGTAATCTCCGCCCTTCCAATTTGTTATCATGCGCTTCTTTATTCGCATCTCTACAACTTCCGCTGCAGTTCAGACTATATCATCACTTTCGTGTCGGACACTCGTGTCTGGATTATTGCTTGCACTACTCACCAGTTAGTCGTTAGCGGTTCCATGTACTCATGTGCTTCCATGGCTTCCGACGGGATTTTCTATTTAAGACGTTCCCCGTATTCATCCAATTTTTCCATTTTACTGACATTTTGTTAGCAAAAGGCACCTCTAAGGTCGTTTCGAAGTGTGAACATCGCCGATTTTCTGACATTTTGTCAGGTAAATCTTTTAGATTATATCTTTAATTATCTATGTATTTCCACATATAACCACCAGCGCGTTTTCTATCTCCTGATAAAACAAGAGGAACACCTGATGCTACTTTCTTTGCTTCTCTTACTGAATTATAAACTTTGATAAGTTCGCCGTCGCTGCCATATTGTCCAACCTTTCTGGCTTCTCTCACAACATAATCTCTGACTTTTTTGTCATCATTCAAGAACTCCTGATTCCATGTGCATTTGTATCTCTTATATATTGCTCTTGAATAAATAATTCCGCGCTTTACTGTCGTAACATAGCACCCTATCATATTCGCCGCTTCAGTCAAAGAAATATGAATCTTTTTCTCTCCGGTCTGTAAATCAACAACATCGATAAACTTTTTATTTTTCTCTATAAAATAATCGTCAGGATTCACTCGATCTAATAATTCAAAAGACCATAGGTACCCGCAACTTTGGTGTTTATTAGATGCCGCTTTTGATATATTCTGCCCAGAGATTCCGAAAGCACTTCCTGCTTCTACTAGAGATTCCCACGTTCTTATGTATTCGCCAGTTGCTGCATATTGATATACTGGAATTGTTGATACAAAACCACAAGCTCCACCGATAGCTACATTATATGTATCGTCTCGTGATATCCATTCAATATTTACCAGCTCGTGTTCTTTCTCGTATGCTTCATCTCTATTTTCAAAAATGAAAAGTGTTTCTCTTCTGAAGCTCTCAGCTCCATATTTCAACACTGCTTTCTGGAATGGCGTGTCTGGATTTTTGATTCTATGCGCTGCATAAATCCCGCATCCTAGATATCCATCGAATGTTTCCGGATCATCTGTTTGATGTACGCCGATGTACTTTTTACTGTTTACTAAATTTGTCGTAAGATATACTATGTGTTTCATATGATAATCATTCCCCGTTTCTTTGCAATACGTCATATTGACTAATCGTTGAACCTGTCTCTTCATTCAAAGATCTTGGCTGCTGATTGTTCAAACACAAGAATTGTCACGCTTTGGTATCTTATGCTTTGCGAAGTTTCCAGCAATTAAAGGAATATTTGTTTTAGATTTTTCAATCAAGTCTCCTACCGCATGTTCCAATAGGAGGCTGTGTGCTGCTCTTGTCTGCTGTCAAATCAAGACAGAGAGCATAGCCTTTCTCATAACCGTATTCACGGCTGAAGGTACGATCAACAGCAAATGTGATGCTGTTGCCACCAAACTCATACGTATCGAAAGTTGCTCCCACCTTCACGTAGTCATTGGCCTGCTTAGACCAAAGGAAAGTGTTATCAGCGTGGAAGTGAGCCAAGAAGTCAAACAACTCGGCCTGGACTGAATGCCAGAATCTTTCGTTACCAAATCAAAACTGATTCAGACTATATCATTGACTTATAAAAAGCCAGGCTCCGTTTCCATTTGTACCCTATATTAGGTAGTCGTTGAATATCAGCGCATATTTACGCGCTGTTTACTGCTGATTAGTCGAAACTTCCCAGCAATTAGAAGCCTTTAATCGAGGAGCTTTCACTCCAAGTATCCCTAACTTGAGATAAATACGTATTTGTTGCCTGTAGGCTTCTGCGCCTTCTCTCCCATCATAGACAGAACAGTACGGAATACTTCCATACTGAGCTTGTTGTATGCATACTTGGAAGCGAAGCGCTCAACCTGAGGAATAATACCCTCACCTATATAAATCAAACTGTTATCTCTACGTCTCCATAGAGTTCAGACTATACCTTTAACTCATTTTCTTATACTTTAAAATATACGGATCATTTACCATCGGTTTTCTCAATATGCGTATCTGTTCCTCTGTTAATTCTTTCGTAGAACTATACAGCTTGACGAGATTTCCCTTCAGGTCATACTGCTCAACTTTCCGAGCAACCGGCGCGTTTATTGCGATCCATTTATCCATTTTGTCATAAGACCATTTATAGCCTCTACATGCGCGGTTCATCTTTATCGCACGAATAATCTTTCCTGTGCTGATGTTTGGCGTTCCTTTAGCTGCTTCTTTAATAGAATCAAAAGCTGCATCAAACTCGCCTCTCAATGTGTACCGGTAAACAGGCACTGTAGTTGTCAACTCTATTGCTGACTTTTTACCAAGCACCTTTCGTATGTCCTCAGATACACGCATGAACCGGTATCCGCTACATGTTGCACGCATTGATACAGCACGAGCTATAGCATCTTTTGGTATATCAAGCTGAGCAGCAGCAGATGGAATATCACGGTATGTATTGATAAGTACGCCATCCCTGTTGTACTGTGCAATAGCACCACGTGGCATATTGGAATAAAGATCAACATCTATTGACTCATCAAAAGAGAGATAGACATCCTTGCAGTTTGTGCGTGTATTGATGCATATGATCACGTGCTCTTTCGATACATGCAAATCATCAGCTGCTTCATCAACGCTATCCCACTTGCCGACATGACCACCAGAGAACGTGAACGCGTTGACTCTTTGTCTCCTACAGATGCTTGGAGATGCAATCGAGTTGTAGTTGTCGGTTCTCTTTATGAAATCCTCGTTGACAATCAACATATAGAAATCAGTTGCATCATTGATATTGTTAAATTCTTTTAACGTTATCCTCTTGAAAGCATTGATTCCATGACGCTGCACAGCACTCTGAAGTTGTGTCTTGCTCTTGTTGTATGATTCCGGTAGATGTATATCTACACCATCGCCAAGATAACCATCAAACACTTCTGGATCATTCACCTTGTGAATACCTACGTAAATCTTGCCATTGTCAAGATTAATTGTTTCAAATACTATAAATTTCATGAGTTATTCCCCGTTTCCGCTTTCGCGTATTATAAAATTATCAGTCGTTGAACTAATACAAATCTTTACTTGTATTTAGCTGCTGGTTGTCCGTTAGAGTTTCCAGCAATTAAAGGAATCTATTTTTACTAATCTCACAATTAGCCGACCCATTTATATATAGGTCTGTTTGTGTCGGGATCGAAAATGGTAGGCTTACCATTGGCATCCACGTTGCACTTGTTAAAGAGAAGCAATAATTCAATATGTTGCCATATTGTTTAGACTATATTTTGAGATCTTAATATCTCTGCGCTCTTTCACTCCTTACTCTAAAAATAGATAGTCGTTGAACGTCTCGCGATATATTTCGCGATTTCGCTTCTGATTGACCACTTTCGGTTTCCCAGAAATTAAGCGCATTTTATAATGGCATCTCCTTTTAAAAAACTTCGCGGGTCATACCATTATTACGAACATACATAAAAGACTCCATAAGGGCCTTCTCCTTCTTGTCTAATCTGTAAATTGTTTCTGACAACTTTCCGTTATCCTTACCCTGTCCGATAGAAATGAAAGTATCCTCATGTGCAGCATAGAGGCTAGAGAACGAATCATCACAACGGTGTGTGGTGATGTAGTTCCGCATCTTGCTGATATTTGACTGATACTTTACATATCCCTCTTCCAATATGTTAATCAATACGTTTCCGTATTGTTCAGACTATATCATTAACTTTTCAAATACTTATAAATATAGCCTTTGTGCGTTTGATTTATTCCGCTTAAAACCTTCCACACAGAAGAACCATTTTCTTTTGCTGCAGATGTTGCAGATGGATATATAGCGACCATTTCTCCAGATACAGAAAATTTTCCAACGCTCTTTTTCATTCTTCGCTTACTTGGAGCGTTAAATTCGTCAAACCTTTCTATTGACCACATCCAATTATTATCGTCTGCTTTTTTGAGACGGATAGATTTAGAGATGTTTGACCCAGGATTTTCTTTTTCTGCATCTGCTTGACTTTTGTATTCCATATAAAATTTACCAGTATCTCCATAATATTGATATACTGGCCTATTTTTTATATATTCAGTTTTTGCTTTGTCATAATTTCCAAATTTTAAAAAGTTAAAATAATACTCGTTATGTACACAAATTCCAAGAATACACGACTTACTTATTGCCCCACTACATACATTGTATTTTTTACTAGCTGAAGCGATTGATTCACATGTGTCAATATATTCTCCTGTTTTGAGATAAACAGAAACCTCTTTTTTATGATTGGTTCCCAAATTATAGTCATCCAAATTTAATTTTGTCATTTTATCAGTTGACCACAATGATTTTTTTGCTATAGACTTTTTGCGTACAGCATAAGAAATTAGAGTATAGTCAGACGCATCAACAGATGCCGCTGCATCAGCCATGCTTTTATATTCTTGAATAAAATTTCCATCAAGATCATATTGGTACACTTTAATTCTTTCTGATGCGAGACATCCTCCGCACCCGCCAAGAACCATATTGTACACATCGTCTCTTTTTAGAAATGCTTCATTTACTATTTCTGCTTCCAAGTCGTAAGCTTGTTGTTCTGTCTCAAATATTGAAATTGTTTTTCTTCTAAAGTTTTCAGGACCATATTTTTTTACAGCATATTGAAATGCAGTTTTTGCATATTGATATGTGTATGGCTGAGAAACATAAACACCACAGCCAATGTAGCCATCAAAAATAGATTGATCTTTTGTTTTGTGTACTCCTATATATATTTTACCATTTATCAAATTTGTTGTTTCGTAAACTATATATTCCCATTTGGTATTTTCAAAGTTATTTTCCATTTCAATTAAAAAAATTTTTTTTTAATTTACGCCTTGCGGCTAGTCGTTTAACCAACATTTAAATCTTTAGTCAAAGATCTATGCGGCTACTGATTAGCATATCATTTTCTGATTTAGCTTTCCAGTATTTAAGAAAATTTTGCATATCTTTCTCACGAAAAATATTGCACGAATTTCATGCATTTCGGGCATTGCATTGCTCAAGAACCTGGTAGTCATACCAAGCTGGCAACCTGACTTGTCGAGAACCGAACTGTAGTCGTTATCGACCAAGCGAACAATCACCTTCCAGTAGTTCCACACTTTAAAGTGTGACAGACTATATCATTTACTATATTTAGCAATTCAATTTTTCGGCTATTGCCTAAGGCTTCACTGCCTAGTCGTTGAACACTCCCACATACTGCGGGCATGCTGCTGATCGCTTTCGCTTCCCAGCAATTTAAAGAATTTTAAAAAATATGCATCACTGCATATTCGGACAACTTACTTATCCGATACGCGAACAGGACGTGCTACAACGAAGCACTGCTGACCTGTAGCGTCAATCTGGAAGATATCATACTTTTCATAGTAGCGCTCTTTGAATGCCATGGTGATCTCGCTACCGTTTGCGCCATCCTCAACGGGAACATCAGCGAACTCAATGCGCTTGATGTCATTGGTGCTAACCTCCCACTCAAACAATTATGTTATCTTTATGTTGCCATAAAGTTCAGACTATATCATTTGCTATATTTAAATATAAAGTCACCATGTTCTTTAATGCCTTTTAAAATTCGAGAAGCAGATGCAGAATTCAAATTATATTTTTCTTTCATTGCCTTTACACTATCTAAGATTTCTATAAGATTGCCACACTTATCATATACTTCTATTTTTCTCATATGTGAATGTTTGTTTGGCATTTCCGAAATCTTTTCTAGAGATAAATAATAATCTTTATACCATCCGCAGTTATCATTTATTGCAGCATTAATTTTTTTAAATGAATGCAATTTTATAGCATTCATTATCTCCTTACCAACAAATTCTCCTATAAATCCGAATCCAAGTTTATATAAAAATATATGTGCATTTTTAATTTGTGCTCTATTTTTAGGTATAAATTCATCGTACAAAGAATCAGAAACAAACATGTTTTTAATTTTTGTTTGGTTTCTTATTGCATTGCTAATAGATTGAGAAGTACATTCCAAATAATTTGCACATTCTTTTCTGGAACAAAAATAAGAAACTAGCTTCCCGCTTGAACTATATAAATATGTAATTTTATATAATTTTTGCGTAAATTTTTTAATATCTATTGTTTCTTCTCTACTCCATAAAGAATTTAAAAATATGGTTTTGTCTGTTATTGCCCAATTAAATCTGGAATATTCAAACCCATAAAAATCACATGCATCTAATGTACTATCCCATTTTTTTAACAATTCACCATTCAGATCAAACTGATATAAAATTTTTGAATGCACTTTTGGACTTACACATTCTAGAGATCCCCCAATTCCACCAATAGCAATGTTGTATGTATAATCTTGTTTAATAAAATTAAAATCAACTATTTTGCGCTCTTTATCAAAAGCTTCATTTTTATTGTCGTATATATATAATACAGAACGAATAAAAGATTTAGTTCCATATTTTTTTACAGCATATTGAAATGGTGTTTTTGGATACATATAACTTGATGGTTTGTTTACATAAACACCACATCCGATATATCCATCAAATATTTCTGGGTTTTCTGTTTTGTGCACTCCAACATAAATCCTATTTATGCCATTAATTTTGGATTTTGTGTTTGTTGTTAAGTAAACTATATATTTCATAGCAATTCAGTTTTTCGACTATTTTTTTTAGTCTACGGCTTTCGCCTAGTCGTTGAACACTCCAGCCATCGCTGGCATGCTGCTGATTGTCCTTTTAGGATTTTCCAGCAATTTAAAGAATTTATTCATGTCGTATTACTACGACCGTGTACTTAATTATTAAATACATTGAGTTGATGCTCTGATACTTATTCCCGGACTTGTTATCCTGGTAGAAAATGTTTCTCAGAGACTCGGTGAGGTAGGCTGCGGTGCAGTCCTCATACATACGGCTCACTACGCCGAAGAGCTCCGGCTTTGTACCAAGAATCTTGCTAAAAGATTCATAGGTTCTTGTACTGCCCATTTCAGGGTTCAGATTTCTAAAAGTTGCAACTTGCATAATTTTACTGATCAAAAAGGTTATCGCACCTTATCGATCATACATCTAAATCGTCGATCGACAAGGCTTTGTCTGTATTCTTTGCCTTGGGCTTGACCACGACTTTGCTTTCAGTTGACTTTTTAGTTCCCTTTGATATCCCCTGCTCATACCCAGCTCTGTGGGCCTGTGCAATTTGCGACTTGTAATAATCACTGATGCTATTGATGACATCCTCGCCACGAAGAGCGAACCATGCCATACGAACCAATGTATCTGGATCATTCAATGCTTTTGACATATAATTGACTCCTGCTTGGTCGTGTCCAGTGATAAATGTGTACAACTCGTTCATATCGTCTTCGGACATTGCGACGTCCAAATCTCCGATACTTGTAAAATCTTGAATTGAATTGGCGATACCACCAGCGAACTGCCTATACATCTCCTGTTGCTGTTGGGCCTCCAAAGCTGCATCTTGGCGATTACGGTCATCTTCAAGTTTCTTGTACTCATCCCTGATTCCTGCGATCTCTTTCGCGAAAAGATCGGGATCGGATGTTGCCCTATCTAAGGCAGTCGCGAGTTCGTCTTCCGTGATGTCCTTGACACGCGCCTGCATATCCAACACGTAGAGTTCCTCATCAGTCAGATCGTCCACTGTATAGTGCGGCTGCTGTGATTGCATAATCTTATCAGTAGCAGCACGCGCTCCCTGATTATGCAACATTGCTGCATACTCTGCGGGACTCATACCAGAAAGGCGTAATCTGTTTATCAAATCGATCTCATCATCATCAAGATCATCTTCATCGCGTTCTGTCTCACGAGGTCCATCTTTAAGGATTGCGAACTGCTCCTCACGGCTCAGATCGTTCCAGTCTACCTCCTCAATCTCACCATCATCATTTGCGATCTTAATCTTGCTGGGATCATCAATTCCCTTACTCTTCAGGACATCTGTAATAACGTCCCCATCATCTGAACCTTCGTCACCATTATCTGGGTCTGGTTCACTTGTCCAACCCGGGGGAGTGGTCTGTTCTCCTCCGTTCTGTTGGTTATCTTCTACTCCGTTGTCAAGATCACTGAGATCAACAACGTCCAAATCATCAATTGTTGCTGCCATAGTATTTCGTCATTTAATCATTAATTCATCAAACAAAAAAGGCCCCTCGGAATAGAATCCGAAAGGCCCCAAAAATATATATAAAATGAAAACAAGAATCCTGTCTCACCCGTTCTTTATAATACATTAATCTATTATACCCGCTACGTCGCCGACGGTACACCTACCTTCTACATTCGAACGAGTTTTACATATTGCCTTTTCATTATTCTGTCGCAATTATACTATTTTTTTTTATTTGTTTTACATCATCTCCTCCCAATCAATAGGAACGCCCTTTTTCACGGTGTCTATATAGAATCTGCTGAATGGCATCCCGTCATATGCATCCTCGTCGTCTATATAGTCCTTGATATACCTGGCAAGCTATATGTCATTTTGTATTGATGACCCATAAAAATCAGAATAGGCCATGTTGGCGACGTAGACATAATCATATAACTTGTTATGTTCAAGGGTTATATTCGCATTTTGTAGGTAGTTATCGACGCTTGACTTATCCAGCGGGTTGATGGTAGAGCCTCCCTTCTACATCATCTATACAGCAAACTCACACATCTTGCGCGTGAAATGCCAACCATAGTATGAAAGGTATCTCTTCATTCCCGCCGGACGGTCATCATATTGGTCAAGAGTCATATCTTGAATCATAACGGGAGCGTCTTCTTGTTGGCTGATATTCCTCTCTATCATCTTCGAGCATCTCTTTAACAGCCTTTGCTTTCTTCTCTATGCACGAGACAAACTCCATGAGTCTCTCGTAGTTGTCGCTTGTGTACTCCATGATTATCATTTTATTTTGTAGTTATCAAAGTCAGTATTTTGTCAATCTTTCCAGCTACACCATCGAACCGTTCTTCGAGACTCGTGAGTCTTTCATCTCTCTCTTTATCTCTCGCGAACTATGGATTCAGAGTTTTCAGTATCTCCTCACACTGTCCGATGTTGTTTTTATATCTATCAATATTTTCCAATGCTTGTTTTGAGTTATGAAGTATAGCTTCCACGTCTTGCTACAGTCCCTGCTTTGTTTCGCTTATGACAATATTTCCGTTGCCATATGAAACAATAGTGTTTGAAAACGGGATGCTGTTGTAGTCGATAGTGTTGCCGTCTACATTAACCCTAAGGTCCAAGCATTGCTAATTTGGCATACCTCCTATCATGGGCTTTGGTGCGCTTGTATAGATTACCTCTCCTGTTTTCAGGCGTACGCCGTCGGTCTTATCTAATATATACACAACCCCGCCCTGTCTTAAAGATCCAAACATTACACAAACAAGATTATCCGGTTCATTGTTTTATTAAAAGACAACAGATGAGTACCAGCTGCAAGAGTTGTAAGTGCTGCGTCTGCATTATTAGTAAGAGGCAAGGTTTGGTTGTTAACCTATAACTCAACACCTGTAACGGTTGTTGCCGTAGATGTTGGGATATTTACAACAATAAGCCCAGCCTGACCAAGGAATCTGAACACGTGATTTGGCAATGTGTAGATAGCATTGGTGCTAGCCGATCCTGCATCTGTTAGGGTCGCTGCAACATAAGGAATCCCTCCCCTGTTACCAATATATCCAGTTATCGTCATATCAAGTCCAAAATGTAGGGGTTCCGCTGTTATAATACTGAGAAGCTGGAACAGCAACCAGATTGGGATATTGCACAGTAGTTGTGCTTGGCTGGTTCTGCTTGATTTCTGCAAGCTCTTTCTGCAACGGTGCTATCATAGCTGCCACTGCCTGATTCTGCTGCTCTTGGCTTATCTAACTCTGGAGCCGTGTCTTTGTCTCCTGCAACTCATTGATGCAATCCTGTAAAGCTGAGTTCTGCATCTGGTCAAGCTTTGCAAGAATAGCGTTTGTGTTTACAGTTGCTGTATCTTTGATACTCTGAACAGAACTTGAAATGTTATTGTTTATTGCGCAAGTCTGAGCTTGTGTCTCGTAAGCGTTAGCACTGAATCCCTGATCCATTCCTGTCCTTAATGTTCCAATCTGGTTGCTGAGAGCATTGACAGAGTTAATGGTTGCTATTTGATTCTGATAGTTGCCGTTTGTGATAGCCTCGCGTACATTGCAGCAGCACTGGCTCATCTGCTGAGCGATAGACATATTGCCTTGCTGTACACTGTTGATAACTTGCTGACCAGTCATTCCAACCTGGCTGCCTACTTGTGTTATAGCATTCTATACCTGGTTAACTGCGGTCTGGATACTGTTGGCGTCACAGTTCAGAGTAGTTGCCAACTAACCTATGGAGTTTGCGTTTCCGTGAATTGCGCTCATCAAAAGATCTCGCTCTGCTGTGCTTGCTATTGTCTCGGTCATATTTCCACGGTTGTTTCCAAACCATCCATTCCCACCTATACCATAAAGGAAGAAAAGGAAGATAACCCAAATCCAATTTCCACCACCGAAACCATTTCCGTTTCCCATCATCGATAATAAGAGATTGGGATCTACCTGGCTGCCACTCCCGGCATCAGGTAACATATAAACTTTGCTGTCTGACATAATTGTTAAATTTTAAAAAGTTATACCTCGTCGCGACTATACAATGATAAGACCGGAAACTTCCAAAAGCACAACGATGCCAGAAAAAACAAATGGAACCGCATAAATAATGCGATCCCATCGTTTAATTCGTTGCCAAAATATCTTTTGACTTTTCCAGGACTACGATATCCTGGAATTTATCTATATCCTATATGTCTGATGTGTAGGCTTTCTTTGGTATAAATACATCATTTTTTGATATATCATACGGTCCAATTGATACGATCTTTTGACCATCGCCAAAAAAATTGTTCAATTTGTATATATTCCAAGGGTGCAAAATCAAAACACCAATCCGAGCATAAGATATAGACAGCGCGGTTTTTAGGAAATCCTGACAATTATAAAAAACAGGGATATCGTATTCTTTCAGTATCTTCTGCGTTCCATCTGTGCTATTATCACATACTATAACATGCTGATCTTTTAGAGAATCCAAACACTACCTGATAGTGCCTTTGTTATTCTGTGTATAAAGCAAAACCTCGGTGTTATGTCCCCATGTAAAATCCGCGTGGTGTTCTGTGTACCCATTGGGGTTTCTTTCGTGATTATATAATAAGAACTGACCATAAGGTAAAATATCTAGACCTGTTGCGCAATACTTCTTGAGGTTTGTAATTATGAACTAATTTGTCATATCTCTTGGAATCTTTCCGTCTCGAATGATTGGATGATGATTGTAATAATCCAAAACAAGCAATGGGAAAAGATGTCCTTTTTTAAATCCCATGATAGCAGTTCCTATATATTCTACGTTTCCAACTATAAACTCACGCTCCAAAAGTTCTGATCTATCAAGTAAGTCATCGAGTGGCCTAAAACATTCAACATCAGTGTCGCAATAAATGCCACCATAATCTCGAAGAATTGCAAAACGGTAGTAGTCACTAAGGTATGCGTAGTTTTTCATCAGCAAAGCATCCTATACGAATTGAGGCCCTACTGAAAAATTAAAATCTTTGTCTGTCCATATTTTAATTTCAAAGGAAGGATTGAACCTTTTAAAAGACTCAATCCTCTCTTTTTGTATATCATTAAGTGGCTTTCCACCAAAATTGATAAAGTGAAATATTTTCTCAATTGCCATATGCTTGGTCGCCGCTTCCTGACGTGTCGTTTAGCGAAACGATGTCATCAATATCTCTATCATACAAGAATAAACGCCAGCCATTAAAGTTTGTTAAAAAGTTCGTCTCTGTAAGAAGGATGGAATCCTTATGAATATAAAGGTCGCCACGTGGTGCAAGACTTTCCATTTTTTCTTTATTTGGTATATACATACCTTTTGGAATAAATAACATAGTCAGCTTTGAACCTCCAAACAAATCAGCTGGGAAATAATTTATAGGGGACAATAGCAGAAAACGATGATCTCCTTTCCATGATGGGATGTCCTTATGTATACAATCGTAAAACATCGAGTTTGTGTTTGGCGTCATCTGACTACCATCTTGTGTTTTATATCTGATGACAGCATAATGTGCACAGCTCATAAGACTAGGATTTCCTACGCTATCTTTATAAAACAGAGCAATACTACACCTGTCGCCAACGCTATCAGGATGGTGTAATTCCTTTATCTTTTGAATAAATGGAACATATGACTTTCGTGATTTACTAAGCATTACGCTCGCAGATGTCTTTTTTGTTGGGTTAATCGTCACCTTTATATATTTCATGTCAGCAGTTTTTTTGAAATCTGTCCATGAACCATACGCTGCGGCCAATGACTTAACAAGCTAAGATGAGGAGTTTAAAATAGAGCACGAATGCAGATTGTTTCCGTAATCTCGAAAACATGTGAAATAATACGTCTTGCCATTTTCAAGGTCAGAAATATCAGCTGTGAATGTTGCAGTGCTATACGTTCCTTCGTAGCAGTGGATCTCGCTTCCTCCTACGACTCTTGAATTTCCTGTTTTTGTTTTAAAGAAAATGAGGTTGTCAGTGTTCTATCTTATCCAAATCTTGCTGAAAATTTGTTGTTCTTCTACTGCCATAATTATAAAATATGCGCACCAGCCATGATGTCGTATTTATCAAGTATGCCTTGGATGCGTTCAATCTTCTTGTTCATATTACAAGATAACTGTTTGCCTCCGACATATATATCGTGTTTTTCAACATTGATAAATAGGACGTTTGCATAGTGCTTGTTAAAAATTAATTTAAGATACAAATCATCGTCAAGTGCGAAATCTTTAATCATATCGTAGTCAATAGCATCCTCTAGAATATACGGAGGGATAAATGTTCCACCGCATCCAGTAGGAAGCAAAGAGCGAGTAGCTACACCTTGCGCACCATGAAATACTGGCCACTCTCCGTATGGCTTGATACTTCCATTAACATCCATAGAAATCCAACGGCAACGTCCAGAAATAACACATCCAGGATTTCTTTGCCACCAGGTAAACATTCGCTGGATCATTGTGTTTTCGTATTCAACATCATCGTCTACTAACAAGATACAGCGATCGTAGTATTCAGTGGCTGCATAGATCCATTTGTTATGTGGTCCCATATCATCAATGACAGGGTGGACTTCTATATCTCCAACTTTAACAAGATCGAGCAACTCCTGAGACATGTTTTTCACATCATCAACGGGAATATTCAAAATGAACTTTTCCGGTCTCATCGTCTGCCTTAGAATGCTTAAAATAGCCGTCATGGAGTTATTCATCCTTTCGCCATATGTTGCCATAGATACAACAACACCCGGCAGTCTCTCCTGCAGTTTCTCCTTATACTGTGGAAAATGTGCAGCGAGTATGTTATGAATCTCTGTGTATTTCTCCTTGTTGACATCTGCCAGGCAATCCTCTTGGTTTGTCTGGATATCATACCTACATATACCGTTTTCATAAAGTGATCGGTAGCGCCTACCAGATAACACACAAAACAAAAACTGCCACGTCTCATCCGATGTAGGAGAAAGTGCCATGAATTTCTCCCTGTCAAAGAATAAAGGAGAAGTGAAAGTGTGAGCTGGATATAAAGTACCAGCTGCGCCATTTGCCGGTTTCTGGTTTATTGTCGCAACGCCTCTGAGGTATGTATTGTCAAAATTTCTGATTTCTCGCAGGCTTCCGTCGCGTTCGGTTATTACTACACTCGAAGTTTGCCCGTAAATAATATCCTCTGGGTACTTCTTATGCATCTCTATAAATTCATGTAGCCATCCTGGCCTCATTGTCATATCATCATCAACTACAAGTATGGCGTTGTCTGGGTATCGTTCGAGAGTTGGGATGAGTTTCTTGTGGCTTCTTATATTGCCTTTGTCCCATATTATCTCAACGCCGAAATCCTCGCGCAAATCCTCTGGCAAATCAAGTTCCAGATTCGGGAACTCATCCTCGGACAATACGAGAACGAAATGCACATCGTCTTCTTTCTGTCCAAGGATTATATTGTAAATATCCCGAGTGGTACCTATTCGCTTTGGGTATGATGTCATACTTACGATTAGTGTATCATTGTTCATTCTTCTAAAACAAAATAGAAAACACCAGCTATTGGTGCTGTTGAATAAAATTGTGATTCTGTAACTACTTTAAACTTATCGCCCCAAGGTATGTCCGAAGTGGTAAGATTTCTAAATGTTGCCGTTCCAGTTCCTGTTGTAGGTGCTGCAAGAACTGTATTTTGTGCTCTGTTGATATTCTTTTCATAAGCTGGAACGTTTACGAAAAGACGACCTGATCCATCACTCTCTACACCTCTGTAATCGGAAGCTCCGCTAGTTATGGGCTAAAGAGTAGGAGGTGTTGTCCCGTGTCCATACCCATGAATATCATCTTTATTTATGGATCCTGTGTAATCTTTACAAGTTCGAATAATCCCAGTCGTTCCAGCTCCTGCAGTTGGGAGGGGACTCCACTTACCTGTACCGTTATCTCCACCATTAAGCCATCGAAATGCGCTAAGACTATCATCTGTTGTTCCTGGAACAATACCGGCTACGCCTTTGGCCAATTTAGGAATATCAGCAGCATCTCCCTTTGCGCCCTTTATATTACAAATAAGTACCCAGTTAAAAGATGACTGCACTGCATTTGCAGCTTTAAATACATCACATGTATGAGTGTTGAGATACATGTCGCCAACCTTTGCATTTGTAACTGCATGCACTCCAGCATTTGGAACAGCAGTCCCAGTATGCCAGGTAATGGTCGCACCAGTGTCTCCCTTCTGGCCTTTCAGATTATTGAACGTAAAGGTTGTAGTTGCGCCACTTGTTGTTGCAGAAACTGTAGGAGTCCCGACGCTGTTAATATTACCACCTGCAGCTGCTTTAATAGTTGGAGTTGTTCCATTCGCTCCCTTGATATTGCAAACACCGGCCCATTTATTGGTTCCTGTTGATTTATACACGTTGTAGGTCTTCGTATTCAGGTACATATCACCGGTTTTTGCACCAGAAACAGTTGCTGCCGTACCAGTCACGGCTGTGCCGGTATGCCATGTTACAGTTGCACCAGTGTCTCCTTTCTACCCCTTTAAATTATTAAACGTGAAAGTTGTGGTCGTCCCGCTTGTGTTTGCTGTAACACTTGGAGTTCCGACAGCTCCGATATTACCACCAGCTGCTGCCTTTATGGTCGGAGTAGCTCCATTGTTTCCTGGCGTTCCTTGTGGTCCCTTGATATTGCAAAGATAAACCCACTAGTTAGCAGCGGTTGCCTTATATACATTACTTGTTCCAGTGTTGAGGTACATATCCCCAGCCTTAGAACCAGAAACGGTAAATGTTTTAGCAGTGGTAGAGGTGCCCGTAACAGCACCGCCAGAGAACCATGTAGCAGCAGCTCCTGTTGAACCTTTCGATCCATTCTTTACTGTTATAGTTGAGCCGTCTTTGAAAGTGTAGACATTACTGCCGCCATCTGCTGTTGAAGTTGTGGTTTGCTTTCCGCCTTTTTGAAGATAGTTTGAGAGGTCAACGGTTCCGCTGAGGTTGTCCCATTTACTACCATCCCACGCAACGTTGTCGCCAGCTTTGATATGATTAGCTGTGTCTGCCTTTGTTATGTTCCAGACATCACCAATATTATTTCCTGAAGTTGGAAGTTCGGAATAATTGGTTTTTGTGCCCTTATATTTATAGACTGCACTGATGTCGTCTTTTTTAGCGTAGTTTTTGAGGTAATCAAGTATTGCGTTGGTTGTTGGTAAGCCATAAAAGTTATCAGTATCGTACCCTTTTATTCTATCAACGTACTCGAATTGTATATATCTATGATTTTGTACATCATACGCACCTTGCATCATTAACGACGTATTTGTTCCGTCATCAAAAATACAATTTGATATTTCAATAATCGAATTTGGGTCTATTTCATCTATTCCAAGCTCAGGAACATCGCCAGTCACATTTATATTTGAGCATGAATCAACATGAGCAGAAATTACACCAGATAGAAATACAGTATTTGAAGTTTTAACATTAATTGCTATATTCTAAATAATAATATACGTACTATTTATAATAGATGATGTCCCAAAATCGCCAACGCTAGCGCTTGTTAACTATCCTTTTATACGTATACAAGAAGAATTGGAAATCCATGCAATCGTTTTATTATTAAGAGAAAGCGTTGGCATAGTAGTGAAAATACTTTCATCACCTAACGCATGGCTATAATATAGGTTATCTGTCACAAACATTATACACGAAATGCTTATTTTTGCAGAATCAGATAACTAACAATCATATATATATAAAACATCGTCTTCACTGCTAATTATTCCTTCTCCTCCAATCGTTCCATTCTTAATTGTAAATGTACCTGTCAACTATGTCGTCCCGCTCAATATCAACGTATATCCATTCAAATCCAAAACACCGGTAGTAATAGGCAGACCTGGCAAATCACTTGCTGCTATAAAGTCAGCTTTTGCTCTTGGATTCTTTCTATTGAGTGCTTCGGTGATTACTTTATTCGATACTGCATTTCCTGATGTAGCGCTGAGTTTTGTGTCAATAGTCATGCCTGTCGGTATCTCACGGCTACAGGCTTGAATCTATCCGCTGCTATCTACATACACAGGTTTCGTAGTCGAACCGATCTGTGGGTGTGATTTATTCGTTCCTATCTTCTCGGCGTATCCTGCGTTTGCCACAGTACCAGAATCAGTTGGTTTGATGATTGAAGTGTAAGCTTTACCATGAAGTTGTGTTGCGGCCTCTTCAATTGTTTTGTAAACTTCATATGAAGTAAGTTTGTTTGATGCGGTGGTGTTATTAACTTCTTCTGAATTTACGAATTTATAGGTCTAATTATCATCAGCCCAATCTCCTTCACTTATACATTTTACAGCAACACCATCATATGCTGTTCGAGTTTTAAGATAAACATCAATATATGTCCCGCTAGCAGGAGCACACAATCCAGCCTGTACATCGTCAATTTCAAATCCAGAACGAACAATCCACGTAATTTTCGCAACAGAATTGCCAGATCCGTTTTGGGAAAATTCAATATCAACAATGCCAAAACGGACTGGCGGATTTGCATAATGCCCAGAGAGGTATAAAGTAATGCCGTGATTTGTCCAAGCATTATTAGAATATACGTCAGTTTTTAGTATTCTATGAAATGGATAATTTGTGTTATTACGTGTTTTGCTCGAACACATAATAGTCAACTTATCCGACACCCTAGCATGTAGTGTATACTGGTTATTTCCAGTTTGTATTTTTCTAATATCAGACATATTTTTTTATTTAAAATAAAAAGAGGCAGTATTACGCCACCTCTCGTATGTTAATCTAATGTGAATTACTGAACAGTAACAGTGTGGTTGTGATCTCCAGCATTGCTGGTGTTGAGTGTCTCGGCTGTGCTCTTCTTGAGCTTGGGAGTACCAGATACAGAAATTGTAGCCTTTGTACCGCCAAGTGTAGCCTTGAGGCCAGTAGTAGCAGTGAATGTAGGAGCAGTTGCAGTTGCGCCAGTATGGAGTGCTGTAACAACAGTTGCACCAGTACCATCTGCGGCAACCTGACCAGTTGCGTATGTAAACTCTGTAGCACCCTGAGCAAATACTGCCGTACCTACTGCAATGCTACCAGCGCTAAGAGATGCAGCATTGAGACCCTTGGCAGTTGTTAAGTTATGGGTTACGCTAGTCACGAACTTATTGTCAGATGTTGCGCTTGTCACGAAGTTACCAGTTGTCTTGGCTACCGTAATTGTGGGTGCACCAATAGTCAGTGCGAGTGTCTCAGTTGCAGCTGTATATGTTGCATTTGTTACAACATTGCTAGAAGTTGCAGATGCATCTGTCAAAGCTGCGGATTTAGGAGCAGAAATTGTAATGCTACCAGTTGGAGCACTAACACTTCCGCCAGTTACAAAGGTTGCAGTTCCAGTTGTAAGTGCGGGATTAGTCAATGATACACTTGTCACGGCCTTGCCTGTACCAGTTACAGCCTTTGCGGTTGCAGTCTTCATCTTTGAGGTAGCACCACCAGCAAGTGTGATAGTGGGAGCGCTTACTGTGCCTGTTGTCTTGACTCCATCAGCAGCAGCTGTAAGAGTAACACCACCGGCGGGTGTAAATTCACCGGTAAAAGTTGTAGCTGTTCCAACATAAGTAGGAACTGCTACTGTATGTCTATGCACGCCATTACTTGAAGTTGTACCGTTTGCGCTATTCTTGCTTGCCAACTTACCGTATGCATTAAGAGCATCGAGCAGACACCACTGTTTGGTTGATGTCTCGCCTGACTTCTTTTCAATCCACACATACTCGGCCTTGTCATGTACAACCAAATCACCAACACGAATGTCAGCAGCTGTTGCCTTAGCACCGTAGATGTCGGTGGGTACCTCTGTGCCACCATTTGTAAGGGATACGGTTGTTATACCTTTAAATTTAAGAGTGTTTACAATCGCGTCACGAGCGACTGAGTCCTTGATGTTATAGACGGTTCCACCAAGGTTAATTTTGCTAATATCTGCCATATTATTTTGAATCAGAAATAATTGTGAATACGTTATCATTACTTACTGTGAATGTATCATCCAGTAGTGTTTGTAATCTTCTATATTTTCCTTTAAACAAAATATAGATATCTCCGTTGTCCATAACCTCAAACAGATTTTTCCTGTCGGTATCAGAAGTTCCGCCTCCTATTGAGTACACGGTATGTGCTGTGCCTATTGTGCCATCAGCGTGGTCATCTGTGAACTTATCGGCGTTGTTATGCGATACGTTAAACTTTCCGCTTGCATGTTCTGCGTCATGCAGTGTTTGTGTTCCGATACCTTCTGCGAAAGACGAGGCGCCTTTTGCAGAGTTGCCAGAGTTAGCTTTTAAACTTGCAACACCTGTTCCTTTTTCAATAGGAAGATCACAAGATATTTTGACGCCTTTTTCATCAGCCGATAAAGCTACGCCATTACCAGAGATGAAATTTAAATTCGCAGCACCAGATACTGAGACGTACGGAACCTTACCATCAACGGAATATGACGAAATTCTAGGAACGCCTCCTATCATGCTTATGCCATGCGTGAGAATATCACGCTGTGATGCGTCTGGATCTGTTATGAATACTATGGACTAATCAGAAATAGCATTTCCAGCGCCAGCTTTAAAAGTGTTATATGCGGCTCTTGTGTGGAAATTTATAAACCGACTTGTCAAAGTTGTGTTTTCCATAGTATTAAGTGGTTAAATTATGCCTGTGATACCTCGGCCCACTGGAGAGTATCTGTGAGAGTCTTGAGTTGATCAGCAACAGATACGCCTGTTATGTACTCAATCCTTGTTGCGTCAAGTGTTACGGTTGCAATCTAGAGATCTTTTTCAGCGCCCTCTGTTCCATTCACCTTTGTGCAAGATACACCGTTAACTTTAACGATGTCGATTTTGCTATCAAGATTTGTTGCAATTTCATAAACACTATCATGCAACTCATTCAAGCCTTTGACAACCTACTCGTTCGTGTTGTTTACAGCAGATGCCAAAGTTGCACTGTCAACATACTTGTCAGCTTCACCAACAAGCGGGTTGTTATATACTGCATACTTTTCCTAACTTGTTAGGTGTGAGTCAACGCTCAAAGTAGGCGCATTAGTAACCGTAAGCTTGTCGACTGCAATACTATTATTTTCTATTGAAATACCAGCACCAGCTGTAAGCTTAACATTCTCAAGTGCTGTAATCTTACCCTCGAGATCGGCCTTAGTAGTATTAATAGTTCCGTTGATCTCCTCGGCCTTTGCGTTGATTGCCTCATTGGTTGCTTCCTTTGTGAGGTAAGTGTCAGCGTCAGCCTCGGCCATTGAGCCATGGGGAACAGTTATCGTGGTGCCTTTAACATTCAAGGTAAGCATTCCGGTGCCAGCTGTGACATCTCCAGCCTGAAGTGCAGAGGTTGCAGCTGTTACAGCAGTTGCGAGTGCATCGGTAGATGCAACAGTGATAGTAGCAACACCAGCATCATTTGTTACAGCGCTAGCTGTCACATAACCAGTACCTGAAGCTGTGACACTCTTAACACCATGAGCTGCTACGTCTGTTTTGATCTTAGCGATCTCTGCATTTGCAGCATCAAGTGCGGACTGAGGAGCTGCAGCGTCGGCCTTATCCAAACTTCCCTGAACAGCAGTTGCGAGGTCTGTCTTAGCGATAGAACCGGGCTTGATAGTTGCCGATATCTCATTTGTGCCGCTGATTGCAAGCTGAATCTGTGCCGCGTTAGCCTATGCAGTGTAAACGTCAACAAGATCCTTGACGGCTATATAAATTGGTGATTCGTCCTGGTTTGCAATTGTGAGCTTAATATACTTATCACCTTTAACGAGGCCGGTTTCAGTTGTTGCTGTGATAACCTCACCAGACTTTACCACAAGATCCTTGGGTATATCAATGTCAATAGGTGTACCGTTAGGACCGGTGAAAGTGTAAGATTTCAGATAGCCAGCGTTTGCGGTTTCCTTGGCAGTTACGCCGATCTTATTAACCTTTGTCTATAATGCGCTAAGACCGGGAACTTCTGCAGCAGTCAATACTTTGCCCTCTGTCACGAGACCCTTGGCGTCATACTTTACAACACTAAAATCAGCAGCAGCTGTGATAGCACCATTTGCAACAACTGCCTTGTCTGCGGTTGCCTTAACAGAGGCAATAGCTGCTTTGTTTTCGGTGTTTGCAGTCTCAAGTTTTGTAATCTTATCGGCCAGATTACCAACCTAAGCCTGAGTATCACCACCCTAGACTTTCCAGTTCTCTTTGGGAATCTTGCCGTCTACAAGTGAATCAGCAAAACCAGCATCACCAGCAGGGCCAGTATAAGTATAAAGCGTACCGCCAGAAGTTGCAACAGTCAAGCCAGTATAAAGTGTACATTTATCAGTACCGCCCCAAGTCGCGGGATCATAGATATCTGTAGCCTGATCAACAACCAAACGGTCATCAAGAGGACGCGCGGTTGTAAATTTAAAAGAAACGCCAAATTCGGCCTTACTTGCATATAATTTTGCCATATTATGTCCTCCTTAATTACTTATTATAAATTACACGGAATAAGCTATCTGCAGTTGGGGTTGCATTTATCTTGAACTGCTTGTATGCTATTTTGGTTGTACCATCTCCAATTGCAAGCTATACCTCGCTCTCTGTTGCGGCTTCTGCAAACCACTGACCCAAACCGTACTTCTCAATTGTTACACTACCAAACACAGCTGGTACTGCGATGAGAGCAACGCCAGCCTTCAATGTCAGTTCGCGAGTTTGTGCATCTACTATAGGCTGTTTTGTCAGCTTACCAGCTTCAGCTGTACTTGCATAGATTGAATACAAAAACTTGATATTCTTGGACTGCGTCTTTGTAATAGGCTTAATATGGAAAGTGTCATTAATCTAAGCATGAGGTGTAGCGTTAGACAAAAGAGTCGTAGAACTACCAGTTACTGCTTTATTCGTTGCTGTTCCCTTATTAGTCTTCACTGTGTCAGTACTCCCAGCATATGCACGCGTAGCGGTAACAGTCACAATTGTAGGCTCGAGAATCTGACCGCCCCAACTGTTACTACCATTGAGCGAGAATGTATTAGTTGCCTCTCCGCCAGTTGTGGTATATTTGCCGCTTACAGTCTTTGCAGGGCTACCAGTAGCAGCAGAAGCTACGGGCTATGCAGGGCAAGTCTTACCAACCTCAACAGGAGAGTCAAAAGTAGAGTTGAAGCTGATAGTTGCATCTGTAAAATTGGGGGCATACTCAGGATAGAGCAGCATATCCAAAACTTCGTTGATGCTCTTGCCATTCAAAGATTCGGCAGTAGTGCCGGCTGCGATGCCACCAATAGCAGCGGTTGAAGCCGTAGTGTCTGCGGGTGCATACTTGCCAGTTCCGAGCTCTATTTCCTTTTTCTAAATAGCACCATTTGTGTCAACATAGGAAGCCATAAGCTTGCCATCCTTAAATTCCACATCAGTGATGCCGCTATAGCTCTTGCCATTCATCAATAGGCATCCTGCATCCGATGCAAAATAGATGCCATCAGCGTGGGTATTCTGATTGTATGCTGCCAGATTACCACGATAAAATTTGACTGATTTATTAGCCATATAGGTTTAATTTTTTAAAGTGTTACTTCATTCCAAATCTAATCCCCAGGTGTTGTTTCCTTGAGGACCTTGATATCTGCTTTATTTTCTTTGACGGTATTGACAAGCTTGCCCATGTTGACAACCTCCTTATTCCCGTCTATGGTCACGATCACATCGTTTAGCTCGCCCGAGATCTGACCACTACCGTTTCCCTTCTAAATCTTCAGCTTGTTGACTTCGCGCTGGAGATCAGAAACAATAGGATTTCTGTCATATCTCTCGATGCCTAGATTGATTGATCCAATATTTACTTTTTCCATATCTGCTCGATTTTGTATGTGAAATTTTCCAGGTCAATCTTTTCCTTTATGCTCACATGCTTAACATCACAGGTAGCCATAAGAAAAAGGCTTTGAAGATGACAGCATGACATGCATGCCGGGATACAGGTTTAACTCAGTCAAAACATCGCCAGCCTTGATATTGTCAGCCTTTACCCAGTCTGCAGCCTCGTCTACTCGTACGAAAACAGAAATGGTAGAGGTGGCATCAGTCTGCAAGATGTTCGTGCCTGTGCTCTTGAAAGTTGGCGAATCGTATACGCCACTTGCATTTTTCTCTACGTTAGTCATATTTTATATGTTTATTTTGGTGAATTTATGCTATACTTATTTTGTAGGTACGAGTTGATCACCAAGTACTAAATCGCGAATCTATAAACAAAACCGCATGAGCTAATCTTTAACATGTTAAAGATATTATCCTATGCATGAGTTTTGTTTGTTTTTATAATTATCCAAATCTCCCTTGTACCACACGAGTTCTTTAAATCCTAACCTCTTCTATCCTTTCGGAATCAATCCATCCCTTACCAACTTATCAAACGAGCTCCTGCTTATTTCTAGGTACATGTAAGCCTAGGCCTTACTATATGGCTAGTGCGAAATAGCTGATAGTAGGTCGTCTGCTTGTTGCGCGGTCATTTCACATGATCCGTTGTCGATTCTGTCGGCTATTTTCCGCAACTCGCGTGAGATAAGTTTTCGTAGAGTTTCTACCATGGGTCTTTAATTATTATGTTTGACAATAAAGCCAAACCCGAAACAGGTAAAATTATACGCACCAATGTCAACATAACACCAAGGCCAAACATTCTGTTGTACATTATGAAGCACTGGATAATAAGAGAATGAAAAATCAACCATCTGAAGTTGTTGCAAAATCCTAATAGATAGGTTGATAAGATTAAGACAATAAAAGCGCACAAGCTCTAGCCAAAGATAAACTCAAACACACAAAGATGCAAACCGCACAGCGCAGCTATACAGTGAATAGACATAAAAAGATCGCCGGATACGACGAAGATTTTAATAAGTTCTCTTATACTTTTTAAGCTTAAAGCTTTCATTTTTCCTCGCGTTTTTACAATAATAATATTTAACAATGAAAAAAGCCAGAGATTACCCTGGCTTTTTTATTAAATTATTCCTCCCACAATGTGAGCCTCTGGGATTCACCAAGAGCATCCCATATGTCTTTCTCAGATGGAACGAACAGATACTATACATCTTGGTTTGTTTGATACCCATTTTCTGTATCATAAGCCGAAAAGTCTATGTATTGATTTGCAGCACTAGGACCTCCTACAAACGCATAAATTAGATAATTACCATCTTCATCCATTGTCGCTGCGACTGTGCATGACGTTGCGTGTCCGTTAACTAATAGTTGTTCAGTTTTTGTTTCTATCTTACGTTCCTTTGCGTATTTAAGAAGCCTAATTCCAGTATATACAGTATTTGTAAAACACAAACGCTCAGAGATACCAACAAAAGCATAGTTCATTCCAGTAGATAAGACATTATAAACATCACCAGGTGTACTTGTCTCGTTATGAGCCTGCAAATCATTTTCAGTATTAACCGAACCCTTATAACGGTAAACATTCACAATTCCAGACTCAAGCTTGGAAACTTTACTGTTGAGATTGTTAACCGTTTGATTTAATTTTGTAATGTTTGAATTAGAAGTGCCTATTGTACTTGCCAGCGTCTCGTTAATCTCACGCTGTGTAAACTGCGCACCAGTTGCTGAGGTATTACTTCCACTATGTGTATTATCGTATAACTGGCAGATCTTATCGTTTTTGGCCGCCGTGTGCCACTGATCCTCTGCATAGATTACGGGGTACTCGTTAGGGTTAGCGCTGGTGAATGTTATAGCAAAAGCCGACTGTGACGACTGTGTAGTATTATTTTTCATAATCAGATATTAATTTTAAGTTCAACCTTCTCTGCGCTACCATTCGATGCGATAGTCTTACTTGTTGCGTACATTGTATACCCTGGCATAGTCTAACCATTAGAAACAACAGAAATGCCAGTGGCTACTGTGCTAAGAATAGAAATGCCTGCCTACTTTGCTGTGGCGTTGCCGTGTGTCAAGATGATACCATAGGCAGAGTTTGGCAAACTGTTTGTCCATGTGAAATCCGACTGATTGACGGATGTGGTAGTTCTTGTTGCAGTCTTGATAAACTCAGAGATGATACTCTTATCCTTGGATACACTCATACCATACCAAGCAGGATATGATACGTGCATCTGGACAGCAGCAGCTGTAATTGTCAACTTCAAACCCTTATAGTCACCATCGGGTACAGTATAGGTAATAGTAGCAGAACCTGTTGAATCTTTAACATTCTCCAATGTCTTCGTGTACTTACCAGTTGTAGACTGCGACCAAGTAGCAGGTACAGTGTCAGCATTCACAGCCTTACCGTCAAAAGTAATACTAAGGGTAGCAGTCTGAGAAGCAGGCAGCTGGTCAGCTACACAACTTGAATTGGAAAGGCTAATGGTAGCCTTCAACTTGCTCTTGGCTGTACTCAGCAGCTAATCGTCCAGGTAATTCTTATAAGCCTCGGGCAGATTATCAGCACCGTAAACAGTAACGCCTGCGGTATCTTTAAGGTAGATCTTGCCATCCTTGGCAAAGATAATAGAACCATCAGCAACAACAACACCATTAGAGTCCTTGCCCTGTGCTGCGTTCTCCTTAGAAACGTTTTTGTAAAATTTAACTTGCATTATGACCAATTTAAATTGTTGTCTAATTCGTGCCAACGCACAAAATGTGTTTCAGTATATACTGCGACGTGCATTTTATCATTGCACAAATACACGTCGCCAATTTCTACATTATCAATAGGTAAAATATCTATCTCTCCCTTGAAGCGCATGGCACCAGAGAGGCCTAGGTTTTCAATAGCAATAGCTCGCTTTTGGTCTGTGTCAAATTCAGAAAGGAGATTGTCCTTTTTAAGATATTCCCCTTTTTCATTTATTATACAATGCGGGTTGCCACTATGAATGTATGGAACATACACACAATCATGCGTGTGATGAAGTTGGTTTTTATTTTGTATCATGGCTTCAAACATTCATAAAAAACATTGATGGAATTGAACATGTCGACATTCTGAATGAACGCGATCCTGTTCAGTATGCATTGATAGTTCTCCGGCTGGTGCCCATTGTGTAATTGTTCGATGAGATCCTGGAAATCATCGATGACTGCGTGCTTCAAATCAAGCACGGCATCCGCAACCGTCACTACCATATTTGCTGTTGTCTTTACAGAATCCAGTGCAACCGATCAACTCACGCATGATGTTCAACGCTTCAAAGTACCGATCCTCATCAAGTAGATAATCGATAACATTAATCGCCATCCACAAGAGGTCGCGCTTGTACACTAGATCTTTATGTTTCTATGTGTTACACTTGTCAGCTCCGCAGAACTTGCCAAGTATCTCACGGTTGATATTAAAGAAGCACTCTTTGAGTCCGCACATGCTGAACATATAATCCTAAGAGAGTGCAACCGTGAAGTTATTGTTTATATTCAGAGAAATGAAATCATTAATCTGCACGATATCCCACTATCCGTTCCAGTACTTGACAATATGCTCACCATCATAAGCAAAAACGAATTTCTTTTTTGCTAACTCATCGATATATTCCAGACTGTCCTTTTTAGGCAGGATATAATGCGACACCATGTAAAGTCCGTCCTCTTCGATATGAAAATCGCTCACGTCATCAGAACTATGATCATTGATATCGTACGTGTACAGGTCGTATTTTTCCTCTTTCTCTTCTGTTATGTCAACGCTATGGATAACGTTGACGGAAACCGTCCCGTCATATGTAAAGATACCATCGTAAGTATTACAGGGACGTTCCATTCCGGCTATCGTAACATGACAGCCGGATGTATGCTGTAATTGAAATATTGCCTACATTATCCAAAATTAACGTTGTCATTATATGGATTGCCGTCATGTAGTTGTTTAAGCTCTATGTCAACCTTTTTGTTATCAACGGCGATATTATCTTCTTTGTATTTCTTGTCTGCCCTCGCGTTGTACCACCTGATATCGCTATCAATACGGAGACGCTCTTTTTCAAGCTGCATCTTTTCTTGGTCGTACTTCTCGATTTGCTTCTGGGCTTGCTACAGCTGCTTTTGCATCTGCTGTAGCTGCTGCTGTGATTCTTGCAGCTTCTGTTGTAATTGTTGGATTTGGTTATTTTCCGCCTTCTGCTTCTCCATAGCCTACTTTACCTTAATCTTTAAATCCGTTAAGCTCTTACTAGTCAACGCTTCAAAAATGATATCCGGCGCTAGGGTCTATGATTGGATGAAGTTCGGAATTACTTGCATCAGCTTCGCCATATCTTGCATGACATCTGTGCTGCTGCTTATATGTATATCGTAATCGCTAAGTGTGAAATGTTCAGGGAGAGCAGTGAATACTTTCTGGAATTTATCGCCTAGGATAATTGTCCCAGTTAGTCCGTTCTTGTATACTATCTTTGCCTCATTCAAAGCATCTAGCAACATCTCGCAAGTAACGAGGTCCATTTGCTGGTAGTATTGTTTGGTTATAGTGAATGAATTATTTGCACTAAGTTTTACATTACTCACTGCGTCCTTCTACTCGATACCGTTCAGTCGCTCCTGGAATACTCCGGTGATACTGGACGCTGTCTCTTCTATGGACTATAAAGCAACCTAGATAGCTTGAATAGCCCCAACTTTTACGGTATCATCAAATCCATTGAAAATTGTATTGATAGGTGCCTGACCAGCAGCTGCTCGTGATTCCTGTGAGGTGTCGATCAAGCCAAGGCCTCCCTTTTTATATGCCAGCCATTTCTGTATTCTCTCCGGCCAGTTAACGCCAAGGTTGGTAGGGATAAGGCTTTCATCTATCCAATCACCAACTGTTCCACTGTTGGCAATGATGTTGTCTCTGTAATAATGTAAAAGATTATATCGATCTTGTAAAGGAACACAAGCCAGAACTAGAGAATACGGCTGGCTCCCTCGATTGGTGAAATAGACCCCGTTGACTGTCAAGCCACAATAGCTCGGATTGTCAATAGAACGCACAGCAGAATCATCTTTGCCTGTTAGGATATAGATGTCGTCATTGATTCTAACGGTGCGGTATCTGTTCATCACGAAATTCTTATCGGTCTCTATCCATTCAACCTCATAAACAGGGAGCAACTTGTTGTATCTGTTGTTTTGCTCATCTGTCGGATAGCCTGGGATAATAGCCTCTTCTCCTGCTCTTAATCCCTGAGTAGCGGGAATTCCGTTGTGCTCAAAGGTCCTAATGTAAGAGTATGAATAATCAGACGCTGCATTTTCCCATTCCTTTTCTATCTTCTCAACATCTTCACGCGATAAATCCTGACCGTATTGCATCAAGATCTGTGATTTGGAAAGCCATTTCCTGACAACTACACGGTACGAATCCTTGACATATGGAGATTCCGGATTTCGATCTATAAAGGTGTTTAGAGGATTCAATACTTCTATCTATACATTATTCTTGTTTACGCTCGGCTTTACCCTGTAAAAGCAATAGCCAGTGATCAATATATCTAGCAATAACTCGCGGAGCTTTCTCATGATGTCGGTACTTCTCGACTGCATTAAATACTCGATGACATTCTGCGCCGCTATCTCGTACTGGCTGGTGAAGTTCGTCTTCACGTCCTATATGATTTTCTGAAGCGTAGCCTCTATATTATGGTCGACAGTATCTTTGCCGTCTATAAATGAGAGGATATCATTCTTGAGTTTTTTCTGCATGAACTTGTAGACCTACTCGTGAATCTGAATCTATTTCTCCCTTTCCATCGCGCTGATAGTCTGGGAATCCTTGCAGGAAACCTTCGGCAATACCGGAGTACCAAGATACTCTCCGATCAATACGTCCACATGTTTCTTAATAAGCGGTATGAATTCAACGGAAGTAGGGCTTCCTATTCCGAAGTTCTCCTCAAGGTATCTGTACTATTCGGAGTTCATCTTTCCGTTATAGTAGTTATACGCCTTTTGCAAGTCTGTCTTCTCATACACCAGCTCCGTGATGGCGTTGTCTGTACATTCCTGCAAGCGTTCCTGCTCTTTTGTCATTATTATAAACTTTTAATATTTATGTCCTACTCTCCAACCATCCGTATTTTAGAATGGTAAGCATTAGGAAATTTCTTTCGTCTCACAAGATCCCACAAGTATTCACTGATAAAGCCTTCCAGACGACGCTGCCATTTGATATCCCCCTTGAACCAGTTGCCTTTTTTGAATTGTTCATTCATGAAATCCTCAACCTGTTTGTTTCCATCTATTCCAAAATAAGAATCAAACCGTTTGAGAACATCAAAAACAAAATGAGCACCTTCCAGAAAATCATTGTGTTTCATAATGAACATATTGCAATATGAGCATTGTGCATCTTCTAGAAAATCATCATAAACCGGCAAGTATGACTTGTCAGCTTCTTTTATTGCCAACCTTAAAGGATTAATGAAAATCGAGCTATGATAAATAGATATATTGACCTTGTTCATAAGCCCGGAGGACCAGGTTCTCGTATACACTGCGCCGTGCTTGTCAACTATATCACGTGCTTTTCCCAGGTCTTCCATAAAGTCATCAAAAAACCTTCTATAATGGCAGAAGCCGATATATTCAGGTATTAACTCCTCGTGTTCCATGACGTGCTTGATCTGGCAAGCTTCACCATAGCATATATTGTGCTTTTTCGTGAACTCATCATTCATATATATAACAGGAGACAAATCATCAAAAATGTTCTCATTTTGCGCAGCGATAAAATAGCCATCACTGTGTGGATGGTTTCCTGTTATTGTATTATGCGCGCATATGTACATCCTCAAATCATCCATTACTTACTAGATCTTTCTATCCTATATGGTGTGTGCTGTGGTCTATCGGGCATGGCATATGACGCTCGAACATATCAGTCTTGTATCCAGTGTAAAATTTCGTATCAGTCAATCGGCGACCATGAAGTTCTTTTTCTAGATATTCGAGAAACTTATCATCGTCTAACTATGCGCATATATGGAGAGGGTGCTCTGGATCATTCAATCCAATCACAAGATCAATAGCTCCACCTGGTAATCTGTGAATATTCAAAAGGCCAACATAACACTTGCCGTATACTTTAAAAATAGTTTCTAGGATCGCTTGAGCGAACTTGTCCGTAGCTGTAGTCATTGGTTTGCAAATACATGTTAAAATTAGCTGTCATCTAGTTATTCTTTTTGATAGGTCCGAAATGTTTGATTCCTCGCTCGTCATAATAATATCCAAAATCTACAAACTCATCATCTGCTTTTTTCTATGCCTATGGCGTGATTCCGGATAGCTCTTCATCTGCAAGCTCACATTCTCCCATAGCAGCTACGATATCAAACTTACGTTTGTTTTCGTCAGAGTATCTTGATAATTCATCAAGCATTTCCTCAAACCATATATCGTAGCCATAATCAAGAACGAAATCCTTAATCAGGTCTGTCTAATGATCGATGACAGCAGGAGATGCTGGGGATCCGTATTGCTACGTTTTACGTCTTGCTATATCTGGATATGTTGCAGATGGGCGTTTCATGAAATAATTCAAGAGATGCCTATCACGCGCCCATGTAACCATGGACATCCTCGTTGCCTCGATGTTAATCTGGCAGTTGTAATACATAGCAAGACCAATAGCTACCTCATAAGCTTCTCGTATATCATCCGGCCTATCTTTATATATGGCAACGTATCTAGGCGTGCGATTGCCAAACGTGCGACGCTTGACAACCATACAGAAATCAGACGGGTCTTTGTATGTTGATGATGTTTGCAACATACCGATATCAATTCCGTCAATACCGGCGACATATAGGTTGTTTGTTTTCTCTATCAGACCTTGAGACTCGCCGTCTCGCTCTTTATCTTCTACCCATAGCGGATGCTCTAAAATCTTGATCTTGCCATCTTTGCAAGCGTTCCATATAACGCTCTAGACATGGGCTCTATCAACCTTGCGCTCTGTATTCTTATACTGGAAACGTATGGTGCCAATATCAATAGGAGGACATTCATGCATTGCACGGATGCGTGTGAGCTATTCGGCAATAGTTGCCCTGTTGAATTTATTTTGAACTCCAGAAGAAAAAGCCTCTGTATCATTGAACGGATACTCTGCACAGTGATCAATGAGTGCCGTAGGATCAGAAGCCATAGCTGCACGAATCTCATTTTGCCATTCTACAACAGCGTCAGGATCAACAAATCCCCTATGCGAAAGAAACCGTTTCCTATCTTTTGGTATCTTGGTGCAAGGTATGAAAAAAGAAGTCAACACCTCTGCACCGTTTTGTGTGTATCTGTGTCGATGTGGGAGAATACCGTAAACCTCAGGATGATAAAACATACGTTGTAATCCATCGAGTGATTCCTTGGTGTCTCCAGATGTCCCGCCGCACACACGTATCCCCCATGACGCATTCATGGGACCAACAAGCGCCGTTGCCTGGATATATGCCTTAGCAAAATTCTTCCATGAACCTACCTCGTCCATGGCAAGAATATCCAAACGGAATCCACGCAACTTGCTTGGGTTATCTGCGACAATGCCGATAATCTAAGACATCCATCCTACCTCGATTTTCTGCCCGTTGATTATCTTATAATGAGAGGATCTTTTCCAATCAGTGGAATCTTTCACCTATCGTAATTTGAAAAATCCGCCATCAGTGTTGTCGTTTAAAAAAGCCAAACAGTTCCAGACCTTACCAATAGTGTTGTCTAAATAGTCAGATCTGTGAGTGGCTAACATGTTTATGGAATTTTTGATGCAATTATAGCTGTTGGCTAGAATTGCTGAAAGCATCTCAGAATAACCTACCTCTCTCGCTTTCATTATCACGGCATTTCTTCTGAGTCTTTTGCACATCTCATAATAATGAAAAAACTCATATTGCCCAGCATAAAAAGCCGGGAAAATAAAAAGACGACCACCACCTGACTTTTCCGTGTTATCAAGATCCATAAGCTGGAAATAATTCAAGAAAAAATAATTGTCACCAGTTATGGTGTAGCCGTTCACGGTCATCCCGTGTTTGCATCGCTTATATTCCTCAAGCCAAAAATCCTGGAATGCTTTCGTCCCTTTATGGAACTACGTATAGTGTCCAGTTCGCAAGAAAGAATCCCTCGCCTCAGTGAACCAGTCAGGATCGAAATCTAGCCCAGATGTTTTGTTTATCGGAATGTATCCAGTAAGCTCATAAGATAGATCAGTATCAAAAAATACGATCTCTTGATCAATAGGTATATCCCACTAGCCTTTGTGCTCGCTTTTTACCTATTCAACAATTGCATCTTCATCATGAATATCCTTGAGCATTACCTCGTCAACAATTTTCTGTATCTCCTCAGGATATTGTACATTTTTCATAAATCAAAAATCACCTTCGGGCATAAACCCGTCTTCTGCTCCTCCTCGTATGGACGAACGTTCCGCTAGCTCCTTCTTTACCTGACTCTCTAATGTTGTCAGAGAATCATGAAGCTTGTTCAATGAGTTGATCTCCTGAATCAAATTCTTCACCTAAAACATCGGCTTTCCTGTCAATTCATCGCGCTCCTCGGGATCTATATTGACAAAATAGTTTGCTATCTTATCAATCGCAAAACGCGCTGACTCTAAGAGTCTAATGCTCCGGTCCTAGTTCTGCATCTCCTAAAACTTACGACATGCTTCCCTAAACACCGGGTCATTAAACTCTTCATCCGTCAGTTGCGAATCTTTGAGCGCCGCCTCATGGCGTTCTCCCTGAGATATGTCGCTATACAAAGAATGCCAATGTAAAGCAAGGTAAATGTAAGTAAGCTCGCGAAACATACGTAGTCCATATTCACCAGTCGGATCTTCCTTGCACTTATTCCGCTCTGGATCAGCAAGATTAGCAAACTCCTTGATCAATAAGATCTCAGGACGGTTGATCTCAATACGATTGTGAGCAGAATCATATACAAAGAAATTGTTCATAAATTATTTATATTTTAGTAGCCTTGTGCTTTTAATCTTCGCTGTGCTAAACGAGCCGCAAGTTCATAATTGTACAAGTAGTTCAATCTTTCATAGTTGCCGTTTCCGAAAGACTTAATTCCGGAGTTAACCTCATATGTATTTTTGCCAATAGGTATAGATTTATTGGTTCCGGTATATTCAAGCGAGTATATTATATCAGGTACAGCCTCTGGCACTATTTTCAAATATTCTTTTGATGGATATTTTATTTCTCTCACAAGATTAACTTCTCAATAATAATCTGGGAATAAATCATCTGCATTTTTATTCAACGCATTTGCAACATCGTTTCTATGCACATCTTTAATTACTTGCTTCTTAGAAACTGCCTCCTTGTCTGATATATCTCAGCACGGATTCCGTTCATTGCACGGGTAACTGCACCCTTCTTCATCTTCTTGCCGCATTTTGCTTTCTGAACTGTCTTCTGCTCTTTCTGCTTACATACGGGACACATAGAACCACCGGCTGCATAATATGTCTTGTAATATCCTTCGGGGCATTCCCCTTTGAGACTGCGAATAAAATTCAATTTTGCCCCACGACGTGCAGACTGTACTGATGCCTACTCGACAACTGCCTGAATCAATTGGGTAGCTGCTCCAGGCTGAGATAACTGAGCAAATGCTTCGGGGTTATCATTCTCCAACTCCTCAGCTCCTGCCTCAACGAGCTCATCACTTGCAGCTATCTACTCCAGAGTCTCTGGCTGTTTGGATATAAGCTGAGCAACCTAACTGACAACATCCTATATGCTGGTGTCGTTGCCCTACTGCTTCTGATATCCATAGAAACCAATGATAGCCTTCTGAAGCATGGCGTCCTGCTGATCTTCCTAAGCAGCGCCGCCTTGTTCGTAATAGTTAATCATATATTAGTATTTTATTTTATTAGTTAAAAATTGCATATCTCCCACTATTTGTTATATTGTAATTTTTGTAGAATTGATTATAGTTTCGTTGTAGTGCATTATTATACTCTTCAGTGTCAAGCTTATCTTTACCGAATTGTTTGATAAATGCATCACGGAACTTTGTTGAGTATAATCTGTGCAATTTCATTGAACTTATGCTTCCTTTAGCATGATATCTCTATCCTTCATCTATTATTGGCTATGCTACCTATTTGCCTACATTAGCCCAGAAATTACTAATGGTTATTTGTGGCTATGGTTTAGCGTCAGCTTGCATAGACCCATCAGTTCTCCACCATCCCATGTTTCCGTTCTTATCAAGGTATCTTCCGGTATTATAATATTTTGTGCCATCTTTAGCAGTTATTTCAGAAGTACCGTCTCCTAGAATTCTTTGACTCCATCCTTGGCCAAATATTCCGTTAAATTTTCGCATAGTCTCATTGCCAAATTTACCATCGGCACCAGTTCCTACTAGACCTTGCCATGTAGCCAAATCATTGCCTTGCCAGTTGTATGATGGAGTCCATGCGGATCTCCGACGTGACGCATTACTCTATGGCGCTGGCTATGCATTTACCTATGTATTAGCCGTTCGCTGCTTCCAAGTCGGCTGCAACTTCTGAGCATATGCTGTCATAGCGCCAGGCGTATATCCTCCCTGATACTATTGGAGCATATTCTAAAAATTCTAAGAGATAGGTGTTTCTGTAGGTTTCTGCCAATTTCCATGGTCCCAATTTGCGCGAGAGGCATTTTGATGTTCTGAAAAATATTCATGAACACGTCTGTTTGCATCGGCTTCAATAGTTCCAGCCTTAAAATTGTTATCACTATACATTCCAGCATTTTGTCGGCCATTACGGATCATGTCCATAGCATTGCGTCTATTAAACTGCTAGCCTCCGGAGAAATTGCTGGCCATCTGCATATTCGCGCCATTCCAAACAACAGCATCCTATCCAAGAGCACGTAAATCATTTCTAAGCCTACGCCTCTTACTAAAACCTCTATAACGGATGCTGTTCAGATTTATAATTTTCTGATTGTTATAGAAATCAGGATTCCTATTCTATGACTACTGATCAGCTTGCTGCTCCTGGTCGTTTACTGTCCCTTGCTGCTATCCAATAGGCTTGTATGTTTCTGAACCTGTATGTTCTGGTTTCTATACTGCAGCAGGCTGCCTAGTAAACGACAAAGAAGATGGGTCAACTGTAGACCAATCAGGCATAGTATAGTTTGTTGTAGTTCCGTCATCACGATACGGTACACCCTTAAAATCTCCAGCCATATCACTTAACAAGTTCAAGGTCCTTTGTACTAAACACGCCCTCCTGCAGCTCTTGCTATGTATTGAACCATATGCACTTGATGCCCTTCAGGCTGTTTCCCTTATCTACGTTTCTTTTGAAAACATTCGTAACCTTTCCGATCACGATCATATCAGGACGGTTTTGAATGTCCTATTTGATCCTTACAACCTGACCTGGAAGGAAATAAATCTTATCTTCTTCATTTAACATAATTTTTCACTTCTTTTTATCGGACCCCTTAAAACGTTCAGTGAGTCCTGAGTTTATAACTACCAAAGCGCGTGTCTCATTTACAAGTACGAGTCCCTGCTTGAAGAACGGAACGGGTACCTCGCTGACAACCGTCCAATAGATAACGTCCCCATCCTTCACATACTTACACTCCGGACCTGCATCGACAACCTCTCCAACATGAATCATAGACTTCTCTTCCTCATATTCTCCGGTCTCATTTGATTTGTAAGTTGGAGCATATCCGCCAGTGTCAAGAATAATACCGCTGTCGGTCTTCGTGATCCTCTGGAAAGGATTCTGTGAATAAGGCTTTACCAAAACATAGTTGTAAATTGCCTTAATCTCCATCTTATCAAATTCCTCATTGAACTTTTCCGCGTATTTACCGACTGCCTTCTCGTGATCTTCGAGCTTCTTCTGCATGTCGTCAATCTTCTGATTAATCCTTGTAGCAGCTTCTCTTTCCATAATACGATCAGCGTTCTTTCCATTCAACACAAAATGCTGGGCTGTTTCAATATTCGTAGCCACGCGTGCAAGCTTCTCATTACTATTCATTCCAATTCTCTCGTCCATAATTCAAAAATTTAAAAACATTACCATTTATTTAATTTACATTTCTCATCTTTTACTGTTATCTTACTCTCTATTATACAACCACACTTTTTGCAAATAAATCCAAAAAGTGGTATATATAGTTTTTGATCGCACGAACGGCAAGCCGCGTATCTCTTCCTGGAAAATTCAGGATAAATATGAAATAAGTTCTTGAAGTTTCCCTCGAGAATATTCCACATTTTATGAGCGATCATCAAAATAATATTCACCATTTTCCTGCAATACATTTTGCTGTTGAATCATTCCATTTGAACCTTAAAATACAACCGCAGCCTTGGATGAATCCATCACGTTCTTCAAAAGATATATCATCATTTTTTGGATTTATCCATAGGTTACTATTACATAACCCTCCATGGCTAGAGGAATAAATTGGGCATCTTTCGCAAATCTTTTGTCTTATCTTTGCATAGTCTTGATTTAGACCCAATTTTTTACTTACATCTTCATCAAGAAATTTCTCTATCATAAATCAAAAAATTAAAGGTTTCATTTTCTGCATAGTGTCTTCATGTTTCAACTTCTTCCGATAGTAGGAAATCATATTCTCCACTTCATCTTTCAGATAGTCGCATTTGTACATAGTGCCAGCGCCTGTTGTTGGATCAATGTGGTAGATTATGAGTTCCTTGACTTTTAGCTCTGGTTTTATTTTTGTCAACATCCAGGCATAAGTAGATACTTGTAGTTGGTACTCGTTAAAATTACAATTGTCAAATTTGTTTAATGGATATAACATCCGTTGTGTTGTCCTTGTCTGCTGATTATAAGACGCAGCTTTCTTGTTGATCTTGCTGTTCGTTTTGAAGTCAATGACAATGATATCATTGAGATCTTTAACCAGAAGGTCAATTTTACCATTCAATCGAAAATCACCGTCCTCGTATCTGATAGAAAATTCAGAATACGCGCCGCGAGGTAAGTCCAAATCTGAGTAGTCATTCATAAATTCGAACTTACCTCCCAGCCCGAATCGTTCCAGTGTCTGTTTGCCGCCCTTGAAGGAATCCTCCAGCTGTTTGTGGATGATAGTTCCACGGTCACAGGCGTCTTGTTTGCTTTTCTGCCATTGATCAAGTACATTCTGCTTTTCCCGATTGAAGTCTGTTTCACTTATATCATACAACATCAACAGGTCCGTGTCTATCTTATGTTTAGAAAGTACCGATTTTTTTTCAACCTACCATCTGTCTTTTGGTATCAATCTCTCGAGTGCTTTTACTCCACTCCAAAACTCCTTATCGAAGGGCGCTACAAATGAGTGAATTAAATCGGTTACATTTATATTATGTATAGACATTTTTCCGTTCTCTATTTAAACATTCAACATTATCATTTAATCTTTGGATGACTTACTCTAAAACTCTAACAATTTAGATTTGTATGAGTAATCCATACCAATTAAGGAACCAGCGAAAGTACACGTTTCACCAAATGCTATAAGTACAGAAGAGTGAATCACGCCCATTGGTGGAACTGTAAATCCAGCGACAAGAAGCAACAGTCCAGCAGTCAATATTACAGAAGCCATGCGGAGCTGAAATCTTAGCTTCCTTTCTTTCTGATTCATATGAAACTTAATTTTTAAAAATTGACATATATCTTGATTGGTTTATATTCTATGCAATAATACTATTATTGTTACATAAAATAGCAGCAATTATGGTACATCTCTTAAAAAAGGGATCCGGCATTCATATAAAAAAATCACATGAGGGAAGATTTACGGAATATTGCGGAGGTAATGTGACGGAAGAATGCATACGGAGAGGGAAGAACTCCCCGGATCCAAAAATACGAAAACAGGCAGTCTTCGCATAGAATGCCAGAAAATTCAAACACCAAGACGGTGGCTCCATTTATGGAGCATCTTAGATATAGACAAATGGAAATCTCTCGCAGCAATGGAAATAGCAGCAAGAGATGGCTGTGCAAAATTTCAACCAAAGCATGGAATAGAAAAAACAGCTTGATGAAATGAAGCGCATGCAAGAATCACAGGCTCTCGGTAAAAGTATAGGAAATACTGTTGGTTCTTTAGTTGGTACAGGTATGCAAGCAATTGCACAAAATATCAGAGAAAAAAGAGCTGGTGGCGAAGAAGGAGAAGTGAAAGGAAATTCTCAACAGCCAACAGTACCAAAGGCTACGACATCATATCAAATGCCATAGCTTCCAACATCATTGCAAGGAATTAACAACATGATGAGAAATCCTTTCGCAATTCCACAACAAATGCCTACTATGATGAACGGTGGCAATATAAAACGCTTAATCAGAAAAATAGACAGACATGGATGAATTGTTCTCTACATATAAGGCCGTCGAGCCGATGCTAGTATAGGAAGAAATAGAAATCCCAGATTTAAATACAACATCAAGATATGATACTTTTCTTGAAACATTAAATAGGTACAGAGAAGCATAGGGTCAGAAATAGCCAGAAGCATAGAAGCAAGATGATAACCAAAACTGGTTCACTAATACAAAAATAAGACAGACAACACCTTCTGTCTCAAACCTCGCAACAGCTATTGACTATACAACAAAAGATCTATAGACGATGTTGAATGAATAGGGACTTGATAAATATATAAGAATAACAAGTGGATTCCGAGATCATAATGTAGGAAAAGCTGGCAACAGATCAAATCATAGAAAGAAAAACAAACACGGACATTCTATGGCTTATGATATAGCTCCATCCTAGGGAGAAACTTTTGATTCTATATATTAGAAAATGAAGGAGAACCCTGCAATGTAGCAATGGTTATCTCAAAACGGTTTTAATATAAACGACGAAACAGATGCTGCAACATTAAGACGTACTGGAGGAACCGGTGCTCATTTCCATATTGGACCCGATAAGTTTAACATTAGAAAAGGACAGTCTGGTTTTGATACGTCAAATTTGTTTTCGGCATATAAAGCTGTAGAGTTACCTATTAAGCCAATCATTAAATCGGTAATTCCAAACATCGAATATAATAGTACAGGTGTGCCAGATGTATATATGGGTAGCAACACGCAAACTTAGCATAGCGAATAGAAAGCTGATGATAACCAGTCGTGGTTCTCAAATACAAAACTAAGAGAAGCGCCAACTGCTCCTGTAGTATCACCAAAATAGAAAGAGAATGAGGCTGCAATAAATAGTCCAACTTTTGATTCTGATTTTCAGAAATTTGGAACGTCAAAAATATTCTAGGATCACAAGAATTTCTGGAAACGTCTTGCATTTTCTGAATCAAGTCTGAATCCATAGGCTTCAAATAAAAGCGGAGCTTTCGGATATTTCTAGATAATGCCACAATCAAGAACTGGGGCTGATGTAGCATCTCAATTTAAAGATGCGGAAAAATTAATGACATCACACATGTCACTGATAAACGACGAAGATCGCAAACTAGCACAACAAAAAGGAATAACAGAAGAAGGACTGATGGCTGGCGTTTGGCTCGGAGGTCCTGGAGGAGTAAAAAAAGCACTGAGAAGCCAGGGAAACGCAAAAGACTCGAATGGTACATCAGTGATGAGTTACATGAAAAAGTTTTCGTAATAATAGACAAAACGTTTTATGAAATTTCTGAGACGAACCCAGGAAGAATCTTATAAATAAAATAAAAAAAAAAAGTCCAAGAAATAAAACTCTCGGACTTTTTTTTATGTGGCAAATCTATAATCATTATTTTACATACTATCTTTTCAACGTTTTACTGACATCAATTCTTGGTTTCTATAATACAGGAATACTGATTTTATTTCCTTTTGTATCATGGACAATTCTATCCCCGACTTGTCTCCATCCATAATCTGTTTTAAATCTACTTATGCCATGGACTCCTCCAGGGCTTAGATTTCCATATGTAGATAAAAATTCACCCTCCGGAAAATCTACAGCATAAGTATCAAAAAGAAGTTTCTTCTCTTCTGGGCTTAACATTTGTCTTCCGTCTACTCCGTGGAATGTATCAGCTGTCTTAAAATGAACACTATGATATCCTGGCTCAAGATCATCAACCCTTTCGAAGAATGAAGGTTTCCCTTCTAGTCTGTAACGAGTCGCAGGATTCCATCCTTTATAATTACGCCATATCTTAACCTCTGGTCCCTCTTTTATTACTCTCGTCGCTTCGTATGGATACAAGGCTTGACTTACGCCTTTTGTAGTCTATGCTCCATGCTACATTCCAGTCTCTGCTGCTTTAGCCTAGGCTTCTAATACTCCGGGGTTTGCTTTCATTGTACCTATATCTGCAACTTTAATAACTGGAGCGGCTACCATAGCTGCATCAAGTGCCGTCTTAAATACTACCGGATACGTGGCTTTTACTAAATCACCAGCTGATGCGTTCGGATCATCCCATACTGCATTTACATTATCATCAGCGCTAGAAATGGTATTGTATAACCCAGTCGCACCACTAGCAAATGCCATAGGACCTGGCACGAAAGCCCAACCAAGCAAATTGGCAGCATCAACAAATGGCCTGCTCCCTCTTTCCATTGCTGCGTTAAAATAACGAGCACCGCGCGCTGCTTCAATCTTACGCCTTTCAGTATCAGATAACTCGGCACCCTACGGTATCATATCGCTCGATGTAGCTGGTGCTCCTATCCCTGTACCTTTAGGCGTTACAGTAATCCATTCAAAATTTCCAACTCTTCCGAGTGGATTATCTGGCGTACGTTCAACCTACTCGTATTTTATAGATTCCTTTTTCTTACTCATTGCAAAAAATATTTATTTTGCAATTATAATATAAAACCCGATGCTCTTTTCTAAGAAAGAACACCGGGCCGAATTAATTATTTAATCGTGAATGAGTTTCTGTTTTAAATCCCGATGCTTTTTTTTTCTAAAAACACCAGGCCGAAAGTTTTCATTATCAATTTTTTCACTTATAGTATATAACCTCATGCCCTGTAAGACTCAGGGTTTCATATATCAACTTGATCGTTTCGGCATTATCATCCTTGGAGATCAATATATCCTTTGGAATCATTATTCTATCGTAATGATTCAGAAACTCAACATCTGGCTACTTGGCCTGTTCAATGTCAAGTGTTACAGTTCTGATGTTTTCCATTATCGTACACTTAAAGCGTTCAGATCATCTTGATAGTCAAGCCACCACTGCCTGTTTGTCCAGCCATTAGCGCGAGCCATCTCATCAATCTCGGTTGCACGATCAATAACACGACGCGCCTATCTCTTCAGCAACCACTCAATAAACATATAGATTTTACCTCTCATGATACAATCATTGTGTTCGATTCGTACTTGCCACTATTCACAAACTTCGTGGCCTCATCTTCCGTGTCAAATATTCTGACTTGTGTCACAAAATTCTCACCATCGAAAATCTTGCGATACACCTTGTTCTTGTCCTGGGTATACATTAACATTCACATTTTATACATTTAACAAACTTGAAATCATCATGAGAACCAGGAAGATGGCTCAGATCAGGGCGAGTAGATACAATCGTATATACCCCATTAAAAAAATAGTATAACTCAACCGTCCTCCCTACAACGTCCTCCTTACGTTGCCCGTTTGAGTTAAGCTCACAAAAAGCCTTCTCTAAGTCATCTTCCTTTATATTGTCTCTTATGATTTCTATATCATTCTCATCAAGCTTTAATTTCTTCAGCTTCTTTTTCAAATCGCGACACTGAAACAATTTCTCGCGATATCTGAATATAGTTCCCATTCATTTGCTCATTACTAGTAGGGACGCCAGGATTCGAACCCGGTCCAAGAGGGTTAGAGCCTCCTGTGCAATGAACCACATACACCACATCCCTATTTAGTAATCACATTCTCATATTTTCAAGATTATGAATTTTCTTTCCTATCACCGCATTCACACACTGCTTGAACTCATTGATGCCATGACGAACGGCACCATAGTCTTCAGTAGAATCACAAAGCTCTGCAAGCTTTCTAACACCTCCATCAGTCGTCTTGTTCATGAGATCACAAGCCTCAACAAAAACATCATCATCAAGTCTTGCTATCTGCTCACGAAACTCACGGATGAACTCAGGAACACTTGGCTCCTCGGTGATCTTTACCATGTAGCTGTTGTCATCAAAATCATACTCAACAACACGATCACCACTTCTAAACTTTCCCTTCTGGTTCTTCTACGCTGCACTAAGCAGCTAACTTATCATATCCTGCATATTGTCATTGTTTATTGGTTACATTGCAATCATAATATAAAAAATGCCAAAACCCAAATTTTTTGTGTTAATTTAGGTTAAGGCATGTGTTAAAAAATGTCACAAAGAATAAAGTATCGCTCCGATCATCATAACCACGGAATTCAAAACTCCACCTAGCGTTGTAAACAATACGTCGATCTTATCTGCTCGATAGTCTACCGCTTCTTTCACAATACCAGCAACAGCAGCAACAACAATTCCACCAAGGGAGACAGCAACGACAAGCCAACCAGTCAGTCCCTCCTACATAGATAGGATGTTTGTTATAATCGATGCTATCACGTAACCAAGCGATACGTGTTCCAAAAGGTTTGTGTGCTCTTCAAAGAAAGAACGCAACTTTTCCTTTAACTTACTCATTATTTATTAAATTATAGTCCAACCTTTCGCGAGGGCTGCAGCTTTCTGTTCGTCGCTAATCGTCCACATCGCGTTTTTCTTTAATGTTGCAGATCTTACAAGGCTTGTGCTCGCATCATCATCACCTTTTTCTATGGTCAGATCTGTCAAGTTATCAATCAAATATGCTATACTGTCAGCATCCAAAGCCGGAAGCCAAGACGAGAAATCCCAATTGCCATGATTCAATCGCTGGATCCTTACATCTGTCAGCTTATCGCAACCATTGAATGCATTTTTTATATTAATCCCCTCTGGCTTGACATATCGCATATCAAGCACAGGACCTATCTTGACAAGATTATTGCAAGACTCAAAAGCCTATGGCATAAATTCTACAATAAGCAAATTATCATCAGCAAACCTATCCGTGCCATATTGTGGTATCTCTGTGATCTTAAAGCAATAATCACAGAACCATCCGATGTTTGTACTCCTATGTGCTCGCGTTTCATCATTCACATACGCAGCGCTCCAATGAATACTCGGCAACTCCAAAAGATTATTGCACTGTTCAAAAGCTGCTGATAGATCTCTTGCCCATGCTACCTTGTTCATATGGATATGGCGCACCTCATGCATCCCTCCAAACATTCTATGCATAGAAGATACAAGTGACGTATTATTGAATGTCAACTCGTCAATATTGGTCCCACTCCAAGCATATCCGCCAGCCATGAATTCGATATCAAAATTGAAGGTCCAGTGGCCTTTCATGTCTGTATTATCCTTAAACCACGCATCATCTGGATTTGCATCTCCGGTAGTAAAAACTGCATAATTACTGAATACATTAGTCTTGCAGTATTCTTTGAGCTACTACACAAACGCATCATTCCACATTCTGCCGGTAAACTGGACATATTCGATAGTCTCTACCTTACTCTCCGTATTATAGGAATACTTAACCAATCCATCCATGTTATCCAAAACTGGCATATAGGATCCGTTGCATTTGTGGATGATACTCTTGACGCCAGTGGACCAATCTCTAACTACGGTATCAACGATACCGTGATAGATAAGATTATCAAGATCCTTGACTCTATGATATACAAGATTCTCGCCGATGTATGCATTATAGCACTCGCTCTTCGTTTTGTCAATAGGCGGTGTGAATTGCTTAGTGTGATAATCTAACCCATCAACACTAACGAGCACATTTTGCATTTCAAGTCTCACCTAGTCTACTGTTCTTATCTTTGGCTTTATAACAACTGCTATATGATTACTGCCTACTCTATGGATAGTGACCGTGCGCTTATCCTGGCTTATTTCTGCAATACTTCCATGGCTTGTGTCAACGACAAACTCAGAATCATCAAAGCGACCATCTAAGAAATTTATAACGATGGGATGATCACCAAAATCAAGGCATTCCTTCCCTTTATCGTCTGTGAAATTACTTTCATTACCCCATAGTGTGGTAGCTTCATCCCATGGCTCATTTTTCCAGCCATTAACCGCGAAGTTCTTGGTCATCTCTTTTGTTATATTCTTATTGCGACCGTCTTGGATATAACCCCAATAATGTGCACCATTATTGAGATCTTTAAGAGCACCACCAGTAACACCTAAATCCCAAGGCCACCAGTAAATCCAACCGTTATTATAACAAGGAGCAAACCACGAACATAATATCCGCCAGCATCAGGTGCGTATTTATACCAACTCCATAACGCGTCACCCTCAGGTTTAGGTTCTGGATAAGAGAATCGCAAATGAACGGCATCCTGGTTTCCTATTTTTAACCCACTCATTTGATAGCATATAAAACATTATCACTTTTTGGATCTAGTGCATCATACTCATCCTAGGTACATATATGCACCTTATCTCGGGCTGTCTAGTCACAGAGATCATAGACCTACCCCTTTATTGTTATTTTACTTATTTCCATAATGTAAAAAAAATAATTCAGCAACAATTATAGTATTATTGTGTATTATTTTATAAATTTATATTAAAATATGGCAAACGAATATAGAGCGAAATCATTCGCAGATGCTTTCCGCCAAGCACGGAGAGATATTGGTAGTGGTGGGCAAGCGGTTTGGATCCGTCCAAACGGCACACGCATGGTATTTAATACAAACCTCAAAGAAGAGATACCTGTAAATCAAACCGTCTATTCTCCTCTTCTTTCTAGCGAAGATGAAAGATTAGCGGAGAGAAGGTACAAAGAAGCTTTGGAATCATCAAGAAGAGCTTTGGCTTCAGAAATCGGTATTAATTTAGCGCAAGGCAAAAAAGTACCAACAAAAATGATACCACAGCTTGATGTGCAAAACAAAGAGGTTGGAATATTCCAAATTAATCCAAACGCAAGCTCCGAGGAATCAAAATGGATCAGAACACTTCCACAGATAGATGTGATTGCACAACGTACACATCACAAGATGAGAAAAAATTCCCAAACAGGAGAGCTTGAGTCTGCATAGGAGAATTTTTACCCAGTTAAACCTGATTATGAAATTGGAAAAGGAAATAGTGTTCATTATAATTTCAATACAGGTGAATATGAGATGATAGATAAAAACGGAGAAATTCTCGCAACATCACCAGATGGTTCTGTTCTATCTGATCCTTCACTCTGGACTCAATCTCATAATGGAAGAAATGGAGACATCGAATAGTCAAAATAGACATTCGAATAGCAGAAAGCCGCAGAATAGATGGCCAACATGAGAAGAGACGAAGAAAATCACACAATCAATAGTCCTTTACATATTCTTACAGATGAAAACGGGAATATAGTCGTAGATAAAAATGGCAAACCTGTATATAACGGATAGCTTACTACAGACCAAGTAGTAGATGGAATGAATTATGGCAAACAAATTTTCACAGATGCCGTTTAGAATTTTGGACTCGATGGAGTTAATCACGCCATATTAGGCGGACTCAAAATGGCAACAGATGGAGATTATACATCAGACGATTATCTGAACGGATTCTTAGCATCCAAAGATCATGTAGGAGGAGCAGGAGACTTTTTCGAGGTAGAAGGACCAAAATCAAGATTCGCTTTGAATCTTATAAACCCAACATCATTATTCACACTCGGGGCTACAACAAAGTTCAAATTGCCAGAGATGACTGCCGTAACAACTAAAGGATAGCCAATTCGTCTCAGTGTTCCAAATGCGCCGGCATCAATGTATAGAAGAGGAATGCGAGCAAACGAAGGGATGGGAACAATAACAAGAAATGTTGGACGAGGAGGACAAAAGTCTTGGGTCTAGCATGGAGGCAAACATGTTGCTGGTATAGGTTCACATATCGAGGTAATACCAACATAGAGTACAGGATTAATATACACTCCTGGCGAAATTAGTATGCGACCATTCACGCCAATGACATATGATCTCTATCCAAAGAGGACATGGGAAACAAAACCAATCATACCAGCACTTAACGTGGAATATGAAGGTGGACCAGAATCAACAGGTTATCAGTATGAGAGAATGTTCGGAAATCCTAATGAAGTAAACTCTTCGGCAGCACCAGATGTAGCAATGCCAGGAAATGTTACTGTCAATGGATCAAATGACAAGATAAACAGAGGAAGATCAAACGGAAGAAGACTCCTTAAAAGAACAAAAGCAAGAAAGTCAAGATAGGAAACAGGAAATATTGACATAAGTAATTAATTATGTTATCAGTAGAAGAAAGATTGAGGCGAAAAGACGAACTCATCAAAAATGGCTATAAAGTAGAACGAAACGCAAGCTGGGGACCAAACCTCAACAAAATGTATATGTCTATGAAAGCCAAAACTCCAAAAAAGAAATCCTGGGCACAAAGCGTAAAAGATGAAGGGCTGATCTCTGGAACGATGGATAAAATGGGAATAACAAATCCATATACAAAGGTAACAGCAGAATTTACTCCGTTAATACCAGGAATTGGAAACTATATCTCAGCCGCAAATGCAATTACTGATTTAGGACGCGGACATTTCAAAGATGCTGCGTGGAATGCATTGTATGCACTACCTGTAGCAGGAAATGTAATGAAAGGATTAGGTATGGGAGCAAAAGCTCTGAAAGGCTTGAACGCAGTTGGAAGAGTAGGCGGTATAGCACAATGGGGAGATGTAATCGGACAGACAGCAGCACCGACAATCAAAACAATAAGGGACGCATGGAACGACCCACAAACAGAAGAATATTATGGCTAATAAAGCACAGACAACAAAAAAACTGCTTACATCAAAAGCAGGAAAGAAAGAAATCCAATGGACAGTTGGATAGGTGAAGAAAGGAATCACCTGGCTTGGAGGAGGACAAGGTAAAGTAAACCGGAAAGCAGAACAGTATGTCGAAAAACAAGCCGAATCACTAAAGAAAGCAAAATCAGCATAGAGTAAGGCAACACGCAATCTGAATAAATCAATAGAAAGCGTGACTGGAACAAAATGGTCAAGCCGAAATGGATATCCTCAAATGACAGGAGAATTGGCAGAAATGAAAGCTGCAAGAGATTTGCTTGCTAGAAATACAGCAAGAGAAGCAAAAGCATTCAAGAAAATGTCCGGTCTTGCAAGACAAAAAGCAGAAGACGAAGTACTTAGATCTGGACTCACACGTGCAGGAATCGGAGGTGCAGCACTACTTGCCGGTATACCTGTATATAACGCCCTGACAGATGAACCAGAAATGCATGATGTTAGTAATCTGCAAGCAATTGAACCAGAAGTGATAGAACCCGAAACATTACCTGGATCAGGAGTAGAAAGCCTCAGATATTACGCAAGAGATACAGACCCATACTGGAATAATGGGAACCCTATCATACAAAATTCAGATGGCACACTCTTCATAAATGGACAACAGTTCGACGATAGAGATAAAGCCGCAGCAGCTGCAGCAGGATTCGATAATGTGTTCGATTATAAAGCAGCAAGAGCAGGACTGAGCAGCAGAGAAGAAGTTGCGGAATTACAACAACAACTAGGATTGAAACCAGATGGGCTGTTTGGAATAAATACAGAAAAAGCATACTACGATTATATGAGATCAAATCCACAAGAAGTAGCAGATAGATATATATCTGATGGATGGATTCAAGTGTAAAAATAAAAGGAGACCAGAAATGGCCTCCTTTTTTTATGCCCCCCTGGGGTTTATTTACGAAAAATATTTCCTCCCCTCTTCTAATATAAAACAAACGGCTGTAAAAATTCGACCTGACCAGACTATCCAATTCTAGCACTTCCAGGATAAATCCGCTTGTTCCAAACATCTACAAACGCAGCCTTCTACTAAGGACTAACAGCAGCCTTCCACATGCCATATAAATCCTTATTATGAACAGCCGTATTGTTTAACTCAGTGAAAGCATTTCTCGAAAATCTTAGTGCATTACCATCTCTAGCACCCTGTCTGACAATAGCAGCATAACTGTCAGGGCTTAAACCAGATTTGTGAAGACCCTTGTCCGCCGCATCTTCCAATAAGACTTTCACTGCACCACGATGAGAACCCTGGTTCTTCATGAAACTACCCAATGGAGCAGATGCAAAATCTCCGGATAAATAAGTACCAGGACGTACAATCTCACGAATAGTAGACCAAAAAGTACGCATGTCTTCCTTCGGAATGACATTCCCCAACTCATCTAAAACCTTACCAGTTTCCTGCTTATACTCAACACCAGGAGGAGTCAAAATGACATTCATCGTACCGTTCTCATATGGAGTAGCTGATAAAGTGCCCCAACCATTAGATGGAGTAACACTATAACCAGGTAATACCTTACCACTAGAAGGAAGAAATACCTTCTTCCCATCCGGCATTGTTATCAAACCATCAAGAGTACGCTTCGGACCAGATTGAATCATATGCCTAACACCAGGAATATCACCAGGCTTCGCAATATCACGCCAAACATAACGCTTGCCATCAAATAAAAACTTGTCTGCCTTAGACTAAGTAGAAACCCATTTCTCATAATCATGCAAAGCAGCACGCTGAAATTTGTTCAAAGAACCATAAGCCCACTTAGATAAACCCAAAAGCTCACGAAGAGAGCGAGAAACTATTTTCGAATTCATTCTTTTCGCAATTTTAGTATTTATTGTGGACACGTGTGGAGACCCTATGTGTCCACCCCCGGGGGTGTCCACAAAAAAAATAGTCTTTCAAGTCGTATGTAAGTTTCTGACGAAACGTGAACGTTCATGGTTTCGGTCGGTGCGACTTAAAGTTGGTTCAGCACCTAAAATAAGAAACTGACACTTTTAACTTTACGGCTCACTTTGCACTGCAAGGAGTGAGACCGATAACTATTGCAGAGGGTGGGTGAAAGACCCACTAAAAAGATGAAAACAGGATTTATCAATGCAACAATAAAGATTTTATGGCCTGAGGCTGAAGAGGCCACAAAATCTTTCCTCTTCGGAGTTTACGACTTCGAGGATGAAGAGGCCATGGATTTCATGGCAAGGCAAATAACCTATGCCATGAAGTCCATTGACCACGAGTTCCTTTTGAGGAATGCGGCCGATTGGCTGCTCGGACCCGATGAGATTGGGTCCGATGACCCTATCTTCTTACGCCCAGAAAAAGGGTGTAAGAAGATAGTGGCATCTGGCCCTAGCTGTGTCCAAAACAAGGCTTATTGCCTTGTAATTGAATATAGAATGAACGAGAACGAAACTGCGGGTGAATTTGACCCACAGATATTCGCAAAAATGGTTGATGAATTTCTCAAATAACATCAATCAACGACGACCAGCACAGCAGGCACTCAGGTTTTGGTGCTTGCTGCGCTTTTTAATTCTTAACCGTCAAAATAGTCCTGGTATACGTTAGTATATACCTGACGGTATAAGCACGTCATTCGGTTCATTCCCGAATTAAAACAATAGAATGGCGCACTTTGAGTGGTTCAACGCAACAAAGCAACCACACAAGTTTAACCTTGTAAAAACAAAGAAACATGAAACAAGGACAGACTTTTGAGGTGGTTGGCGTTGTAAAAAATGCCAGCCAACCTTATTTGGTTCTCTCTCTTGCCATAGGCAATGGAGAGACGCACGAAATGGCATGCGTGCCATTTAATAAGTTTCTCCAATGCGAGAGACTTGGAGAGATTATTTCTAGTGTTGATGGTCAGTGTACCATTGACGAAATAGAAAAATTGATTGAGAAAGTGAGAGGTGAAAAACCTTTCACTCTTGCCGTAGCTATATACGGCGAAACTGAGCATTACATTGGCTTCTAAATAAAGCAGCCAATACTCAAGCCTACCCGCTACACTTCGTGTGTGGCGGGTAGGCATTATCAAAACTAAAACGTGAAACTAGTCCAGCAACACGTTTGTATCTCTAAGACGTGAGAACGTCACGGCTTTCATCCTTGCATTGCCGTACTTTTGTTGTGTTTCTGAAAGCAAGGGCAGAAATACATGGGATATTTAAGTTTCACCCAATAAAGAAAAAGAAGAGACATGAAAGAAAACAAGAAAGATTGGACTTGGGCAACTAAGTCCAACGAGGCCGAGTCGCTTATTCCCGACCTCGAAGTTGGCCGCACTTATACAGTGCAGCCTATGGGTTTAGAAACATTGCCAAATGGCAAACATGCCATTATGGTTTATGTTTCTGAACTGGGAGAATTCAGAACTTTCCCAACAGGTTGTTTTGGGAAATATTTTTTCACACTTGGTGAAGAGTTTCCCAAAGCAAAGTTCCATGTCGTTGTCTCTAAAGCAGAGATAAACGGAAAAATGACAAAATCTTGGAAAGTTGAACTGGCATGGCCCAGTTCTTCTTTCTCCTTATCGCATCGCTCCTTGGCATACAGGGAGCGGTGCTTTGAAACTTAAACGTCAAAATAGTCCACTATCGTATGTAAGTATGTGAGCGTACAAACGTACAATCCTGCGGTTGCCATTGCGCAGTTCATCAGTGGCGAACTTAAATTTTCAATCATGGAAAATTTTAAGGAAACAAATCCCAAGGAATACCTAAGATTTGGAGTTTATGACATGGATGGCAAGGACTTGTTGTTCATTGCTATCCAAGGTTTCTTTGCATCAACAGCGTGGTGCAAAGGAGATAAAGAATATAACGCTGTAATGGGCCAAAAGTTCGAGGGCATTACCTCTGACGACGGCAAAAGTTGGAGTTTAGACCGCGCTAATATTAGGCGCGTGTCTAACAAGGAGGAGTTTGATAAACTCCTCAAGGACTCCTGCAAGGAGTTCAAAGACATTGCTGCAAAATATATGCAGTGATGAATGCGCGAGTAACCACACAAGGTTGCTCGCGCTTTTTAATTTTTAAAACGTAAAAGTAGTCGTCCGTATACGTTTGTATATGCTTGCGCATAAACGTCCAGCCTTTGGACTGCCTGCGTACTATCCCACGAAACTTTGCTGACTGAGTGCAAGGTGGGCAGGGGATAGTTTTTGTTGTTCTTCTAAAAACAAGAAACATGGAAGAAAAAACAACACAGCGCCCAAGGCGCGTTATGGTCAGTGATGGCAAGTTGCTCATCATGACCGAGGTTCCCTTCAAGGAGGGCGAACCTCGTACAACAATGCGTTTCTTTAGCGCTTTTGATGGCAATGCTGCAAAGATTGCCATAATTGCGCTAAAGGCAAGAATAGAGAGATGCCTTTCTTCTCTTACAAAAAATGTTGGAGAGGCAACAAGAGTGACCGATATGGTTGTAGAGTGGAAAGATGGATGTTTCTCCATTCCTGCATATACAGCCATGGAGGAGGCGCTCGATGTGCTCGAGCGTGGAAATCTCCAAGAGATGACACGCTACAGCGCCATCCAGACGCTTAAAGCAATAAGACGGACGCGTTTTTACGATGTCTATTCGGAGTCGTTCCCCATTGATAGGAAAGACTTTGAGAATATCACAGAATACATTTTCAACGTGTTCTGCGAGATAGCCCTTACTACTGACAAGTAAGGACTATACCCTTTGTGCAAGGAGTGGTAACATTACCGCTCCTTGCCAATGGGCTTTTTGCAAAATCCAAAACGTCAAAAGAGTCATCTGTATAGTATATTCTAAAACGTTAAAATAGTCTTAAAATCGTCTGTATTTTATTGACTTCGTCAATAAGCGTCCTGCCCTTTCGGGGTAGCCCTCAGGATTGCTTAATGTTGTACACCAATTAGGGGCTATTGGTAAAAATTCCTGACAAATATGATACAAGGAGTTTTTGAAGGCGATGCCTTCGCAGCGGTGCTCAATGCCACATTTGCGTTGAGTGCTACACGGCTTCCGGTAAACAAGCCGTTTTTCGTGGTGGGTTCATCTATTGTTTCGCTCAAAAACGACAAGGGCGAAATGATTATGAACAGAGACGGAAACCCCATGCCGTTTCCTGTTCTCCTTATTCGCTTTGCGAAGAAAGGAGATACTGCGCCAACCAAATGCGCAGCCAACAAAGCGCCTACCAACAAGCAACGCTATCCCGCTGAGATTGTTACTGCAACCATTCCGACAGGGGACGGAGTGGTCAGTGAGACCTTGTTTCTGTCAACAATTACGCGCGACGTGAGAGACGCGGTTGACGAGGCAAACCAATTTGTGCGCATACAGCACACTGGCGTTGCTGCTGATGCGGCACGTGCAGCGCAAGCAGCCAACGATACTAACGAGAAGGCGCTTGTGCGCGTCTGCAAGGCTATCTATGCCATGCAAGACGAGGGCAAGTGTTGGGTGTTGAAACCCAACGACTGCGCCAAGTTAACGCGTGATGGCAGACGTTATCCTGCCATCTATGTTGACTTGGAGTCGGTAGCAATACCGATATAGTACCTTTTCCCTACACTTGCACCCCTTTGCTCCTATGTGAGCAAGGGGGTGCTTGCCTATCACACACACAACACGCGAAACCAACATGTCTCCGACATGTAAACGTCAAAATAGTCAATTGTATTCGGCTGCCTGTCCTTGACGGTATCTGGTGCTCCGTCGTTAAATGTATTAGCACCACAAAGACGGTATCTGGCGTTCCGTCTATAAATGTATTAACGCCACAAATTTAAAGATTAAGATCATGATCGATCCAGAAGTTGAGCTCACTAGAGCTCTTGAGAACCCTGACAATGTGAAGGGTTCTTCTTTCACCGGCGCAATGCGCAGCGGTGAGATGTTAAACACCGTAGATGGTGATGTTATTATCATGCCTAATTCTCTCGAAGAGTTGGATGGTAAGATCATCACGCACAAGAACTTGCGTAATGCGCAGAGTATCATGTGCCGTGCCATCAACAACGGCGTAGAGAAGGTGGTTGAGTTTTGGCCGAACTCACTTTGTCGTGTTGGTGTAGAGTACACCAAGGGCGATTTTGAGGGTGCATTGGCAAAGCGTACTGGCAACACATTCCCCAACGAGGGTGATGTTGTGGACGCTGTCAAGGGTTGTCCCACTGTGGCCAAGGCTATGGAGCAGCTTTATGGCAAGGCCATCAAGTTCACAAAGTTAAGGGAGTATACAGCTCTGCGTTTTGGTACCAATGATCTTCGTGATACCAACTCTTGGACAATCACGTTTGTTCCTGTGCCTGGTGCTGCTCCTACTCGTCCATCAGGTAGTCGTTCACGCCATTGAGAACCGTATTCGGGAGGCTATGCAGTGAGAACTGCATAGTCCTCTTTGATGGTACAAAAATCCCTGTCAGGCAGAATAGCTGTCCCGTAAATGTATACGGGTGGTTTCTGCTTGACAGGGATTGTATTCTCAAATTTGTACGTCGCCATGGTTGAGTATCAGCACTTTAGTAACGGTGGAATAATCTATTGCACTGGTTCTGGTCTCGAATGTAATGATGCGGAGTTGGTACGTGTTGCCTTACGTCGTGAATATGACAGTACAGGTTTAGCGTACCAACTTCGTATTTTGGAAATCGCTTCCCAACTTGGGATACACTTATAGCCTGTGTTATGGAAAACGACATGTTCGAGTCATGTCACAGGCACTTTTGTATCATATTGTCATGGTCCACACAGTCTGTGAAGATAGTGTGGTTTTAATTCCCTGAGTGGTATAACCAGGTTCGAATCCTGGCAGGGGAACGAATTTTTAAAAACAAAGAAAACATGAAACAGTATGTAGTACTTCTTGTGAATATGAACACCAGTTCAAAAACATGGAGGAAATCGTATCCAGAAGAGGATTTAGACACATTTAAAAAGAGAATATGCAATGAGTATCCTGAATACAAATGGTTTATGCAGTTCTCTACATATGATTGGGTTTAAATCCAACTTGGGTTATGCTTCCCAAAGTGTAGACAAAAAGCAACCTTTCAATAAAAAAAACAAACACAAAACAAAGATGAACACAAACGAATTTCTGGACAAGGTGCTTCCAAGAACCATCATGTCCAAAGAGGAGATGGCAAAAGCTGTCTCTGATGCGAGTGAAGACCTGCTGTTCTGCGATGCCGAAAAGTGTTTTCGTTCTATGGGTGATAACTCAGGCGTTGCTGCTATGTTGAGTTCTGAGGAGGTTTCTGAAATTGCTTCACGCCTCTTCTAATCCTATAAGCCCTGCCGTGTATTACGGCGGGGCAACCTTTAACATTAAGAAACATGAATAAAGTGAAAAAGGCCATCAGGAGCCTTAATCCTGTTGTACGCATGACAATAATCGCCGTGCTTGCCGCTGTTATATGTGTAGCTAGCGGTCTTTTCTTTGGTAGCGTGCTGGGAATCAAATCAACATCTGCCTTGTTTGTATTAACTCTTGCCGCAACATTCTTTGTTGTTGGCGTTTATGTTCGTCTTATCGAAGATGATGATGAGTAAGACATACCAAGCCCTGATCAAAATGATCATCGAGGGCAAGACTGGCGAGGAGTATAAAAAGCTCCTCGCTGGTTTAGATGAGAGCGAAAGAAAAGAGGTAAAAGAGTACGAGAAGAAGTTTAAGGAGACTAAGCTGGCGCAGCGTACTGCCGAGAATTTCTTTAATGTATTCGGAGTATAAAAAAAATAGAGACATGAAAAGTAAGATAATAACATGGTGGCATCATTGTGGTGCCTTCATCACCATCCTGCTTGCTTACGCCGTGGCAACAGGGTCAACCATTTACGGCGTTGAAATAGCCAGAAAGTACAATGATGTATTCTGGCTGGTGTTCGCCATTATGGTTGGACTTTTGATTTCCTTGTTTATAGGGATTATTTACCAAGAGTTCACCATTGAGGAACTTTTAAAGGAAGACGACAATGACTAATAAGGAAATCGCCGACAAGATCAATTCGGCGATGCTCCCAGACGTGGAGTTGTCTCCGAGTTCTTTTCGGGCTACACTCATCGAATGTGGCCTGAAATATAGCGGCATGACCGCTTACATTATCCGCCAGTGCTCCACTTGTTTTGAGGAAAGGCAAGTTGGGAACAACAATAAGTGTATCCGCCGAGTTCGACCAGTGACGGCTGAGGTCATCAAGAAAACCTACGAGCTGAAATCATGTCATCGTACAAAAGCGGTGAAACTAGAAGAAAAGGAGCTCCTTGAAGATCAGCGAGCAATCGCCAGATTAAAGAAGAGAGGCTACCTCGTCTTCAAACAACTTTGACACTTTGTCGTTTTTAGTTATATTTTGTTGAAAGGATTTCCTACACGGTTCGTGAGAATAGTGTGAGTTTATTCTATGCTGTATGGAGTAAGTGGTTCGAATCCACACATAGGAACAAGATTTGCGAGTATACGATTATTCATTATTTGATCTTTTTTTTATTGGAATGTTGTGGCATCACTCGTGAGAGCCGTGCCACATATGTGTTTTTCATGGTTGTACCGTCCGTGAGGATAGTATCAATTTTTTACCTTGCGCAGGGTTCGACTCCCTACGCAAGGACGAGATTTTGTTCTTGTTGATTCATAATTGTGAATGTATTATCTCAACGCAGTCTGTGAAGATAGCGTTGATTTCCATAATGGTTTTTCGAGGTTCGATTCCTCGTAATGGAACACGTTTTTTACTTCTTTTTTAGACAGTTTCCAATGTGGTTCGCGAGAATAGCATTGGTTTTTGTCATCATTTATTGACGACTTTTTCTTCATTTAATGATGTAATAAAATAGAGGATGCCATCATATATGAGGAGTTAATCTTCATACATGAGGAGTTGACCCTCACAAATGACGAACGAATCCATATGATTTTTACTAAGAGCACTAGCAAATACTAGTGTTTTCACAACAAACAGTTCTTCCGACCTTATTATATTATAGTAAGGGATAAGAGCTCGATTTCCATAATGGTTTTTTGTAGGGTTCGATTCCCTGCGATGGAGCAAGTGTTTTTCATGTTTCTTCCCCTGCCTTGTTGCGCAATGCAACAGGTGGGGGTTTTGTATTGATCACTAAAAAAAACAAAGATAAAATGGCTAAGATTATTAACACAAAAGTCAGCGAAAAAGCTGACTTTAAAATAGAGGATGGCGTGATACGCGACTCCTCTATTGGCGATTGGTCGAAGGTGCATATCCACGATATGAGCGAACTGAAAGATGTAAAGATCTGTGGAGATGTTGATATAAAGCATTCAACTATTGAGAGTTGCAAACTCATCAATTGCTCCGTGAAAAACTCAACAATTCGCAATATCGATATCAATAAAGATTATTGTGTTGAGACTATCACGAACAATGAGATCTACATTCCCGCTGGATTTTTCAGCTGTGAAGTTATCGTGAATGAAAAACTTGTGACTGCGAAGTTCCATAAATATTCTGATGTGTGGGCTTTTAGCAAGCACAACTTTCTTGATTTCATCAAGGACTACTACAAACTACAAGGAGGTGCTCATTGAGCGCCTCCTAAAAACAAAGAAGAGACGAAAGAGGGATATTTTATTTATAACCCGTCCACGATTCTAAAAGGGACAATCGAAGAAAAGGTGTTTCGGATAGAAGCGGGAAGCACCAATGTGTGCTGTGGTCATATACTAGTCAATCCGCGATTTATGAGTAGCATGTATTATAGATATTATTATATAATGTTTGTAAAATGCAACTATGAAGGTCTCAGTTTTCGTAGATCATTTTGTAGACCGGTTGATGAAGTTTATGATAATCTAGATGATTTAATGTCTGAAAATCTAAACAAGAAGCCAAACCTGAAATGTATAGATGAGTATTGGGTGAAGAAGGCGGTAAAAAAGGCCAATCTTCAGAAAGATGGCTTCACACTGAACCAAAACTCTGATATTGTGCCTGTCCACATGGATATGCCTATCATTAAATATGAACCTGTACTTGTAGATATCGCAACTCCAGGAGACATTTGCAAAAATGTAATAACAGTTTACCGTGGCAACTACAAAGTTGAGGGATTGTATGTAACTGATGATTTCGAAAAGCAGGATAAATATAAAAATGTGGCACAGAGTGTATTCTTCCCATCTTATAGTTTTATAGGCCAGGAAAAGGTGTTCTTTACAATTGAAGATGCTATAGAGGCAAAGAAAAAGCGTTTTAAGGTTAAGAATGTTTTAGAACTTTAAAAGATGAAAAAGATAATAAACACAAAAATCAATGATTTAGCCTTATTAGATATTGAAGACAGTATCATTGAAAATTCCGAACTCAAAGGGGTTTCAACGGCCAGAATAAGTAAAAACTCAGAAATCTCTTTGGCTATATTTTATCGTGGTCTTAATTTTATCAAACATAGTAATCTTTATATGGTTTGGGCAGCAGGCGAAACTCTTGTATGTAGAGATGCGAAAATTACAGGCTGCAACTTCTATTGGCATAATCGCATCATTGATTGCGAAATATCAAATAGCACGCTTTGTGATATCGATATCATCGGTATTCACTGCTACTATACAGTAAAGCCTGGCAAAGATATCTATGTGCCCACCAAGTTTTCGGACTATGAGTTCAATCTCAAAAATGGAGACCTGGATATAACTTACAGAAATCCAAGTAAAATTTGGAGGTTCAACAAGATGAGTCTTACGGAGTTCTTGGAGAAGTACTGGAAGTGAAAAATTTGGTAGGGGTAGATATAAAAATAAGGGTGTAGGTTAAAGCCTGCACCCTTGTCTTTGTAATTTCAGGTTTAAAGCATTCGTCAAATTCCGAATAGTCTTTTTGCCTGATATATTTTCCTTTCTCAAATTGTCTATCTGCTGATCCTTTATCTGTTGTTGCCGCTCGAGGTTTTCAACTTTTGCAACCAAGATACGCATATTATCCTCTACGTCAGTGATTCTATCCTCATGATCACGCAAAGTAAATAGGATAGCCTGACCATATGCTTTTGGATCGTAAACTTTCACTTTACTTTTACATCCACTATTCTCGATATTGTCAGGGAGGTTTGAGTTTCCAATAACAAGATAGCCCTTATCCTGCAACTCTCTGTTGTAGTTATAAATACTTCTGCTGCTCATATGCGTAAGGTTTGCAATATCCATATCTCTTAATGTTATAATCCCGCGCTCTCCGTCTGATGTGTTCATATATTGCTATATAATAGCAAGATATCCCTTTTGATCTGGTGTCAAATCTTGGTTGTTAATGAACTTATCAGAAAAGCCCTCGAACTTTTCGGTCTTGTTGAATGCGTATTCATTCGATGATCCTGGTATCTTCTTCATCGAGATGTATCCATCATTTACTAAATTTTTGATACATTTCCTGATTGTACTTTTACCAAGTCCCATCTTTTTGGATAAAGTATCAACTGAAACATGTGTTGTGTGAGTTTGCCAGTTCTCATATTGGCGCATAGTAAGATATACCGCTATATCTTTTGTGCGCACATTGAAATTGTCCAAATCAGATGGCATCTGTTTGAATGATTCATGCTTTTCTTCCATAGGTCATTTTACTTTTAATATATGCAATTATACTATTTTATTTGCATATTACACCGGAAAAAAGTGATAGGGGTACCGGAAAAAAGTGATAGGGGTAACTAGCAAATTTAGGTAGGGGTACCGGAAAAAAGTGATAGGGGTACCGGAAAAAAGTGATACACGAACATATATATACTAGATTGAACGTAGATTCCCGACATGTCGATGTACCTATCGGTCCATCTCGATGTCGTCGATGCGCCCCACCTCACGATCGGAGCGCGTCGCCGGCGTGGCGGCTCACGCGTTAGCGTGAGTGGGCAGGCTCGGGACGGCGGCACGCGCGGAGTAAATAAAAAATGCAATAAAAATGAAAAAAATAATAAGAACAAAAATCCCTAAGGATGTTGAAGCATTCAATCTTGAGAGCGGAGTAATCCGCAACTCAATAGTAGATAAAGAATCTAGAATCCTTATCTGGGGAGATAAAACAGAAGTAGATAACACATCACTCAAAGGAGATATATGTATCCTTGGAGATAGTGTTGTAAAGGATTGTAAAATATCTACAGATGGTGGCAGTATCTACGAATCAGTAATCACCAATTGCGATATTTCGGAAGAATTAGATTTTGATGGTTGTGTAGTAAAGGATTCAATACTTCGCAATATAAAAATAATTCATAATTATTGTTGGATAAATGTAGAAAAAGGCAAAGATGTCATAATCCCAAAAGATTTTGAAAATGCAGATATCAGAATCAAAGATGGATTTATGGAGATGTTTTTCTCAAAGTCCAATAATGTTTGGAGTTTTAGAAAAGTAAAATTAAGTGATTTTTTGAGAGATTATTATAAGTTGTGATAAAATAGTATCATTGTGGGAATCTGTAACTCAGTTGGTTAGAGTAATAGCCCTTTAAGCTATGAGGCGTCGGTTCGAGTCCGACCAGGTTCACAAATTTCTTTGTTTTCCCCTTAGCTCTTAGGAGCGGGGTTTTTAGTCGAGATGGCGTAATCGGTAGCCGCTGAAGTCTTAAACATTTCTGCTGTAAAGCGTGCGGGTTCGAGTCCCGCTCTCGACACTACTTGCTCTATGGTGTAATTGGCAACACGACAGATTTTGGTTCTGTAATTGGAGAATCGTACTCTTCTAGGGCAACACTATATATAATGTACGCGTGTACATTATTATATATACTTGCAATTTATAAAAAAATAGTATAATTGCAAGAGCGTGTGGAGAGTCTTCTTTCCACTCTCCACTTTTCGCCTTTCTCCGGTGTACTACCTACCTATTACACCCACCTCGGCCCCAAAAATTCGTGGCGAAAATTCCGCAACTTTTTTCGTTTGCAAAAATGCATCTAGTCCTTGAATTTTGTGCTAGATATTCTTTTGTCATACTTTGTATGACAAGAATATCTAAAAAAGGCTAATTGTATCATTATCTATACTGTTTGAAGATTTAAAAATTTTAAGATATGGAACATGACTATTTCCATTGTTCAGGCCAGGAATTTAACAGTGGGAATAAGCGACTTCAAAAGCTTGCATTTTTGATAGGAAAGAGTTGACAAGTGACTTTAGGCGTATTGTGACTTTCAAAGATGCTTGTGAAGTTCTTGGTCTTAGACATAACACGGCTAATATTATTAGAACTTTCAGTAGATCCACTTCTGCTATGTACAAATTGAATATTATAAGACAGGCTCTCAATTTAGGCTGTGATTTGAGTCTTACAAGAGACCCAAAGAGTTCGTACCTTTATTATCCTTGCAATCCATTTATGACTAGTAGTTCTACTTACTATGATAGTGAGCTTAACTCTGGTGAAATGGAAGTAATAGGTAAGATTAGGAGTGAAAGAGAGGAATATAATATTCTCGGAGGAAAGGCTATTAATGGTAGCGACGGCGGTTTGGGTAGTTTCTGTTCTGGTGTTGGTTTTGCTTATGCCAATTTTGGCTTCCTTGGTTGTGCATCTAGGGAGATTTCGGCAAGTACTTTGGTATGCTCATCACAACTGCGAAGTACGCTGATATTATTAAGGACTTCGAGGTTATAGAATCTAAATATATTATCTGAGATGAGATTTTTAATATCAATTATTGTAGGCGCTTTTGTTATAGCGGCCTCAGGCAGTCCATTTTGGGGATTTGTAGCATTCTTTGTCTTTTGGGTGATATCCGATAATGACTAGATTGCTATTTTTCCTTGTAGCTTTTTACTTTAATGTCTACATATTCGCTTTTTTCGTGATATGTTGGCTATTAGTTAAAATAGATTAAAAAAAACAAAGATGAAGATTTTAGAAAATTGTAAGATGATTGTGGATGGTCATATTCTCCACAGGATTCAGGCTGATCGAGACATACCGTTTCATGGCGTTAAGGTTGGTGATGTAGGTGGTTATCCCAACAATCTACAAGACGACGCATGGGTTACCTGTATGGTGATGCTGTAGTCGATGGTAATTGAGGGCGAGGGTAATGCTTACGTTCAGAAGAACGCAAGGATTGGTCAGTATGCCAGAGTTTTCGACAATGCAAATATTGGTGGTGATGCGCGGATTAGTGGTCATGCTGTAGTGTGTGGTAATGCTAGAGTCAGTGATCACGCTGTCATTATGGATTATGCTGTAATATGTGGCAATGCTAAGGTATATAGTGGCGCCAAAGTGTACGATTTTGTCACTGTTAGCGGTGATGCTTGTATTTTCGGCGATTCAAGTCTTAGGGATAATGTAATCGTTGAAGGTAATGTTACAATAGGCAATCACGTCATCATCAAAGATAGAGTTATTGTTAAGGGTTATGGCTACATAACCAATTATACCCATATTGAAGGTGACTTGGTCATCAATGGTGAGGATCCTGATTTTCGTCTGTCTTTTCCTTGTACTTTAAAAGGTAAGTGTGAGATTAAGAGCAACGATGACATTATCTTCATTACCAACGGTGATACGTGTACATCAAGCCAATGAACAAGGGCTTTGGTAATCCTGCCGTATTACAAAAGGTAAAAGAACTATGTATAGGATAACAGAGAGCACCGTGCATAACGGTCATCTACTCCACAGAATAGAAGCCACGAGTACCATGTGTTTTGGTAATTTTATTATCAAACCTGGTACCAAGGGTGGTTGGATTGAGAGTGAAAGCAACCTGGGCGAAACTGCCTGGGTTGCTGACAATGCTATGGTTTACGATGACGCTGTTGTTCGTGACCATGCTGTTGCAATGCTATTGTCAAAGACTGCGCAAAGGTGTATGGCTATGCGAAAGTTGGCGATAAGGCCATCGCCATGCTAGAGTTTTCGGGAATGCGAGAGTTATAGGCGAAGCTATCGTTAGTGATGAAGCTGTTGTCTCTAACTCTGCCACTATTATGGAATCTGCTATTGTTAGTGATAAGGCGAGGGTGTTGTGCCATGCTGTCATTACTGATGAAGCCACCATTTGTGGTGAGGCTGTTATTGGTGGAAATGCCAACATTAGCGACAGTGCCACTGTTTACGGTAAGGTTATGGATTATGTCATGGTATATGGCAATGCTCGTGTTAACAAGAGTGCGAGGATTAGCAATCATGCTATAATCTATAACAACGCTTGTATAAATGGTAAAGTAGGCGGCAGTGCTGTTGTAGCTGGTGTTGTCTACGGATCCGTGAAAGGCAGCTGTACTCTTGGTTCTGATGTCATTATTGGCGAAGACGTGGATGTCAGCATCTCTGAAAAACTAGCACTGGAAAACAACGATGATTTCGTATATGTTCGTTGTGGTTCTTGTATGTCAAATCAAAAGACCGGTTTTTTGGAGAATTCCCAAATAGGGATGAATCTGAGAGAATTAAAAAGATAATAAAAACGATATGAAGGCTTTAAGAAATTCAGGTTATAGATACCTGAAGTATAGAGTCTATGGTAAACCGTTGGGTTATGGTATATTGGGCGCTTATGTATCCGATAATATCATAACCCTTTCGCTTATTATAAAAGATAACAACAGGGAAAATATAATCTGGAAGAGTGCAGAACGTGAGTTTCACGATTATCAATCTTGTGTTGATGCCATAAAGGATTGCGAGGCTGAGATTTTTGATAAATCTCCTATCGCTTTCCAGATGAACAAAGACGTGAGATATGATTTCGAGGAAAATCCAAATGTTAATTGTGAGGTATGAAAAGATTCATTATAAAAAACGCAGACGGGACTCAGCAGTACGTAATGCCTGCTGTACATGATACAAGGAAAAAAGCTGAGGAAACTTTGATGGGCTACATTCATAGCCGCAACAAATTTACTGAGGAATACTTGTCTTTGTTTGACTTCATTATTGAAGTAGAAAAATGTGATGAACCAAGTAAAATCATTCCAGACTTCGAACAAGCAAAACAGGTCATAGGCTCTGCCGAATTTGTTCTTGCAAAAGAGTCTCTTTATTTTCGCGATGTTGAGATTAATTACAAACACCTGGCGTCTTTGATTGCCATAAACCAATTATTTAACATTGCTGAAGCATGGAATAAGTTGGATGAGTTTGTGCCTAATCTCTCGAATAGTTCTCAAAAGAAATGGTTTTCATGGTTCAAATATAGCAAGAATACCGAAAGATTTGTGTATGCCGGCGTAAGTTGTTCGCCAGTAAGTATTACTTCAGATTTTGGTGTTCATGTCTGTCACGTGAACGCGCACAACAATTTGGAATGCAATTTGTTGATTTATTCGACAAAGCGTTCCAGTAACAAGAATAAGTTATGAAAAGATATATTATCAAGAACGAAGATGGTACTACACAAACAGTAATGCCTGCAATTCATAATACTCGCAAGGAAGCATTGCTGACTATCTTGCACTATGCAACTGAAGTTGTAAAACGTGATAAGGATGATAGTCGCATTGAAATTCCTATGGACTATATGGTTGATGAAATTGATGAGGTGGATACGAATGATCGTATACCAAATTTCAAAGCTGCAAAACAGCTTATAGGATCATCAAGATTTATTCTTCCAGAAGATTCATATTGTTTTTCAGGTATTGAATTTAACATTGTACATACTAGAGCACTAGTTGCATTAAATCAGTTGTTCACTATTGCGCAAGCATGGAATATGTTAGATAATTTTGTGCCGAATTTTTCAAATTACGAACAATTCAAGTGGTTTCCTTGTTTCGAGTATAATAAGGATACTAAAAAGTTTGTTTTTGATAAAGCACGTTATGCACTTTCATATACTAATGCACCTACTCAACTTCGTCTCTGCTTCAGAACAGGAAAACGAGCGGAGCAGTTCGGAAGACAATTTGTTGATCTTTACAACCAAGTATTTTTGTCATGAGATACAAAATAACTGATGAGACCCTTAAGATGGGTGATCTCACACTGCATAGGATCGAAGCCACCGAAGGCTTCAGTGTTGGCGATCATTTCGTTAACCCTGGAGATAAAGGTGGCTGGATTGAGAAGGAGTCAAACCTTCAAGAGAACGCATGGGTAGATGGTGATGGTATGATTTATGGTGATGCTGTCGTTACTGGCAATGCTAGGATATTTGAAAACGGCACTATTCGTGACAAAGCCAAAGTCTATGGCAATGCTATTGTCAGGGGTTGTTCCAAGGTTATGGGTAATGCCTGCATATGTCAGAATGCCCAGGTTTCTGGCTATACTATCATAAAAAATGACGCTATGATATCTGGCAATGCCAAGGTCATAAACTGCGCTGAAGTTTCTAACAGTGCGCGTGTGTGTGATCATGCTCTCGTCAGTTCAAACGCCAAAGTCAGTGATAGTGCCATTGTATGTGGTAATGCTATGGTTCGTGGTCATGCAAAGATTAGAGGATATGCTGAAGTAAGTGGCGACGCTCTTGTTCACAGCTATGCAATAATCAGTGATCACGCTATCGTTACTGATTCTGCTAAGATCGGACAGAATTGCACCATTATGGACTATGCTTTCATTGGTGGCTCTGCCGAGTTGGAAGAAGTAACTGTCAAAGGATTCGTGAAGTTTGACCTACCTGTCACTATTAATAGGCTTGTAACCTTGTTTGATTCTAATGATTTCGTAAGTTTTACATCGCATGGTGAGACTTGTGTTTACATTAAATCAACCAAGGAGTGGTTTCCTACTCCACCTTCGATCATTAAAAATTTAACAGCGTTATGAAATACAAATTTACAGGTGAAACAAAAAGAATAGATGGCCACGTCCTTTATAGAATAGTGGCCACTTGTGATTTTAGGGTTGCTAATCTTGACATTTCAAAGGGGCATGTAGGTGGCTGGATCGAAAAGAGGGATAACCTCCAAGGTGAAGCTTGGGTAGATGATGACGCTATGGTTTATGATGATGCCGTAGTCACTGGGAATGCATTTGTATGTTATAATGCAAAAGTATACAATCGCGCGACTGTTGACGGCAATGCTTACATTGGTGGCCATGCTCTTGTTTGTGGTTCTTCTGTCGTCTCATGTGATGCAGTAGTTCTTCATGATGCCCAAATCATCAGCGCTTGCTTAAATGATCATGCGCATGTTACACACAAAGCTATCGTATCAAATGGTGCTGAATTGTATGGAAATGCAACTGTATGTGATAATGCAAGAGTTCATGGCGCTAATCTATTTGATCATGTTATTATACAAGACAACGCTGAGATTGGCCCAGGTTCTGAAATATTCGGTGATATCACACTCGGTAGTGATGTTAAGATAACCGGCTATATAGGACGTGATGCTGTTATAAAGACAAAAGTATGATGTATGTAGTTATTGCTATTGTAGCACTTACGTTTTTTGGGTGTTATCTAGTTATTCGTATTGACAATAAGCTTAGAAAATAGAAAACATGCTAGTTTCATTTGTTATAGCAATTGTTTTGCTGGAGTTCTACCTATTGATTAATATGGAGGACGAATTGAGAAAATGAGAAAGTTAAAGATCGGGAACATGCGTTCCTTTGCTCGTGATGACTGGTGGCTTCATGAGTCTAACAAATACAAACCGGTTTCTGCGGAGGAAGAGGCAAGCCTCAGTAGGGATAAGTTGATAGAGCACAACCTCCGCTTCGCTATTAGCGTTGCCAAGCAGTATGCCTATACAAACATCCCTATTGAGGACCTCATCCAATACGCAAATATTGGTCTTGTCAAGGCTGCTGATCTATGGGATTCTACGCGTGGGTTCAAGTTCATCAGCTATGCTGTTTGGTGGATCAGGCAAACTATCATGGCGAATGTCAAAAATTCTATCGTTAGTATGCCTGTTAACCAGTGGCGAGCTCTTAATGTAGAACATAGAGAGCTCGAAAAGAAAAGTCAGAAGGATGAATTCCTTTATGACTCTTGCGTTCCAAGAAAGGTTGGCTTTGAGGATTGGATGGTTGGTTCCTATGAAGAAGAAAAAGGAACTATGTACACTTTCGAGCAGTTGATTTCCAAGCTCACGAAAAGAGAACAGGATATCATCAGGAAAAGGTATGTAGACAACCGGACCCAATGCGACATAGCCGAGAGCATGGGATGCACACGTGAGAATATACGGAGTATTGAGTCAAAAGCTTTAAGAAAGCTAAGGCGAATGTTAAAACATCGAGATTTGTAAAAAATCGGCAAACTGCCGTTTTCATATTTTCATTCATTCATTCATTTTTTTTATTCATTAATTTCAAAAACATTACTAAAATGAAAGTAAGAGATTTGAAGAGCCTGTTGGCAGGTGTAGACGAGAACCTTGAGGTTGGTATCAGCTACTGGGACTTTACCCTTTTGCTGAAGGGCGCCGGAGTCAAGAATGACATGTTCCATCTTGAGTTTGGAGACACAAGACCAGAGGCTCTTGAGTACGGACCAACTCATGGATCTGAAGTTCTGGCCGCTACAACAACGACCAACATCGACAGCCACGAGACAGAGGATGATGCGCCCGTTCCAGAGGATGAAGAACAGCCTATCCCTGATTCTGCAGAGTACACTATCGGTGCTTTGACTACTGTATCAGACCCCAATGGCAATGAGATCAAGTGCTGGCCTATCAGCAACTCCGCCGGCCTGGTTGGCTATCTTCGCAAGAAGGATCTGCCCCAGGAGCGCACATCTAGTGAGGCAGCATCTCGCAATACAGCCTTCAGATACTGGAAGCTGGTGAGCAATCACGAGATTGCTTTGCTCAGAACTATCAGGAATTTCATCTCTGATGAGCTCAGTTTGAGCGCCCGCCTGTGGACTACTGAAGGTACACTGTACGGTGAGGCCGGAACAAGCGTCGCACCTTTGGTTTATTTTCCTGAGGTATAACTAAGGATGCCCTCCTTCGGGAGGGCTCCTTTTTAAAAAAAAGAAAGATGATTCACACTGCAGAAATTAAACGTGGCGACGATGTCCTTGACACAATCCACGTATTAGATACTCCTATAGCGGATGTTATAATCTGCCAGGAAGCGAGCCATTTTTTCGCAGGGTTTACAGCTCTACCTTGGGAGGAATACATCGAAAAAATCGATGGTATCATCGTGACAGTAGATGGTGAGTTTTTCGGAGACTCTGGGCCTTTCTTTGTTACGAAAGAACAATATGAAGATTTCAAAAAGAAAATAAGATGATCACAGTTTTAAGTTTCCGAAAAAGTGATGGCCGCACTGAGACCATCAGCATCCAGTCTAACGGGATTAACCTGGCAACTATGATCCAGGACGCCGTGACAAGACTGGTAGACTTCAAGACGCTAAACAAGAAGTCAGAAGTGAAAGCAGGAGACCATGGGCACTTGACCTATGAGTCTGAAGAGTTTATTGTAAATGCCACGTACTGATGTATTACATACTGGCAACGGGTAATGACAATAAAGTCTACGAGGATCCCCACGCAGTCAATGCTATGTATAATAGGGCAGAATCTGCCACATTGTACAAAGTAAGCGATCAGGGAGATATGGAAGTTATTAAAAGTAAATAACCCCAAAAATTAAAAAACGATGTTAAAAGGTTTAGAACGTATGAAGTTGAGGTGCAACGGGTTGCGCTTCACTGTAAAGGAAGAAGCCAAGATCGTGGTTTGCTCTGGTGATTTTGTATGCCGGCAGACTGGCAAGAACTATCACGTCCATGCAGTAGCAAAAACAGATGACGTTGATGCTTTTGATGAGGCAATAGGTAAGCGCCTGGCTCGTGCTCGTTGTGAGCACAAGGCATATATGCGGTTCAGAAATGATATCCGCAACATGCAGAAAGAAACCAAGAAGCATTTGGAGATTATCACAAATACGTTGGACATGGTATGCCTACATCGGCTGCCTGTTCAAAGGGGATATATCAAGTCTTTGACCAGAAAATGATTTATTTGATCGCTCTATTGCTGTTGATTATAACAATGGCGATAGATCCAAATGATGAGGTATGAACAAAGGCGAGATTTATCAGAATGGCTTCTACCTGATGGTGGGGGCCATTCTCGGTATTATCGGGACCTGTACCTTCAACTCTGTGGCTACACAGCAAGAGGTCCTGATAAAAACCGAGGTGAAAAGGGACACAATCGTTGCCATGAGACCAGAGCTTAACGAGCAGAACCTAAAAGAGAAGCTCGCAAGATTGCCGCACCATGACGTGGTATTTAAACAGGCAAAGCTTGAGTCGAGACTTGGCAAGTCAAAAGTATACAAGAGAACAAACAACCTATTTGGCTTGAGAAAGAATGGAGCCTATCGATCTTATGATCACTGGACGGAATGCGTGGATGATTACGAGCGCCTCATCTCGTCCAGATACAAAGGCGGGTGTTATTACACCTTTCTCGAGAGAATAGGCTATGCAGAAGATCCAAATTACATTTCTAAATTAAAAATGATATGAAGTACAAGAAACGTTTGGCAAAACTTGAAGAAGCAAAACGCTGGTGGGGCAAATTGCCCGAATCAGAAAAGGCTACTCTCATTCGTCCGAGATCAGTCAAGCAGCGGACGATATGATGACGTACCTGTTATTATCTAAAGATAGCACGAGTTGCTACGCTTTAGATATAACATGGGAAAATGGGAAGACTTGTTGTCGGATGAATGTCGACACTATCGCAACAGGTATGACGATAGATGAGGTGAGGGCTAACAACTCAATGATACGAGAGTGCGTTGAGGGTATGCTTTGCCCTGTTTCTGTTATAGAAACCACAATCTATTTTGGAGGTCATACTTATTTTATCCAGGACGGCACCATCTACCAGGACGATAAACAGTTTGTGGGTTCTTGGTTCAAGTTGGGTGATATGCTGAATGATTGGATGGAAAAGCGACCGTTCACTATTACCCCAAACGGCAACATGTTTCAACTTGTAGTTGGTGACACTTCGGAAGTCAAGGCGGCAAAGAGGGTATGCATAAACGGATCGTTTTATGAAACCATCGACTTTGACCTTGCCAAGTCTCTCCCATGTTATACTAAGTTTATGACATTCCCAATTCCGGAAAATGACGGTCGGTTTATTCCATATTGCCACAATAGGGTTGAACTCTTACGTGTATTGCACAACATAAATAACTACGAAGATGTAGACATGCGAGACTATAAGTTCGAGAATGGCAAATGGAAGATAACAGAATGCGTGCTTTCGCGACTGTATGAAAGAGTCATCGGTTCTTCGGAAGTGTCAAGTGTTGAAGACATCAAAAAGGTTATAAGATTTTTAGATAATGTTTAAGCTGTATCTATTATCTCAGGATGAGACCGAGATGTACAAGGCATACGTAACCTTCAAAAATGACAGAACTTACGTTGACATTTATAGGTGTCAGAATGTGTTAAGCTTCGCCGAAGTTTTACGACACAATAGAGAAGTCAAATGTCTTGAAAGAATACTGTGCCCTATTTACTTCTACGCTAATCATTGGACTTTTGGAGGCTATAATTATGAAATTTCACATGGTTATACTTATAAAAGTAGAATCACTGGACCTCCCTGTTGGACGGCTGCACAGAACATAGCGACAGAAGCTTCTAAGTTTCTCAACTCTCTCCCGATTCGCATAACAGCGCAGAAGGCAGATTGGCCAGATGAACGTACTATCTATTACTTGAATATGATAGAGGCAGACGGGCGTGCAATAACTAGGACGTCGTTTCCTGTTAAGCTAGCGAATGATTATCTTACTCTTGACTTCAAAATCCCAGGAGGATACGATAGCCTTATTGAGTTATTCGATCTTGAACCTATGGATGATGGAATCATTCCAGCGTGCAAAGGAGAGGATAAACTCCACGCTCTGCTTAAGATATTGAACTCAAGAACTGAGCAAGATATCAAACACTACCGTGAAGTGTTGACTAAACAGTTAAAGAATGGCAAGTGGATCATTGCATCGCCAAATCCGCGTGATCTGATCGCTAGCGATATCTATAAACTGTATAGCAAGATTGTCGGCTATCCTGTGAAGAGGGGAATATCTCCCGAAGTAAACACCAAAGAAGATTTGGATAAAATTATCACATATTTGAAAGATGCCAAAGTATTATCCCGGTAAGTATTCGACAGACTTATCTAACCATATCATAGACTACCTAGGGTATCAGGCAGATAAGGAACTCGAATACGCTAAACCTGAACAGTTGGAGGTTGTCAAAAAGGCAGCCGACATACTTAAAGAGATTGCACTCCAGTGTCGAGACATCAACCCTATCGTCTTTGCTATAGCAAGGATGAAAAGGAAGGATAAAATCCTAAGGATCGACAAGGAGACAGGAGAGAAAAAGTACATCAAAGTCTGGAAGAAGGAGATTTTCCCACCCGGAAACTCCGGACGCCTTACTCTTCTTGATAAGGGCAGGATTGCCTGGACCAAAGATGAAATCATCCAGGAGAACAACCACGAGTATTTTTACAAGCCATAAAATTAGATAATTATGTCGAAATGTTATCCAGGTAAATATTCAAGGATTTTGGCTGACCGTATCATGGGTTATCTAAGGTTTCAGTCAGACCAAGAACTTGAATGTGCCAAACCAGAACAAATCGAACTTATCAAATGCGTCATGAGTACTCTCAGGCAAATTGCTGATAAGTGTCGAGATATTGATCCTGTTATCTTTGCTATTGCGAGGATGAAAAGAAAAGGAAAAATTCTCAGGATTAACAAAGCTACTGGAGAAAGAAGGTATATCAAAATTTTGGAAAAAGAAATCTTCCCTTCTGGTGATTCTGGGAGAATCACTCTTTCTGATAAAGGCAAAATTGCCTGGACAAAAGATGAGATTATCCAAGAAAATAATCATGAATACCTTTACAAGCCGTGAAGTATTACACAGGAGATAGAGTCTCACAAACCTGGTTTGAGTGGTGTGTCCGTAGTTTGAGATTCGGGTCTTGTAAACCTGAGTCATGCCCAAACTGCAAGACATACCACGCAGCCAATGAGAAAGTCAAAAAATTGTTAAAAAGTTATATCAAAAGACAGTATGCAGGAAATGATTGTTTTGAACGGGAAGATGTTGAAAGAGAAAGCTGAAGAGCTTAACAGATACATTTCTCGTTTTGGCGCGTTCTGAGCGCGTTAAATTCTTCTGGTGAACAATTACACCAGAAAGACAAGATCGTCGCTCTACGAGCCAGCAAATGGCAAAAATCAGGTATTGAGAGATGAAAAACGTATACGAGATTAAAGGCAAGGGGTTCATTGTTGGTGATTACCCTGCCTGTAACAGTGACAAATGGCTGATGATTGATGCCACAGCTTTCAATGATACCAACGTCAAAAAGGCGTTAGTGTACGGAGAGGTTGCCGTGTATCTTGGCAGTGTTAAAGAGGTAATCGGAAGACACAAACGGCAGATGCACGAGATAAGGCGATACACAAAAGCCATATTGAGAAGATCATAGACTAACGAGATCATATTTTGTTAATATGAAATTCTTAGGATATGACGGACAACTACCCTATGGGTACTGCAGACGACCCCAAGGCTCCATGGAACCAGAAAGAGGAACCTTTTAAAAGTGTAGATGTGGCAGTAGTTACTGTAATGACTAAATACTGCACACTATGGAACAGAGGCGAGAGTCTGGAAGAAAGCTATTCAAATTCCGAGTATTCAATACAGGATATGTTGGATATGCTCAAAGTCTACGTTGAAAAAGACGTGGATAATAAAAACAGAAGTGCTATCCTTTCATCTATCGATGGATGGTACACGGAAACAGTAACGATAGAATAAAAAACAAGAAATGGAAAGATTCAATGGAAAGCTTGTGAGACTTTATGAAGTTCACGGGGAATTCGCAGAGCTTCTGTGTTATATGCGCGTAAAGCGTGCGTTTAATAAAGAAGACAAGTCCGATGATGTCGTTCTCGATGGAATCATTGTCTCATTCGAGCTTAACAAAAACACCGGGCGATTGGTTCTCGACACAAAGAAAGCGTCGACATGCAAGACCTTCGCCGAATATGAAGAGCTGCAAGTAATCAGTGAGTCAGAACTTGCTGGTATAGCTCAGGCTTGCTTTGATGTTGCACTGTATAAAGCTGGTGTCATATCATGAGCAGCTATTTTACGATCTCCCTCAGGCCAAAAAGGTCTGAGGGGGACCTGTCGCTCGTTTCTTATTCAAGAGTGTCAGAAGTCTATGATGAACTTTACGAGGGAACCACAGACAGCCAAGGCGAATTGACTAAGGAAAAGATCGATGGGATTGTTGGCAATCTGGAGGCTAAAATATCCAGAGATAAAGATCAACTGCATAAGTATCACGAATTAGCAAAAAGCAACACAGAATATGTCGAGGATTATATTTCTTTTGGTGAGTATGTCGATAATGAAATCGAGACACTCAACAAAATCAAGACAATCCAGGACATAGTACATGATACCTATGACGGTTACAATAGTTTCGAATCTGTTAATTGGAAAATAGAATGAAAGCAAAATATAAGTATGGAGACATTGTCTCCTTTGAACTTAATGGTGAAAAGATGCAGGGCATCGTGTACATAGTGGACCACAATGGCACGTTTGAACAAAGCACCTATCCATCTTATGACATTATGGTGAACCACATGCTGTACAAGCACATCACGGAACCGTGCGTGTCTCTTGTTCTTGCTTCACCATTTCATAATGCCCGGTATGTGTTTGATGAGGATTTCGCTAATCGTCTCCTTTGCCTGGCTGAGAATGCTAAGGATAACGCAGTCTCAGGATTTGCTGACGAGATGATAGAAAAGGCAAAAATCTTGATTGAGTATCAAAAACTCGCAAAGTATGGTGACCTGTAATTTTTACATTCCACTATCCGATACAAATAAATACCTCAGAATTGACTATCTCAATGCTCGTTATAGTGTAGCAGCCGGCACTCTTAATTTTAATCTTTTTAGTGCTGTAAACAAGATAAATTTTACAAGTTATCAACATGACTATGGCATAGCTCCCATTATCTCCATAAACAAAAACGGAGACGTTAAGATAGGCAACGAGATATTCAACAGTATCTGGCATAATGTGCCTGGCTCTGCCCGTGATCTTTTTGGTTGGGAATGGACAGATGAAAGGTTCGGTGAGTATATAGTGGGGAGAATACGCCAACTAATTTTTGTACCGGCTGGTTCTCGTGATGATTTCAGACTTTGGATTGGTGATAACAGTGGACGTGTACGCATTACTCATTTCATGGATAAGGTGACAGTAATACCTATGGATGATGTTTTTCCTTCTTGCATATGGAATCATTATCATATAGCACAGCAGAAGATATCGCAGCTTATTGGTCATAAATTCAAAAGCTATGCATTTCCACTTTGTCCTGATGAAGAGACAGTCTACAAGATCATCAATTACATAAACGAGAACTATAAGTCAGGGACTACAACCTCTGTATCTACTGATGTAGTAACGATTGGCTGCAAACAATACGAGATAAAGCAGACAAAGAAAGGTATGTATTACCTGGCGGATTTCCCTGCTGCTGAGAATCGCATTCTTCTTAAATCCTATATCATCGCCCTTTTCCCCGGGAAAAGATTCGTGGGAGTATTCCCAGAGTTTGAGACAAAAACAGAATTGTTAAAATTTGTTAGCAGAATAAAAGATGATAGAAGATTTTCTGAAAGAAAAGATAGGTGATATTACCGGCTTCGAGATATTCTTCAGGTTTGGAGCTAGAACTTGGTTTCGATTTAATCTTATAACTGGGGAACATGAACTAGTCAATCGCGCTGATCATTGGGAAGAGGCAAATGATTTTGCTATGCGGTATTACAAATATCGGTTCCTAATAGATCCGCCTATCCGTATCATTGGTGACAACAAGATACTGATGCCAAATTTCGAATACGACACAGTAAGGAAAAAGTACAAGATAACGTTGTACGATTGTGAAGAGCGAAATTTTACAGTCTATGGATTACTTGAGCATCTCCGTCGTCGTATAAGGCGTCTTGTCTTTGTTCCTGTTCAATATGACCAATTTATCATGAACTTTGGAGATCATCACGTGATGGCTGAGATCCTAGAAACTCCACGATGGTTTCAAATAGTCTGTGATAACGATATGATACCTAAGATGCTGGAATATTATAGGATAAGAGAAACACCGCCTAATGTTCAAATTGTGGATGACTCAATGATCATAGGCGAGACTCTAGAGGATATCTTGGAATTTATAAACCAGGTAAACGCTAAGTGTTATAACATCGTAGATGTTGACATACCAAATAAGGGCTTGACTTTCTCAATTAAAGACGATAACATTATCATCAACGGAGAGAAATTTGAGATCAGAAAAGGCAGGATGTCAAAGTTCTATGTGCGTGGATTTGATGAAAACACCAGTCGTAAGATTGCGGAGTTTTTCAAGCAACAGTATCCAGACAAACGCACGACGGGAGTATTCCCGGAGTTTAAAACGAGAGAGGGTTTAATAGATTTTATTTTGAAATTAAAAGATGACTCAAATATATTTGAAAACATATCGTAGATTACATGTCTATGATATAGAAACCGAGAAAGTCGAAATTTTCACTGGAAATTTATCAGATGAGGTAACAATTCGAGAGGACGAAAACAGACTCGCACCAATCAGTCCTTATGTCGAGAATGTTATATCTATCTTTGGTGTGAAGTGTGCTC